AAACAATCAGAGGGATATTTGAAAAAGATGTATTATCAATTAGAGAAAAATTGTGACGTGTTGACATTTTTAAAAATTGTACTATATTATATCATAAAATGATACGTATGGTACAAAAATTAAAAACTAAAATCTTAAAATTAAGAGAATTAGGTAAAACTTATAATGAAATAGTTAAAGAATTAAATTGTGGTAAGGCAATTATATCTTATCATTGTCGAATGAATGGTGTTGGTGGTAATCAGATGTTACTAACCGATGAAGAAAGGAAGGTTAATAATTATAAACGAGTTAAATCACATAGACAAAAATTAAAAACTAAGGCAATTCAATATAAGGGTGGTGCTTGTGAAAAATGTGGTTATAATAAATGTGAATGGGCATTAGATTTTCATCATTTAGACGCTAATTTAAAAGATTTTTCAATATCACAATATATAAAATTATCTTGGGATAAAGTTAGAAATGAATTGGATAAGTGTATAATACTTTGTGCTAATTGCCATAGGGAAATACATTATAATAATTATATAAATTGTGACGTAACCCTCATGTCTGATACACATGATTAAGGTAATGGTTGAAAATATGGGTTCGAGTCCCACCGTCACAACATGGATATGACAAGTATAGTTATTAAGATTTTGGCCGACTGTGGTGTTCCCAAGAATAAAACAGTTGAAATTATGAAAGAGTTGGTTGACAATGCGTCTCTATATGCTGGTAATATAGATAATATTGAACGCCTTTTACAAGAAAAGTTAGATTTTATGTCTTATCTTAAGGTAAAGATATATTTTCAACAAATGGACGCTTAACTCAGTTGGTTAGAGTGCGATGCTCATAAGTTGGATAACAAATGAAAAAGAATCTATTAAAATAATAAAAGGTGATGAAATACCTAATGGTTGGAGATTAGGTAGAAAATTAAAAATAGTGCAGTAGCAGCGGTGTCTTATACACATCACACTTGTAATGGTATCTTGAGATAGTATCAAATGTGGGTTCGAATCCCATCTGCACTACGTATATTCTTCTATGGTGAAATGGTATCACGTCTGACTGTTAATCAGTTATTACAGGTTCGACCCCTGTTGGGAGAGCAGAAGGTTGCGAATAAGACTATCTATGGTCCGCACACGGTTTAAAACGTTCATAGATACCCATTCTGACTAAGCTCAATGGCGAGCAACGTGCTGTTAACACGTAGGAAATAGGTTCGATTCCTATAGTCAGAGCATAAGTATTGACAATTAGCTATTAATTGGTAGAGCAGGTGGTTGTTAGCCACAGGGTTGGGGGTTCGAATCCGTCATTGTCAGCATTATCCCGACATATCTCCTCGCTCTCATAAGGCGTTGAAAGAGTAGTAGGTTACACGTGGGTTCGAATCTCACTGTCGGGACTTTTGGTTCTATCGTCCAATGGATTAGGATAGATGTCTTCGAAACATTTGATAAGCGTTCGAATCGCTTTAGGACCACAAACATAATAAATGTGATATAAGTAAGAATTAACATAGGTGGAGTTAATTTCAGTACCACGTTAAAAAATGTGATGATTATACAAGCTATTGTACAGTATGGTATTATGTTTAATTGGTCTCTTAGCTCAACTGGATAGAGCACCTGACTACGAATCAGGAGGCTAATGGGTTCGAATCCCTTAGAGACCACTATGGCAAAGATTGACAAAAAAAGAAAGAAGATTGAAGAAAGGATTGAGTTTCTCGAAAATGACATGAAGTTAAATCTTAAACAAAAGGTATCGAATACTGCTGAAATAAGCGTAAGCGATTACTTAACTAAGATTCAAGACTTGAGAAAGCAGTTAAATGAGTTGAAATAAAGAATGGCTGCATGGTGAAACTGGACATCACTAGCGTTTCCTAAACGTTCATTACAGATTCGAATTCTGTTGCGGCTACATGATAATAGAAGAAATTTTAGAGGATTTATTTATAAATAAATTGGATTTCCGTAAAACATTACTAATATTCTCTAAAGATATGGTTAAATATGGTGGAGCATTTGATAATGCAGATACTGATGATAATATTGATGAAGAGTATAAAAAATAATATGCACACATAGCCGAGTCAACCTTCTAAGTTGTTAATCGTAATTGGAGTGGAAGATATGAGTTCGAATCTCATTGTGTGTACTAATAGGAAGTGAGGTAAGCGCACCTTGTGTAAGGCAGAACCCTTACACCCTATTAAATTTGGTTCCATCGTTCAATGGATTAGGACGTTTGCCTTCTAAGCAAACTATAGCAGTTCGAATCTGCTTGGGACCACTTAAATTTTTGGAGGGTAAGCGTGGGGTCACGTAGAGGGTTTGCTAAACCCTTGGCTGTAACAGGTCGAGTTTCGATTACTCTGCCCTCCGCAGCGATAGTTTGTGGGGAATATTTACATTAAAGGATACATTGGGTATCCTTTTTTTATTTGCAAGATATTGAAATAATTAGTATATTTGGCGTAAAACCAAAAAAAATATGAAATTATTAGTTGTTGATATAGAAACGACAGGCTTTAATACTAAAAAAGATGCCATTGTTGAGATAGGGATTGTATTAGTAGATACTAAGACAAATGAAACTAAACTTGTATTTGATAAGGTCATTAAGGATAAGAAGTTTGATGCTGATATTCATAAGGATTGCTGGATATTCAAAAATACATCACTTACGGTTGAGGATGTAATAAATGCTGGTACCTTAGAGGATTATTTTGATGAAATTCAAGGTCTTTTCGACACATATAAAATGACAGCATATAATAAGTCATTTGATATTAGGTTCTTAACAGCTGCTGGCTTTAAGATGAATGATATTGAATGCTTAATGAAAGCTGCAAAAAAATATAGTAACTATATCTATAAAGGTAAGGTAAAAACACCTTCTGTTGAAGAGATATATAACCAATTCTTTGTAAAAGAAGGTGACCCGTATATAGAAAAACATAGAGCTGGTGTTGATGCAATTGATGAAAGTAAAATATTACTTCATATGGTTTATCTTAAACATAATCCACCAACTGATAGGGAGAAGATAATACTTACCGAAACTAAGCAAAAAGATAACGCAAATCTCATAAATGTTGATTCAATATTGAACTTTGGTAAACATCGAGGTAAAGTATTTTCTGAGGTTGCTAATATTGATAAAGGTTATCTTTGGTGGTGTCTCGATAACATACCAGTGTTTAAATTAACACCAGAAGCTAAAAAACTTATTATTTAAATTATAAAGGATACATTACGTATCCTTTTTTTGTTTTTTGGATATTTATAAACTAAAAGGAATGTTTATACCAAATCATCTACATCTAATTATTAAGGGTAATTTTAATGCGCCACCTAAAGACGTTGAAGTAATAAATAATTGGTTCACTGAATTGGTTAGGAAGGTTAATATGGTGGTTGTCGCTGGCCCAACATCAGTCTATGTAACTGAGGAAGGTAATGAGGGCCTAACTGGTACGGTAACTCTTGCAACATCACATTCATCAATACATATATGGGATAACTCTCTACCATCGTTATTTCAATTTGATATATACTCATGTTCAGTTTTTGAAGTTGATGTAGTATTAGAACACTTAAATCAATTTGGTCTTCTTGATTATGAATATGTATTAATTGATAGAAATAAAGGACTAAAAGTTCTTGAAATAAAATCAGATACATATGCAAAAAAATAAGTTTTTATTACAAGAGGAGATTAATAGACTAAATGAATTAGGTGGAACTAATATTGTTTCAGGTAAGCATTTAGTAGTTATTGATGTTCAACCAGAATATCAAGAATACTTTAGTCATATGACTAAGGAGTTTATGACTTTTCTAAATGAAAACTTTTCAGAAATGGACCAATTAACATTTTTATTTAATGGCGATAATATTGGTATGATTTCAGAAGCTAATTACAAGTATTGGTTATATGATAATGGTTTAGATGAGGAAATTATTGAATCGTCTAATTTTTACGATAAAGGGTATGGATTTTTTAGATATTGTATGGATAAAAGTATTGATGAAGATACAATGATTAATCTTATACGGTATATGATTGAAAAGGATGTATTTGATACTAGAGAGTTAGATGAGGATTTTTGGAATGAATACATTGAGCGATATGGTTCTGAGAATGTTAGAAAACTTTTGGAATTTGCTGATGATTCAATGGCGATACCAGATTTAATGGATGAATTGAAGAATTATTATAATATCATGTTATGTGGCGGTGGGATTGATGAATGTCTTAAGGAAGTTGAATTAGCATTAAAGGTCCTAGATAAGCCATATACAGTATTAACAGAATATACTTATTAAAATGAAAATATTAGAAATATACAACGAATTAGGTGCTGAAAAAGTATTTTATCATGGCTCAGCACATGTTTTTGACCGTTTTGACTTTGACAGAATCGGTAGTGGTGACGGTTTATCAGTATTCGGCCACGGACTTTATTTTACTGATACGTATGAAACAGCCGTTTTTTATGCTAAGGAATTATCAATTGGTAAGTTAAAATCTACTGGCTTTAATCTATATACTGTAAGTATTAGAGGATTAGATAACTTTTATAATTGGGAAGAGGAAACACCTCACCATGTAGCTGAAATGATAGTAAAAAAATTAATTAAAGCTGGCCATACCGATGACGCTGAATTAATTGAAAATGAATTTAATGATTATGGTAATTATTGGAATTTAAATACTATGTATGAAGTATTAACAGGTACTCTTGGTAGCAAGAAAGAGGTTAGTGAGTTTTTAGATATGTGCGGAGTAAGCGGTGTTATTGGTAAACCAAGGTCACAAAGTGGTTTAGTATATACAGTCTATGATGATAGATTAATAAAAATTTTAAATGTTGAAAAGGTATGAGAAAGATTTTAATAACATTAATAGCAATAATGCTTTTATTTTCATGTGCGTCAGTAAAAAAGACAAAAATTGACATGAATACTTCAATGGAATCCAGTAAGGGTAAATCAAAGTTTTTTATTCAAGATGCGCCTAATGGTACATCTGAACCAGAACCTAATATAGTGCCTAAACCAGTGATTAAAGAGGATAACAAAAATACTGAAGTAGTTGTATTAGCATATCGTAAAAAAAAGAAAGTAGATGTACCTGTGGGCCCAAATATTATCAATGTTACCAATAATCGAGTGTATAAGAATACATCACAAATGGGTAATGTGGTATATAAGATTCCAAATGTGATGCATGTAAGAAATTCATATCAAGTATTAGTTAGAATATCTAAATCTGAGGCTAATATATACGAGGATATTAATGGCGATGTTAAACACTCAGTAATACCAATTACTGAAACTATGCAAGTTAACTTAATTGATGATAGTCCAACGGATAGTAAAAATTTTGATGTCGTTAAAGATAACGATAGCGTTCAATTAGTTGATACTAATGGAACATACACTCAATGGAGCTGGAATGTTACACCGCTAAAAGTTGGTACTGGTAAATTAAAAGTTGTCATATCAGTCATCAGGGATGGTAATAGAAAAGATGTTGTATATTCTGATGATATTACTATTAAGATGGATTTACCTAAACAAATTAGTTTTTGGGTAAATAAGTACTGGCAATGGATAATGACAAGTATAATTATCCCATTCATTGTATGGTTATATAAGAAATTTAAGAAAAAAGAAGAAAAAGATGAAACTGATACAAATATTTAAGGAATTATTAAAAGAGGATGCCCCAATTGAAGAAGATTACCCAATGTCTTGGAATATTAATGATTTTAAAGCGTTAACAAGTTTTGATAAACGAATAAAGTATTGCAACCAACATCTTAAAAGATTAAAGTCTGGTTCATCTAGGATAGTTTATCAAATTGATAATGAAAAAGTACTTAAATTAGCTAGAAACAAACGTGGATTAGTACAGAACGAAAATGAAATGTATCGAGGTACTGATAAGTTTTTAAGTGATATTGTTGGTCGTGTATTTGATGGTGATGAAGAAAATTATCTGTGGATAGAAATGGAATTAGTTAAACCAGTAAATGTACAAATATTTAAAAATGTTACAGGTCTTGGGTTTCCGTTTTATTGTACAGTAATAAAATATATTGATTCTATTTCAAATAGACATCAAGCATTAAAAGAACCAGAGGGAATGGATAAACTATGGGATGACGAGTTTATTCATGGCATTTCGGATATTATTGGTAGTTACGATATTTTCCTCGGTGATTTAATGAAATTAGATAGTTATGGATTAGTTAAAAGGGATGGACAAGATACTATCGTAATAGTTGATGCTGGATTAGGTCAAGCAGATTTTGATACTCATTATAAATAATAATTTGGCAGATTAATTTTTTATTCATATATTTGCCGAGTAAATGGTAATTATGGAAAATTTAAAATTTGGTGTTAACAATATTAAACTTGGTCTTAATAATATGGCCAAGGATATTGCGGATAAATTAAAGTTTTTTGCTCTGAAAATGTCAGAACAAGGTAAAGAAACTGAAGTTGCTGCTGTTATTATACAAAAACATATCAAGGGTGAATCTATTTCACCTAATGAAGAGTTACAGTTAAAACAAACAATTTTTGACATTTTAAAGATTGCTGGCATTGGTATACCATTTGTACTTATACCAGGTGCTAGTGTATTGCTTCCAGCTTTAATTATTATTGCTAAGAAGCATAATATCAATCTATTACCTTCCGTTTTTACAGACAAACAAGATGAAACAAACAATTAAGGACATATTAAGAGAACAAACAATGAAAAACATGTTAGGAATTTTGGTTACTAGACCAAAACAAGAGTTAATAATAATGCGAGGTATATCTGGTGGTGGTAAGTCAACTAAGGCTAAGTCTTTAGTTGGTGAAGGTGTTATACACTCAACAGATGCTTTAATCGAAGCTACTGGTGATTACAGAGGGTTCTTTGAGAAGATGATAGCGTCTAAGAACTTCATTGAACTTAGCCGTATGCACTCCAAGAACTTATCTAACGCTAAGAAGTCTATGGATGAAGGTATCTCACCAGTTATAATTGACAACACCAATTTAACAGCAAATGAATCTAAGGCTTATGTAAAGTATGCGTTGGAAATCGGGTTTGCTAATGAGAACATTAAGGTTGTTGATGTTGGTACTGGTGGTTTAGTTGCTGAAGCTTTAGCCGCTAGGAATACTCATGGTGTTCCATTAGATAAAATTAAGCAAATGATGGCTAAGTACAAGTCAACTGGTGAATTAACTCTTAAGAGAATTATGGAGTCTAAGGACATGTATCCAGAATCCTCTGATGTATTATACTCAGCGGTTGTGTTGGATGAAAAATCACATAAGTTCTTATTGGGAGTTTTTGAAAAGCAAATACCAACTGGTTGGACGAAGATTGCACATCATATGACAATTGTTTTCGGTAAGGGTATTGATGATAAAAAAGAGTTGGGAAAAAAGGTCAAACTTTTAGTTACTGATATAGGTAGAAACGATAAGGCTATGGCCGTTTTAGTTGAGGGTTACCCAAGTAAAAATGCGAAGCCGCATATTACCTTAGCTGTTAATCCAGATGGTGGAAAACCTCAAATGAGTAATGATATTACTGAGTTTAAGCCAGTGGCGCAGTTCCCAGTTACAGGTGTTGTGACGGAAGTTAAAAAATAATTTTTCTATTTGATTTAAAAGTCGTATCTTTACAAAAATTTTAATAATGAATGAAGCAAAAAGAATTGATGTTAGCAATAAGCTAATGAAAATGGGTAGTGTCTTAACAAAAGAAGGTGTTGCGTGTGAAGACCATAATATTGCTGAGGTAGGAACCGCAATGATAATGTTATCTGCCTTAATACTAGATGATAAAGATATGTTTATCTTCAGTGAAATTTGCGCAATGTTTACGGCTAAAAAAATCCTTGACGATATGGATAGGAAAAACAAGCCTGATAAAGAATCTCTTTTAAAAGCGTTACTTTCAGAGATTAACCCTTCAACAGATGAGGCACCGAAAGAGGCACCTCAAGATGCGCCAGTTAAAAAGACGAGAAAATCTCGTAAAAAAAGTACTAATGGTGATAAGCCATCAGAGAGTGAATAACAAAAAAAAATAAAGTTATGTTAGCGATAGTAGAATATATAAAGAAGTATGGTTTAGATGCGGTTTCAACTAATCTTAAGTTGAAAGTGAAGACTTATGAAAACAAGTTGCATTTGAAGTATGACCAACTTGAATCCGATATGTCCTTGAAAGAGGTACAAGAATGTCGTGGTTTGATATTGGATAGACATACTCTTGAAGTAATCTCAATGTCATTCTTCAAATTCTTCAACGAAGGTGAAACTAATGCCGCTAAGATTGACTGGGATACAGCTAGTGTATTTGAAAAAGTGGACGGTTCAATGATGCAAGTTTATTGGGACCCATATGCTAATAAGTGGTTTGCTGGTACTACTGGTACCGCTGAAGGTGAAGGTGAAGTAAATAACAAATTTGGAACAACATTTAATGACTTGTTTTGGCAAGTTGTAAATGATAAATCTCCAAATATGCTTAAGTGGTTAAATAAGTTAAAGCATTGCACATTTGTGTTTGAATTAACAACGCCATATAACATCGTGGTTAAGCCACATGGAGAATCTAGCATCACACTTTTAGCCGCAAGAGACAATAAAACGCTTAAGGAATTAAGATATATTGACTTAAAGGTGTTAGCAACAACTTTTGGTGTACCATTAGTTAAAATCTTTGATTTGAATGCTAAGAATTTTGGTGACTTAATTAAGACATTTGAAGGTATGCCTTGGTCAGAAGAAGGTTATGTTGTTGTTGATGCTAACTTCAATCGTGCTAAGATAAAGAACCCAGCATATTGTGCTGTTCATCACCTTAAGGGTAAAACAGCTGAACATAATATCTTAACTATCGTTAAGACAAATGAAATTGAAGAATTTGCCGCTACTTTCCCAGAAAGAAGAGAAGAATTATTCAGATTGAAGACTAATTACGATTTGTTAAATCAAACGTTAACATCAGCTTGGGAAGAACTTACACCAAGAAGGCCAAAGAATATAACAGCTAACGAAAGAAAGTTGTTTGCTGCGGCGGTATTCGAAGTATGTAACAAGTATAAGATTACTAATTTCTCTGGTTTATTCTTTTCACTTGAAGGTGGTAAAGTTAACTCTGTTAACGACTACTTGATGGAATACGATGACAAGAAATTATACAAGATGCTTTAAAATAAATTTGGTGGAATGAAAATTCCACCTTATTTTTGCGTTATAAAAAAAAATTATGGATTTTAAAAAAACAGAAGCTTTTATTAAAGATGTTATTGAGTTACAAAAAAAACACAATTTAACTGTTATTTTGAATGATGAGGCTAATAGAGAATTACATAAGTTATGTGATGGTATGACAATGTTTTTCACCGATGATGCATCACCGATAAAGAAAAATAATTTAGGTATTAAAAGCAAATCATCAAAAACTGGTAAAGTTATTACAATATTAAATAAATAATTATGACAATAAAAGAAATTTTTGATGAAATCGCAAGTGAATCATCAACAAACAAAAAAGTTGAAATCCTTAGTAAGTATAAGGATAATGAGTTACTAAAGAGAGTATTATATCTTGCTGACTCACCTAGAGTGAAGTTCTATATCAAGAAAATACCTGACTACACTAAGGATACGTTTGAAATGAATATGCCTTTAAACCAGGCATTGAATACCTTAGTAGAAGCATTACCAACACGTAAAGCAACTGGTTTTACGGCGACAACATTACTACAAGCATTATTAAATAGTGTATCACTTGATGATGCGTATATTATTGAGCGTATTATTGAGAAGGATTGTAAAATCAATCTTGGTACCACACTTATCAATAAGGTATTTCCTAAATTGATTGAAGAAACACCTTACATGGGTGCGAAATCTTTTGATGAAAAACTGGTTAAGGCTGTTTTTAAGGATGGTGTGGCATATAGCCAGATTAAAATGGATGGTCGTTATTGTAATGCGGTAATCGCCAATCAATCAGTTGATTTGGAGAGCCGTCAGGGTGAACCAACACTCTTGGGTAATGCTTTTTTCTTAAAAGAATTGGGCGACCTTAAAGATTGCGTTTTAAACGGTGAATTAACGATGAAAGGTATTTCACGTTATGAAAGTAATGGTATTATAGCGTCTTTAATTTCGATTAAAAAGAAAGAATTGGATGGTAAAGATATAACTAAGGAAATATCAAGTTTTGAATCTGAACACATGCCATATCAACAGGCTTTAGACTCAATTAAATTCACTTGTTGGGATATGATTACGTTAGAAGAATATGCCGAGGCTAAATCCAGCCGCCCATATTATCACAGATATGCTGAACTTGTTGCTCTTTTAAACTCTAGGAAGTTTGCTAATCTTTCAGTTGTTACAACTAAAGAAGTTAATACTTACGAAGAAGCTATTGCGCATTTTCAAGAAGTATTGGCCGCTGGTGAAGAAGGAACAATACTTAAGTCAGCAAAGGGTGCTTGGAAGGATGGTAAACCAAACTGGCAAGTAAAGATGAAGTTGGAAATGGATGTAGATTTGAAGATTGTTGGTTTTAATTATGGAACTGGTAAGAATTCAACGTTAATATCCAGTTTAAACGCCGAATCAGCTGATGGTAAGGTATTTACCCGTCCAACAGGTATAAATGAGTCTACAATGGCTTATATTACCGATAATCAGGATAATCTATTGAATACTATCGTTGAGGTTAAGTGTAGTGGGTTATCAAAAGATTCCGATGGTAATTATTCGTTATTACACCCAGTATTCAAGACGCTTAGGGATGATAAATTGACCTGCGATTCATTAGAGTCAATAGTCGAGATTGAAAATATGGCTAAAGGGCTAAAATAATTGCAATTTTGTAAATTTTTTAGTATATTTGCCAAAACTAAAACTTGGCGAATTATAACTTTAAAACCGACATCAAGATAGGTGAGGATGGTGAAGACATCATCCTCAAATATCTTACTTCTAAGGGCGCAACCCTTATAAATAAGAATAAAGACAACAAATATGATGTCCTTATCGAACGTAAGAATAAGAAAATAAGTTACGAGATTAAGACTGATGTTTATTGTTCACCTAAGAATGATACTGGTAATATTTTTATAGAGTTTGAGTGTCGGGGTAAAGCGTCTGGTATTTCAGTTACTGAGGCCGATTGGTTTGTTACGTATTTCCTTCATCTAGGCGAGGCTTGGTTTATCAAAACTGATGAACTAAGAAAGCTTATTGCTGATAGTACCTTTAAGGTAAGGGAAAATAGTGGTGATGAGAATAGTAATACTAAGGGTTATTTGATTAGAAGAAAAACAATTCAAAAACATTTTAAAATTAAAAAGATATGAAAAAGCATATTTCATTTCCTTCTATTGACCAGTTTAGAACAGTAGTTACTAACGTAAATAGAAGATATAACTTCATCGGTCTTGATGACAACGGTGATGCAATTTATGACCCAACTAAACCTAAGCCAAAGCTTAAGTTTAAGGGTACTGTAAAGCTTCATGGTACAAACTTTGGGGTTTGTTATAATACTGTTGACGGTCTTTGGGCTCAATCAAGAGAAAACATTATTACGCCACAAAGTGATAATGCTGGCTCAGCATTCTTCGTTGAGTCAAATAAAGAAGCATTTCTTGAATTGTTCAATCAAGTAAAAGAAAAACTTAATTTGGATTTAACAACTAACACCATATCAATTTACGGTGAGTGGGCTGGTAAAGGTATTCAAAAGTCTGTAGCAATTTCTAATATTGACAAATCTATGTTTATCTTTGGCGTTAAGATTACACCGCATCTTAAAGATGAAAATGATAAGACACCAGCATATTGGGTTGATTCATCATATCTAAGAAATCATGAACATAAGATATATAATATTGAAGATTATAAGTCTTACGAAATTGAAATTGATTTTAATTACCCTCAATTATCACAAAACAAGATAATTGAAATGACTATTGAAGTTGAAGATGAATGTCCAGTTGGTAAGGAGTTTGGGTTTGAAGGTATTGGTGAAGGTATTGTATTTTCACATATGACTGAAAGCGGTGAAGTTTATCGTTTTAAGAGCAAGGGTGAAAAACACTCTAAGGCATCTAAGGTAACAACACTTAAGCCAGTTGATGATGCGAAGATTAATAACATCATTGAAACGGTTAATAAGGTTACACCTGATTGGAGACTTGAGCAAATGCTTGATAAAACCTTTGATATTATCAATGGTGGTAAGATTGATGTTAAGAAGATGGGTGACTTTATAAGGAACGTAATCGCCGACATTATCAAGGAAGAATCTGATACAATCAGTGAAGCTGGATTGGAACCTAAAGATATAAATGCTAAGATTTCTGAAAGATGCCGTAACTATTTTTTCGCTAAACAAAACGAAGAAGTTGGGCTTGTATAAGCTTGACTTTTTCAATTTTTTCACTATATTTTAAACAAAAATGGAAGAACAACAACAGTTATTTATACCTAAAAAAATTAAGGTTGGGTATCAAAAAAGAGATGATACATATACGAATAGATTAGCTTATGTTATCTATTTTGACAATAAAGGTGTCTTACGTAAAGAAGCATCTTGGGAAGGTTGGAGACATAAAAATATTGAACCAAATGAGTTCGAAAATGTTCCAACTGAGGGGTTTGTTTTAAATAAGGGTGTTGGTGGTCAAAGACAAAGTTATGGCTGGGATGCACGTAATGAATATATTCGTGTTTATGACCCAAGAAACTTTGAATTTGAGATTAGTGTTGCTAACCTATTATACATTCTTCAAGAATGCACATCAACAAAAGGTAAAGGTCTTGAGGGTGAGTTTGTTTATTCATGGGAAGGTAAAGAATTGGTACTATTACCAGTTGGTAGCGGTGCGTATAAAAACTCAACTGATTTTACAGACTTACAAAGTGGTAAAGTTTCAACTAAAGAGTTAATAACTGGTGCCATTTACGTTGATAAACGTCAAAACGAACTTATCTTTTTAGGTAGATTTCCTTGGTATGAGCTTGAACAAGCAATTCAGTATAATAGGAAAACAGATAAGTTACCAAATTACGATTACTATCATGAGATAATTAAAGACACTAAGATGTTTATTTTTGCTGATAAAAACGGTAAAATTATGAATCTTAAAAATATTTCAAGTCTTTCAAAGTGCATTGATTCAACACCAGTTGCAAATTATTCCGATTTAATGGAAACTTATAATAAAACTATTATTTTTTCCAGTAGGCCAGTTGGTTTAACAACAAAACCTAAGAAGTTTGTAATGAAGCAAGAATCAAATTGGTATCCATATTTGGTAAATGATGATGCATTTGTTAGTATTGGTGATAATAAATTTGTTAAGGTTGACGTTAAAGTCAATTATACCTACAATTACGAGAGAAGTAAAAACATATTTAACTATTTTTATCCAGAGTATCGAGGTAAAATGGTTCAAATAACTAGTGAGGGTAAACTTGAAACATCAAGTTATGATGTAAGTCAAAATGTTAATCCCGTTCAATATAAAAATATCAAAGATTTAACTAATTCTAATTTAGTTGAATTATTTGTTATCTTAGAAAACGGAAGTGAAATTCCATTTTTAAACTATAAATTATACTTTTAAATATGTCAACAGTAGACCAGAGTTTAGTAAAACAATTGTTTGAAAAAGTTCAAACTCAAAAAGCTGAAATCAGCAAAGCGGAAAAACCAAATTGGGCAACAAATTGTTCTTTTGGTTATGATGAGTCCTCATCTGCGAGGTTAAATCTAAAAACAATAAGTGATACGAGGGAATTAAGTAAGATTCTAGCGTTCATCCTCAACGAAGAAAGAAATATTACAGAAGCTAATCAAATCTTAGGGCTTGATACTGAATTTGTTTGGTTAGGATTTTCGAAAGAGGCGTGGATTAATGACATCAAGGCCAGAGTATCAACACTTCTTTTAGGTAAGAAGAAAAAAGACCTTGAAAATTATGAACTTAGGCTTAATAGTTTGGTATCTAAAGAAGTTAGAGACCAAATGGAGCTTGAAGCGATAATGAAGGCGTTAAATTAATCGAAATGATTACTAACAAAGTAGTAGAGTTATTAGAAAAAACAAGATTGAAAAACGGCGTTGTTTTCGAAAAAGGGCAAGAAATTGAAATTGTTATGGACGTGGTTTATGTTAATGGTTACCCATTACCGCCAGAAATGCAAGCAATGATATTATCTTGGATTAACGAAAATAGTAAGTTATTCAAAGAAACAACAAGAAAATGGTAGATACAATTTTAAAAACAGGTTACGAATGGTGTCTTGATGAAAGAATACGACCATTAAAGTTATCACAGTGGTCAACAGAGTGGGCCTTTTATGTGGAGTCCTTCTACGAAGAAATGATTACGTATAGTGAGTTTTACACTAGAATTAAGGATTGTGACATAAAACCTAATTCTATACCTAGAAAAACTGAGCTATATTTGGAATACAGGATGTATGGTTTAGTTCCATATAATCTTAGTCCAATACAACAAGGTATTCAATTTGGTCATGCTGTTGTTGAATATGGTCAAATAGTTAAGGGTATACCACCTTTCGAAGCAATTTATGATAAGTTTGCTAAGAAAGATAAGACGTTCATTATCTTAAATGGTGGTACAACAAATGAGAACCCAGATAAATTAGGAACTCTTCAACAACATGCTATCTCATTAAAAAATAATGAGGTTTTATTTGCTGAGTTTAGGGAACCTGATTTAAATGATGCGTTAACTGGTATCGTCTTTTTAGTTGACGAGAGAGTCTATAATAGAGACTTATATCCAGATTTTCAAGCTGATGCACAAGCATCTGAACAAAGAACACTTAAGCAATACCATGAATGGGTTGAAAAAATTGGTGGTGAGTCCAATGCATTCTTACGTGAATTTTTACCTAAGTTTAGATTGGCATAATTATGAAAGTATTAGATGGAAGAAGAATTAGTAATTGTCGGAAAGATTGGTTTCGAACCAATCAACTACACTAGGAAGCATGAATCTCAAGCTTCTTGGAAGAGAATTGCTATGCTTTTCTTTGATGGTGATGTTTCAGACTATTACGCTTGGTTCATCAACAAGAGATACAATCTAATACTTAATAAACCGCTTAGAGGGGCCCATATTTCCTTTATTAACGATAAGGTTAGTGATATTATGGCTGACGGAAAATATACCGAAAATGAGGCTAATTTAATATGGGAAGCTACTAAGAAAAAATGGGATGGAAAGGAAATCCCAATCTTACTTGATTTAAGCCCAAGAACTAATGGTAAACACTGGTGGTTAAGGGTACATAATGACGCTCACCATGTTTTTGATAACATTAGAGCAGAAGTTAATTTAGGCAAGATAAAATTTCCTTATCACATGAGTATTGGTTATGCTAACGAGCGTAATATCGAACATAGTCAATACATTCTATCATTAGTAAGAAGTGGATTAATAAAATAACTTTTAAATATGAGTAAAATAGCACCGATAACACCGCAAGAGGCTAAGGCACAAATTAAGGCTGAATTTCCTGATTTTGTAATTGAGGGTGTAAATAATATTATTAAGAAGCATTACTTTAGTGAATCTTTTACAGTATTACAAAAAGATGTGATGAAAGAAATTATGGCCGTTGCGCCAGCTGGTATGACATCTTCAAAAATATTTGAGAACCATTGGATGGATTTTGAGGATTTATATCGACAATCTGGTTGGAAGGTATCATATGATAGCGCAGTTATGGAGTCATATGAACCTAATTTTACATTCACCGCAGATAAGAAGAAATGATAAACTATAAAATCTTAGATGATTCGTTAACCTTCTACGAAAGTAAGGGTTTTCAACGTGTTGAAGCACCATGGACTGTTTCTGAGTATGTTGACAATATTACTAAGCCATCGGACAGACTATCATTTCAATTAAAACATAATAATAAGTGTTTAGTTGCATCTGGCGAACAATCGTTCTTATATTTGTATTTAAAGGAGTTCTTACCAAAGGGACAATACCAGGCGATTACACCATGTTTTAGGTTTGAAAGTTTTGATTTTCTTCATACTAAATACTTTATGAAAAATGAGTTAATTAAGACCGATATAGTTAATAAGTCTGAATTGGATAAGGTAATAGTAATAGCACTTGATTTCTTTAAAAAATTCTTTAATAAGAATGATTTAGATACGATTAAGACTGATAACGGTTATGACATAACGGTTAAAGGTATTGAATTAGGTTCCTATGGGATTCGTGAGTGTGAGTTTTTAAATTGGATTTATGGTACTGGCTGTGCCGAACCTAGACTATCAAAATTAATTAATTTATATGGGTTACCACAAGAGAGTAATTGAGAAAGGAACCATTGGTGAATTTTCAAAAGTAAAAGAAGAAATTGAAGAACTTTTAGACGCTGCTGAACAAGATTGCAGTATATTAGTTCTTTGTGAATTAACAGATTTGATTGGGGCGATAGAATCCTTTGCCCAATCAAAGTTTAATCTAACGTTAGAGGATTTAAAAGCATTTTCTGACCTAACTAAGTCAGCATTTGTTGAAGGTAAAAGAAAATAAAAAAAAAAACAATATGAAAAAGACATTCTTTTTAATCTTGTTAGTATTCAGCGGTATACTAACTTTTGCGCAACACACAATTACCGTTAAACATACGTATTATACTATGGAAGCGTATGATACAGTTGAGAAAGCTGAAATTATGGGTTTCTATGTACAAACTAAGGAACATGCTTTAATCTCTATCAACAAGACTGCGGCCATTAATAGGTCAGATGTTGGAGTATTCAAAGATGACCCTTTAATACCACCTTATATTCAAGATATTGTAACGAATGATGTGTATAAGGATTGGAATAGAGACCATAAATCCCAGAAAGTAGATAAAGGACACGTAGTGCCATATTCAGCTATGGATTTCAATCTAACAGCTGCATTGGAAAGTATGTATCTTGAAAATACTAATCCACAAACACCTAGATTTAATGAACATCAATGGGAACAAGTTGAAATGTATGTGCTTAAAACAGTTTCCCCACAATATGGTGATGTAAAGGTTTGGACTGGTGTATTGATTAATGAAAAGACATCACTTAGAATTGGACCGTTATACTTAGCTGACTATTATTGGAAAGTAATTGAATATGTAAAGAATGGGAAAACAGTAAGGGAAGCTTGGCTTGGTGTTAATAACTGGAGTAATGCTGATACTGACCCAACGCATATTGCTACTACTGTTGATAAGGTAAAACAAAAGATAGCGCAGTACTATCCAAAATTAAAAACGGATTTTTAAATAAAAATCCCTATATTTGCATAAAATTATAAGAAATGGGTGGTAGAGCATTAAAGGGTACGTTCACTAGAAGGTACGAAAGACAAGAATTTGAGGACATAAGTAAGGAATTGACTGAAAGACTTCAGTTAACTTTCAAACGTGTTGATGTACCGTTGTTTTATAAAAACAAGAAGACATTTGGTGATGCTGATATTGTTGTTTCATTAGAGGAGTTAGACGATGAGTTCAACATGCGTGAATTTATAACAACTGAGTATGCGCCAAATGAAATATTTCATAATGGTAATTGCTGGTCTTTTGACTATAAGGAATTACAGATTGACATAATCACTGTATCTGGCGAACATTATGACTCTACGCTTATGTATTTGTCATATAATGACCTTGGTAACTTCATTGGTAGGTTAGCACATGGTCTTGGTCTTAAATACGGCCAAGAAGGTCTTTGGTATGAACATAACTTCAAGGGTTCAAACATAGGTACTATTATGATTAGTAAAGATTATCCAAAAATCTTTAATTTTCTTGGTATTTCATATGACAGATGGGCCGAAGGTTTTGATGAACTTGAAGATATATTCAAATACATTTCCGAATCAAAGTTCTTCAACTGGAAAATGTTTCAACTTAAAGAGTTGAATAAAATTAATAGGGATAGGAACATGAAAAGGGCTTCATATACATCATTCCTTGAGTGGATGGATGCAAATGTTGCTGATGAGGAACATGAATATAAGTTTGAGAAGGATAAAACCCTTTATTTCAACCTATTGAATGAAACATTCCCAGAATCTGATTTGGTAACACAAGTAAGACGATTGGAATATCTTGAATGTAGAAGACTTTATATTCAATCAAAATTTAATGGCGGTGATGTAATGAGGAAATATGGTCTTAAAGATAAGAAACTTGGTGATGCTCTTTCTGGTTTTAAGGAATATGTTGCAGCTGAGTTTGGTTCTTATAACGATTATATAATTCACAACGAAACGCATCAAATTTATGGTGATTTCGAAAAATTCTTAGCGTTAAATGAATTGGAAGTTAGATAAATTACAGAAGGGTGAAACATTTATCACCAGCGAAAAGGGAAACTCTATGGTACCACTAGTTAAATCTGGTCAGGACCATAAGTTAGCCCCTGCAACGTGGGAAAACGTTGCCGTTGGTGATATTGTTTATTGTAAGGTTAAAGGGCGATATTATACGCATTTAGTTAAAGCTAAAAACCAAGACAAAGGTTGCCAAATAGGTAATAATAAGGGTGGGATAAACGGATGGACTAAACAAGTCTACGGTAAAGTAATTGAAATTTTATGACAACAAAAATAACAGTCGAAATCGACATGGATGAAAGATTACCTGAAGAAAGCCGTTATGCTGGGGTAATTGATAATGAAAATTATAAAATGGTCGTCACTGGAAAATCCATAGCTGATTGCTTTAGAAAGCTTTCAGAATCAATGGTTGTAGTTGATGACTTCAGAAAAAATAGAGATTCTATTTAAAAAAAGGGTTATCTTTTATTAATAATTGAATTGTATCATCTAATTTTTTACAGATATTTTTAAAATTAATAACATCCTCGTCAAGTAGTGTAAAAAATTCATTCTCACTTTCAGTTTTTAATGATTCATATCTCTTATGTAACCATTTTTCAACAGTTTTATAATTGTTTGATTCATATAAGTTTATTATACTTATCTTCCTAGAGTTACCAGTCTGCAATTGCTTCAACCTTTTATAAGGGTCATTTTTAGTAATCCCTATTTTGTGGGCCTCGTTCCCATCTTTATCTACTTCGAGGATTAAATATACATATCCCATATGTATAATTATAGTGAATTATCTTGAATTAGTCAATATTTATAGTTATGAATATTGTAAAAAGTTTATTGAAAGAAGCCTTAACTGAGGCATATAATGCTGTAGACGAGATTAATGAGCTAACTAATGATATAATTAATTATTACGCTGAAAATAATTATCCTATGATAAGTAGGATTAATAGACTTGGTATTGGTGAAGATACGATACATTTTAATCAAGAATTTATGGAAATAACGTCAGATACAATTGATGTTAATAAATACAGGGTTTTAAAAAATTTAATTAATAGTGGAAAATTAAAAATTTTTCTTGGACGTATTAAATCTAATGGGTTATTTAGTCCAGAAAATTTTACAATCAGTGTTAATATGTATACTCAAAAGTTTGTTGATAATCTCCATTATCAAATGCAGTCAATTGAAAGAAACGATATTAATAGAATAGAATCAAATAATGCAATAATGGTTTTAAAAGTAGCTATTGGTATGACATTTAGAGGAAGTTTTTTACATGAATTAAGACATGCCTATGATGAGTTTACAAGTAATGGTCGTTATGTAACCGATAAAAAAAGCTCTAAATATTATGGTAAATATGACACAGATTCGAGAAAAAAAGATTATACAATGTCACCAGAACAGTATAAAATTTATCTAACATTACCGCATGAATATTGGGCTAGATTTACACAAACAATTAATGGTTTAAATAAATTATTACCATTTGATAAGTATTTTAATGAATTTAAACGTAAAGTTGGCGGATGGGATTTAATTTCACCAAATAATCAAAAAAGACTGAGTAAAGCAGTTTATACGTATTGGCACCTTAAGCCAGCGGTTAATGAAATAAGTGTAAAACATAAAGGTCAATATAATGCTGGCCAAGAACATATCATTTATCCAGCGAGAAATAAAAATATGTTGATTAAGGTTGGACCAATTAATATTGTTGATACTTGGCTACCATTATTTGAAAAATATCCCAATATTTTTCCAAAAGTTTATAAAAGTGGTTTTACAATTAAAAATGGTGAAAAATTTAAATACGTTGTTCTTGAAAAGTTAGATACTGATAAAGTACAAGCTCAATGGGATTTAATCAATGATGCGTTAAATGAAATTGGGGAAAACGATGAGGATTATTTAGAATATTGTTTCGATGATATGGCTATGACGTTTTTAAAGAGTTTACTAAATCCTGAATATCACACTGCAATTTCAACAATGTTACAACAGTTTAAGCCTAATGAGTTTGAAAGTTATATGAAATGGTTTAATTTTATTAGTGAAGTAAATAAATTAGTTCGTCAGATAAAAAATGTCGATGCTATGGACGTTTATGATGGTAATTTTGGTTATGATTCCACTGGTAAAATAAAATGTTTGGATATTTAAAAAGTTTATTGTATATTTGCACAGTATATGAAAAGTATTATTCACATTAATAGACAAGCGATTCAGAAGAATGCTAAGAATAACACAAATGAGCCCGTTATTACTTGTAAAACATATAAGAGTAATGATTATGCCCGTGAGGTTATTATATACGGTCAAGATGGAAAGGAAGCGGCTAGAATCGTGTATTCTCCAGATAAACCGTTGTCTTGTGGGGCAAAAGTTTGGATTGAAACAACTAATGAAATAAAAATTGTAAAATAATTCAAAAATAAATTTGACATTTCAAAAAACTTTCGTATATTTGCATATATTTATTAACAACAACAAAAAATTATAAAATGAAAAAGTTTAACAACATATTAGTCCTTTGTTTATGTGTGCTAGTGTTAGCTAGTGCAACTGGGCAATCTATGTTTTAAATTATTCGTAAAAAACATAACTTGAACCCAGTCTATAACTTAGCTGGGTTTTTTTATGCCGATATGGTCCGAGTGGTCGAAGGCGGCGGTCTGCAAAACCGCATGAGAAATCTCAACGTTGGTTCAAATCCAACTATCGGTTCAAAAATATTATTAAGATGTCAACAGAAATTACAGATTGGTTAGAAAAAAATAGTAATCCAGCAATTGATGAATTAGTTCAAAAACAAGCAATGGCTATTGAATTAAATGAAGCTAAGAAAGCTTTATATAAAGAAAAGCCTATGGCAACACTTCTTTACATAAGAAAGGGTTCCGCTTATTACTTTACATCTCTTGCTGATGGTAGTAGAATTAACTTTACAGTTCCCGTTGATGATATGGGTGATACTGATTATCAATCTCATATGGACGCAAAGTTATTAATTAGGTATATAGTTATCTAATAAATGGGGGTATCGCTTAGCTGGTTTTAAAGCGTTTGCCTTACAAGCAAAAGACCACTGGTTCGAATCCAGTTACCCCTACAGTTCTTTAGCTAAATGGTATAGTGCTTCCTTGACATGGAAGAGGCCGACAGTTCGATTCTGTCAAGAACTACCAAGATGCCCAATTAGCTCAGTGGGAGAGCGGTTGTTTTACATGCAATAGGTCGAATGTTCGATTCATTCATTGGGTACATGAAAAAGATATATGATATGCATTAGGTAAAACTAATGTATGTCAAAAAACAGAAACAGAGCTAAACTGTATAAAGCGAAGGATGGATTTGAGTATAATCGTTTATTACTTAAAATGCTTTATCCACCATATTATGATGAAGGTTGGAATCGGAGAATAATAGATTTTCCTAATCATAAGTATAGGGCATATAAGACTTGGAAGTATAATAGAAAAACTAAGTGGAAATGAAGAAAAGATTTGATGCGTTGTAACACTCTAATGTGTACAATGCAAAATGGAAAAAAGAAACATTAAGTTGTATGAAAATACAACTAACAACAAGACTTTTAAACTATGTCATTACCAACAAGAAGGTATATGTTGTTTAAATTGCGCTAAAGCAAGTAGAAGAGACTATTTTTTTTATGACTACAGCAACGAAAGACATCATTATCCAAGTTGGAAGTTGATTAGTAAGAATAAGAAGCAATGGATGCCGAAACAATTTAAGATTGAGGAAGAAAAACCTAATCGTTTTTTTAGTAGAGGTGAGATTACTTGGTAATTGCGACATCAAGACATATAAAAGTGTCGGGATAGTTTTAAAATTTAAAACTTGTCGTATAATTGCGACATTTCGCCAGATAAAATGGCGAATATGGGGGTGTGGTGGAATGGTAGACACGGCAGACTTAAAATCTGCTGGGCGTAAGCCCGTGAAGGTTCGACTCCTTTCATCCCTACATATGGTTCTGTAGCCCAATCGGGAGAGGCGATAGTTTTAGAAACTATACAGTGTGGGTTCGAATCCCATCAGGACTACAAGGATAATAGAGTTATTAGCAAAAACAACCTTAAATGTATGGAGCTAATTGGCAACTGGAATAGACAGTAAATGGCTGAGTGGTGGAATGGTAGACACGCATGTCTAAGAAGCATGTGCCCTTACGGGTGTGAGAGTTCGAGTCTCTCCTTGGTCACATGGTTTATTATTATGACAATATGCGTCATTTGGTTTGTAAGCCTTATTCAAAGGAAAACTTACATAAGATGGCGGTTGAATTGGACATCAAGAGATGTTGGTTCCATAAGAATCATTATGATATACCTAAGAGAAGAATTGAGGAAATTGGTAAGAAAGCAACCCTTATTAGTCCTCGTGAAATATTGGCGATAATAAAAGGGATTGATAATGGCGAAGAAGTTAACAAGGGATGAACAAATAAAGCATTCTGAGAAGTATATAGAGTTTCTTACAACTAGGTTAGCATCTAGTAATTATAAAGCGGTAGCAAGTAAGGAAGAGTATGCTGATACAAAGGCTAAATTAGATAAGGAAAGGTTAATACTTAGGATATTAAAATAAATATGGTTCTGTAGCCCAATTGGAAGAGGCAGTAGGTTCAAACCCTACACAGTATCGGTTCGAATCCGATTAGGACTACTAAAGATGATTTCAGCAAACAAATAGGATAAAAATTTACACTTAAAATGCAAATCGAAAGGGTTCAAGTCCCTAAAAATCATCTTGTTTTTCGGCCTATAGCCCAATGGTTAAGAGGCAGCAGGCTTAAACCCTGTCAAGTATGGGTTCGACTCCCATTAGGCCGACATTATGTTTTACGTTATACAAGAGAATCTCTTTAAAGAGCATCATTACAAATTATTATTAGATACAATGAGTCGTTTCAAGTTTGAATACGATATAGTTAAGTATATTCCATTCGCTGAAGACATTTACGAGTGGTATGATTCTGAAACTAAGCCTGAGGGATTCATACCTAAGAGATATGAAACGGATAAAACTAAAGTATTTTGTTTTGGTGCTGTGGGAATGGCTGTAGCGGCTGAAAAAAGAAATTGGAAGCCAGGTTCAATGATGAATGCCAATCACGATTATAATGTTTACGGTCCAAAATATGGTCTTGAAAATATGCTTAACGGTGATGGTATCGTAATCAATTTTGGTGATAAAGTACCATTTGATGATGAATATTTCTTTGCTAGGCCAACGCTTGATACAAAATCATTTTCTGGTAAAGTATACTCAAGGGGAGCTTGGAATGATTATACTAAGATATGTGAAGATAATAGTATATCTAAAGTTCTATCAAAAGAAACTCAAGTTTTAATTTCGCCAGTTAAACACATACAACAAGAAGTTAGATGTTGGGCCGTTGGCGGTAAGATTGTAACCGCAAGCTCATATAAGATTGGTAATCGTATAGTTTATACTAATTATGATGATGAATCCTTCTTCACTAACTTTGCACAAAAAATGATAGATATATATCAACCAGCCGAAGCGTTTGTAATTGATATTGCTGTAAGTAATGATGAATTAAAGGTAATTGAAATAAATAGTATTAATTCAGCTGGATTCTATGAATGTAATATGATAAAATTAATATCCGCTTTGGAAAATCACTTCAATTAAGCTACTTTCGAGTAGCTTTTTTGCTTTATAAGATATTTATTTGTATGAAGGAATTGATTAAGGCATTACTTAAAGAGAGTTTAAATAAAAAAAGATATATTGGTCAATGTGACATGCTTAGACGTAAATCTGATGAGAATGAACAATATTGGCATATTATGATGAAAAATCGTAAGAAAATATCCTTTAATACTTTTATATCTAATGTCGATATGTCGGAAATGTTAGATTCGGATGAAAATCCCAAGACATATATTCAAGATTCCTTGAAAACTGACCCAGAAACAGCAACATACGTTTCTAGTTGGGGAAATAAAGAAGCGATGTTTTTACAAACAGCTGGATTCGAATTCATTTTCGTTTAATACATAGAAATGAAGAATACTATAAAACAATTATTACGAGTAGCCTTAAACGAAGCTGAATATAATTATCATGTAAGCCATAGTTCAATGCAATTAAATAACAACCCAGAACCACATGGTTCTGATAATATATTTATGATGCAAGGTCGTGGTACTGGTCACTTTGGTTCTGGTGTATATTTTTCAACGTATACATGCGATGAAAAACAAGACTTTGACCAGAAATATGGTCAATATGGTTCCAAGAGCTTAGTACGAAATCCAAACTTAATTAATGTTAGTTCAAATTTATATCGTGTTGATTTCGATATATACCAAAACCTTTATAGAGTAACGTCAACTAATCACGCTGAAATATTATTTAAAACTCTTAAGTTTATTAATGAAACATTTTATCGTTTCTCTAGTGATTACAAAGATACAAAACAGATTCCAACCGATTTATCGAATAAATATATCTTGATTAAAAATAATCTTAATCAATTGAAATTAGAATGCCCAAAGTATAGAGATTTTATTAAAATGTTATTAACCGCATTTAATGACTATACAGCTCCACGGGATGGTACTAAGAATGATTACTCGGCCTCATTTTCAACTAGAATAATGGAATATAATGGTTATAATGGTGTAAACGTCAGTAAAATTAAAGGTTATGATAATACTCTTCATGGTTCTGTTATTTATGATATGTCAAAGGTTGATGGACAACCAAGACCTGTAAAAGACATTAATATGTTCTGTAAGATTAAGAACAATGCCGCTGGTGAGGACTATAGTGGTAATAAATATAATGACCTTAAATTTAAACTATTAAGTAATAAACCATTAAGTTATATGGATTTTGAGTTTATTAATGGTATGGATACCAGAGACCAACTATTAATATTTAAGCGATATAATAAATTTGTACCTGAATATTCATTAGAATATCTAAACGATTACTGTAAATCAATTTACTTCAAGACTCTTGAGAGTAAAATGGTTAGTGGAATGATGGATGAAGAGCTAACGCCTAAGATATTAGATACAATTATTAAGAATGGTTATGGTCGTATAATATATAATGAAAACATTCGTTTCCAGAATACAACATTATTAGGTTATGCGCTATCAATGTTATGGAGATTTGATGATGAAGACATTGAAAATCTATTAATGAACATTCCAAGAGCCTTAAATGAGGATGAAAAGTACTATTTAGGCGAGTTTTATAAGGAAAATGGACCTAATTATCCTAATTTAGAAAAATACTTTAAAAAATATTTGTCAAATCCAAATTAAGTTCGTATATTTGCATTGTAATTAACAACAAGAGTTCATTAGAAGGGTCAAAAAAAAGTTTTTTAAAAATAATCAAAAAAAAACTTGACAATTCAAAAACTTTTCGTATATTTGCATATATTTATTAAAGTAAACAAAAAGTAACAAACAATTTTAAACAGAATAACATGAAAAAGACATATACATATTATCAACCGAAAACGCAAGGGGGCAAAACTCCTAACGGACAGGGTATGTCGTATTCAGAAGAAGAAATTTAAAATTCTTTAGCGTATAACACTAACCCCAGTCTGATTAAATTCTAACTGGGGTTTTTTATTTTCGGGATGTGGACTAATGGCTTAAGTCACCTGCTTTGGGAGCAGGGCATCATGGAGGTTCGAGTCCTCTCATCCCGACAGAATAGTTCTTTTAAATATCCACATGTGTAGTCAATTGGAAGACGACTCCCTTTGGAGCGGAGACTGGGTGTAAAAGCCTTATGCAGGTTCGAGTCCTGTCATGTGGACTAATAATATAGTTTAAAAGACTATATGAGTAGAGATGATTAGTATTATTAATAATTAATTAGGAAGTACAACTAATGAAAGTTAATGTGAAACTCTGATTAAAAATATAGTGAATGTAGAGACGCTCCCTTGAGGTTGGGGGAAATTTAGATGTAAGCTCTAATATTATTAACATTATCTCATGGTGTAACGGTAGCACTGGACGTTCTGAGCGTCTAAGCCTAGATTCGAATTCTAGTGAGATAACTGAAATATTCCTTCATGGTGTAATGGTAACACTGGTGTTTTTGAGGCATTAGTTCTGGGTTCGAATCCTAGTGAAGGAACTGAAATGTGGTGTAATGGTTGAGCATCCTACGTTTTGAGCGTGGCTGGGTATGGGTTCGAATCCTATCATTTCAACAAAGTAAAGAAGTAATCTGTTAGCTGTTATCCGTGGCTAACGTGGTGAAGAATAAGTCTTTATGATTAAATTAACGGATAAATTGGGATGATACTCAGGGCAAGTCGGACAGTCTGTAAAACTGAACCGCATAGGGTTCGAGACCCTTCCATCCCACACAGATGTATAGTCTGAAATTGATAAAAAGGATTTATCGAAAACATATTAGTAAGAATTTGTATAACAAATGCAAAGGCTTAAAAAACAAGATAGGTGAAATGCCTAACAAGGTACAAAGGATGAAAATGTGTAAGTAGGTAAATGTAAGTATTGATAAAGTATGGTTATATTGAAGTTGCTTGAAAGTATAGCTAATGAGTGTGATGGTGGCACTAGGGGAATAGCATTTGCATTTCGGTCCCCTTAGAATTGGTTCGATTCCAATATTAGTTATAGGAGTAAAGTATTTGGGAAACCGCCAACGTTGGAGAGTTGGGCCTGTCTGTAAAACAGGTGTCTTTCGGCTGAGTGAGTTCGAATCTCATGTTTCCCACAGTTTAATGCCTCCAAAGCATATATGGTGATGTGCCGCACTTGTAATGCGGTGAAGTTGATTCGAGTTCAACTGGAGGCTCAAGAGTAGGTTCAGCAACAAAAATTCTAAGCCTGTTAAGCTAGGGGTTGTAGGTTCGAGTCCTATACTGTCCTTTGGGGCGGTTAGCTCAATTGGTAGAGCACTATAAAGAAAAAAACTACTCTGTATGTGCCTTCTTCGCATAGTGGTCGATTGTACTGGTTTTGTAAACCAGCGGAGTAATCCCACGTCAGTTCGAATCTGACAGAAGGCTCACAAGCAGTAACTGGTCTGCGAGAAAGAAATCCAGCGTTGGAGAACGTAAAGCTCACATGCAGATGAAGTGTTACGATAGCACACCGTCCTTCCAAGTCGGTGGCGTGGGTTTGACTCCCATTATCTGCTCTAAGCTATGGGAACGTTTAGGATTTTTATTGCATTGGCTGTTGTCAAGTGGCGTAGAAAATTCAACTTATGGGGGTGTTAAAATGGTAAAACTATATTCTGATAAGAATATATTCTGCAAAATAAACACAAAAAAAAAGCAATCTGTAAATCGCAACAACGTTGGTGCAACTCCAGCCGCCCCCACATATTTTGTTAAAAAAGAAAAGTGATGAACACAATGAACATGGTTAAAAGTAAACGAAAATGTAAACAGTAAGCTCCCTCTTGAGATTAGAGGGAGATGTATATCCCTTCTTAGCTCAATTGGTAGAGTACGTGGCTTTTAACCATGGGGTTGTGAGTTCGAGCCTCACAGGGGGGACATGGGTTCCTAGCAAAATTTGGTGTTGCTACTGGCTTTTAACCAGTCTAAAAAAGGGTTCGATTCCCTTGGGGCCTACACTTGACTTCATAGCAAAATTGGTAAGGCACCTGACTTTTAATCAGGGTTCCGAAAGGAAAGTCTGGGTTCGAGTCCCAGTGGGGTCAGATAATCAAGGTTAATTCACCTGCACGTGGTGATTATTGCATACTAGAAATAGTAACTAAGAGATTAACAGAGTTCTTTGATTTATAAAATAAATGTTGAATTATCAATATTTATATGTATATTTGCAAAACAAGAAAGAGAATTCGTAGCTGAGGTTAATTACCTTAGAGGAAGTTCGCCGCAACTAAACCTAATTTGGGAGAATAAGTAAGTATCTGAAAGTTCGTTATTACCAAAGAAGTTGCAATCCAAACAGTTCAAGGGTGTCGGTTTCCTTATGCGAACGGGTTGGAGCAGTCAGATAATGACCATTCGAAAGGATGAGATAAATTACGAATTAAAACAGAACGGCGGCTAAGCTCACTTGTATTTTAAATAAATTGGCTTTTAGGAAAATTTGGTATTGCTACAGACTCTAAATCTGTCAAAAAATGGGTTCGATTCCCATAGGGCCAACACAAAACATGCCGAGTTGAAAGGGAACGCACTGTTGGCGAACAGCCCCTCGGCTCCATGCAGCTATCGTATAATGGCTCATTACTTCTGCCTTCCAAGTAGAAGATGTCAGTTCGATTCTGACTAGCTGCTCAGACAAATTTGTCAACCCTAGACATCAAGGGTAACTAAGCCATGGAACATTAGCGTTATGATTAGCTAATAAGTACGAAAAACCTCATCCGAAATGATGGGCATGAAAACAATAGGTTGGTTTTCAAACGCAGTGGTCGTATAGTGGCTATTACGGGGCCTTGCCAAGGCTCAGACGACAGTTCGATTCTGTTCCGCTGCTCACCTTCACAAAAATATTTTTTAAAATTTTTGTTGCAAATTTCTAAAAGAGTTAGTATATTTGCAACATAAAAATAAAAAAAAATGAATACAGAAATTTTAGACAAAAACCTTGTTATTGAGGACAACTTAACCGTTGAAGAGTACTTAATTGAAAAGTACCGTAGTTATTATCCGTTTCCACAAAATGGAAAGATAATTAAAATTTGGAGTATTTTAGTAACTCCAGAATTAGCTGAATATTTCTTAAAAAGAAATACCAAGAATCGACCAATTAGTAAATCCAATGTTAACTTTTTAGTTAAAGAAATTACATCTGGTGCTTGGAGAGAAATTTCAGACCCAATTCAAATTTCAACTAATGATGTGATACTTAATGGTCAACACAGATTAACTGCAATCGTTAAAGCTAAGATACCAGTTTTTTTACGAGTTGAAACAAATATTGATGAATCAATATTTACAGTTATTGATACTGGTAAAAAAAGAACTGGAACAGATGCTTTAGGTATTGAAAAAGTTGATAACGCTGTGGTTGCATCGACAACTATTCGTTTTATTCATGAAATTATTGGACTTAATAAGAATCTGACAAACCAAGAAATGGTTGATTATTATGACGCTAATCATGATAGACTTAAAGAATCTATTAGATTTGGCGTATCCAATTATAAAAAAGGTGAAAAATTAATACCACCAACACTATTGGGTGCATTCCATTTTCTAATTACAGAAAACTATCCTGAGAAAGGTCTTGAGTTTCTTACTAAGTTTGCGATTGGAAGTAACATTGAAAAAGGTTGTCCAACCTTACCTTTAAGAGCGAGGTTTGTAACATTGAGAACCGATGCTTATAAAAATGGTAGAACTGAGGCGAATTTCAAGTATGTTACATTAGCTTGGAACAAATTCGTTAAGGGTGAGAAAACTACAAAGTTAACAATGCCAACTGAAGTACCAGCATTGATTAGATAATATCAAATCATGATACATAAATATTTCGTTGAAAAATACGATGGAACACTCGAAGAATTAGTTGAAGATATTGGAAATCTTCGCTATGATAGTTTAGCTGATTTTATTTCATTATTATCAGCTAAACTTAGTCGAGATTCTGAGAAAGATTTTGACTCTGGTAGAAAAAAGTTAGCACATGAATTACATGTTGCGGCATATAGGATTAGTGAAGCTGAACAGAGTATAATCAACGCTTGGGAAATATCAGCACCTTATACAAATATTAATTAGCCACTATAGTTTAATTTGATTAAAATTCCTCTTTGGTATAGAGGGGAACCCAGTTTGAGGCTGGGTAGAGGCTCAAAAGTTTTATATGTTCCCATTAAAAGATTACAAATACAAAGTGCCTCAAGGTGATGACCTTGGGGCATTTGGCGTTAAGCGCAGACACGATGTTCATACTGGCGTTGATTTATATTGCAATAAAGGCGATATAGTATTTGCTATAGAAGAAGGTACCATCGTAGCAATTAAGCCATTTACGGGCGAAATAGCTGGATTTCCATGGTGGAACGATACTTGGGCTTTGGCCGTTGCTGGTAAATCTGGTATTATCAATTATGGTGAGGTATATCCTTGGGAAAAATGGTCAGTTGGTGATAAAATTAATGAAGGTGATTTTGTCGGCTTCGTAATTCCAGTATTAAAGGTTGACAAGGGTAAGGTCCCATCAACTAGTATGCTCCATCTTGAACTTTATCATGAATATAACGGTGAGTGGATTGCTTGGGAATTAGATTCACCACAACCAGCAAACCTTCTAAATCCAACCGAATTGTTACTTTTAAATTTATAATGATATTTATTTGTAATACAACTTAAAATCTGTATTACAAAAATATGAATATTATAGAATTTACTGAAAAGTACAATACTTTTTATAGCCCTTTACATGATTGGGTAAAAGAGTGCACATTATTATATTACGAGAGAGATTTCCTTAATAGTTTAATGGATAATAAATTTACGATTAATCTACATAGTCGTCAAATGAATATCACACAATTAATGGCAGCATATGCTGCATATAATTTAATTTTTGGCGATGAAGAATCCATAGTTTATTTATCATGTAAAAATGATTTATCAAAAAGATTTGTTGAACGTGTTAGATTAATAATTCAAAATTATATAGAAAAGAATAATCTTAAAGAAGATGAATTTATTGCGATTAATAATCAACAAAAAATCGTATTATGTAATGGAAATATTTTTGCTGGTAAGTCTGCAACAATTGATGCAACTAGGGGTTATACGCTAACTAAATTGTTAATTGATAACGCTGGCCATATAGATAATTTAGAGGTAATATATTCAGCGTTAATTCCATCTTTAGCTAGTAGAAATTCAAACATTCACATGGCTGGTCAACCAAATGGAATTACCTTTTTTACTAAATTAGCTACTGAAGATAATAACTATAAAAAACTAAAATATCACTATACGTTAAATCCAATTCGATTTAATCCAGAGAATATTAAGATGATTAGGAAAAATATTAGTAATGAAAAACTTTGGCAAGAAGAGATGGAATTAAAATTTATTGAAGTTGATAAGCCAAACAAACGTAACATAGTCCAATTTAGAATTCCAGATACACTTTACAATGACGTAGCTAAGCGTTTAATGGAATTAGATTGTTCTTTATCAGATTATATGAGGCGTTTAATAGAAAAAGATTTGCAACCCAGTAAATAATTTGGTATATTTGCGATATGATAAATCAAGTAACAATAACTTCTGATGATGAGAAAGACCCTAAGATAGTTTTCTCTAAACCTGAGTTTATACCTAAACCAACTTCAAAAGAAGAAATGTCCGAAATGTTAATTAAGGATATTGGTTTATTAACTGAGGGATTAACAATAATGGTACAAACAGCACACTTAAACAATTTTGCTAAAAGGGAAGACCTTATTGCGGCAATAATTAAAACAATTAATGATGGAAACAAAGAAAATAGTGAGGGAAGCCCTCTTGAAACAAACTGAGCGTAAATATCCGTTCGGATGTGTAATGATTTATCTTGATACTGACCCTAAAGATTGGGCTAATCTGCAAAAGTTAGTTGATGAGGATGATGTGTATTTTGGCACTGAAGATAATGTTGGTTTTGGGCGTGAAATGGAGCCACATGCTACGATATTATATGGTATTGAACCATTCGTACCAGATGAGGAAGTTGAAGCCCTTATTAAGCAGATAACGAAGCCTAAGATTAAATTACATACGATTTCAGCTTTCAAGAATCTTGATTTTGAAGTATTGAAATTTGATATTGCCAGTAAAGCGTTACATGTTTTAAATACTCTATTTAGAACACTTCCACATACCCTTACGTATCCTGAGTATCACCCACATGCTACAATTGCTTACCTTAAGAAAGGCAAGTCTGATACGTATGTTGAGAAGATGGGAAAGTTTGTTGGAATTAATGCTATTCCAAGTAAGGTTGTATATTCAAAACCAGATGGTACCAAAAAAGAATATAAATTATAGTTGCAGAATAAGAATTTTATCAGTATATTTGCACTATATTTATTGATAAAGGAAAATGAATAAGAGACCGAGTAGTAAATCAATAAATAATCTAAAGCCAGTGATAACAAAGAAAGAGGAGCCGTTAAATAAGTTACCGCCAAAAAAAATGGTTATAACTAAACAGGGCATTGAGTATGTTGAACCTAGAGTAGAAGTTAAAAAGAAGGATAACAATAAGTATCATAAAATTTTAGCTAATGAGTCTAGTCAAGTGTTTAAGGAAGCTGGGGATAGAGTAGCAAAGAAAGAGTTAAAATGGGCCTATTATACAACGGAAAACAATATAGGTGTCCATTATTATTTAATACTAAATGAATAAAAATGAGCTTAAAAGCTAAAGTTTCAGAAGATTTAAAGACAGCGATGAAAGAAAAGAATGCTGTCAAGTTAGGAATATTAAGGGTGTTAAAAGCTGAGGTTGAAAGAAACGAGCAAACATCTGGTGGTAAAGTTGATTTGACCGATGGTGAAATCGTTAAGTTGGTTAAGAAACTTGTTGATTCTATTAATGAAACAACAAATGATGCTGTTGAAATTCAAGCGTTGGAAGTGTATTTACCAAAACAAATGACTGAACACGATATTAATCTTGTTATAGGTGTTGTGAAGAAGTCTGGCATTTCAAGTATGGGTGAAATAATGAAATATTTCAAGTCATATCACGATGGTCAATATGATGGTAAATTATTAAGTGACCTTGTAAAAAAAGCAATATAATGCAACTTTCATTGTACGAAATATTCCCAATTATATTTTTTCATTGGGTATTTGACTTTGTGTTTCAAACACATTGGCAAGCAACTAATAAGAGTAAAAATATTAATGCCTTATTAGCACATACTGGTATTTATTCCGCTTCTTGGCTAATACCAATGTACTTTATATTTTTACATGTATTGAAACAACATGATTTTGTTTATTGTTTAAACATTAGCTTAATGTTTGTTACAATTACGTTCATCTTCCACACAATAACAGACTTTTTCACGAGTAGATTAAACTCTTGGCTTTGGGCTAAGGGCGATGTACATAACTTTTTTGTAAGCGTTGGTTTTGACCAAGTATTACACTATGTACAACTATTTTTAACGTTTTATTTATTAAAATTAATATAATGACAAGTAAAGAAATTCACGAATCTTTAGACAAGATGTTGGAAAACCCTAAGAGTAAAAACTTTTTAGGTCACTTAGTAAAGAACTACTTTCCAACAAGTAATGTAACTAAAGTTCTTGCCCGTCCAGTGGGGCCATTTAAGTGTGTGATAACTGGTGTGAAGTTAGTTTCAATTGATGAAATTTTAGTTGGTATTAACACTGAAGAATATAAGAAAGATTTCTTTGATTCTCTTCAAAATGCGTTAAGTGAGAACTTTAATGCTATGTCACCAATGATAAAGTTCTTGAATGGTAGACAATTAGCCTTTACAGGTAAGGAGACGACAACTTATATGTCGTATAACGGACTTCAAGAGTTCTATAATTGGGTTATTGATAAATCATTGAAGAATGATAAGCACATTAACTGGTTATTGGGGTCAGTTAGAAGAAATATTTATGGAACAGTTGATGTTCCAGCTAAACCAAAGGTTCCAAAACCTACGTTTGCAACCTATAGTCTAGGTGAAGTAGGAGCCTTTAAAAAGTTAATGGAGAATTTTAAAGATGAAGCTGAGAGTTGATGTTTCCGATGGTAAAAATGTTTTATTTATAAGTGATTTTCACTTATTTCATAAGAACGTAATTAAATTCGATAATAGACCGTTTGTTACCGATAATGGTGAAGCTGATTTAAAAACCATGCATGACACTATTATCAAGAATTGGAATTCTGTTGTATCGAAAAACGATGTTGTATTCTATCTAGGTGATTTAATATTTGGTAGAAAAGAATGGGCCGATGACATCTTAAAACAGCTAAACGGTAAAATCCATTTTATAATGGGTAATCATGATGACTATAAAGAAATAGTTAGCCATAATCGTTTTGAAACAATAAGTGATTTGGTTGATTTAAAAATTACTGGTGCTGATAAAGAGTATACATTCGTTCCATGTCATTATCCAATCTATTCTTGGAATAAAATTCATCATGGAAGTTTCCATATTCACGGCCATACGCATGGTAACATGCATCATGGTGAGGATGCCAGCTATTACGTTGGTAGAAAAGTAATGGACGTTGGTTGTAACATAATTAATTATACACCAATTTCGTATAAAGAAGTAATTAAAAAACTAAATAATTAAAAAATGAGTATACGTAAAAAGTTAAATCTTACAAGTCAAAGTCCTAAATTGAGAGAGTTTATAGATAAGCTTCAAAATGAAGCGGTTCAAGAAATGCCGTTAGAAAATACGCTTTATGGTATTGGTGAAATTGATGAACTGGACGAAGCTATTGAAGACGATGAGGATACTGAATATCCATCAAATGGCGATAGTTTTAGTATTAGTTTTATTGAATTTGCGATAATCAATGAATACCTTTATGATATATATCGTAAAGAATCGGACGATTTATTTGTTGATAGCTATGGTACAACTGATAGCATTGGTAGGATTTATTATGGTACGCCCTATAACGTAACCAGCGGTTGGTTCTTTAATACAAAATTTAAGAATAATTCAGCCGAATATCTTTTCCAAACAAAAATCTTTATGGACGGTAGTAGAGCTATTGTAACTCAATTGCATATATCGCCTAAGATTGGGATTACAACTAAGAAGTTGAATGACGTGTTTAAAAAGATTAAATCATTGGCGTTTAACAACTCAAAGTATAAAGGTAAGTGTCTTGAGGTTAAATTGATTGATGGTAGCTTTAAGGGTATTGATATTATTGATATGGCCCAGTACAGTACTAATTTAATTTTGTCAAAGACACAGGAAAAGTTTATTAAGCATTTCATTAGCCGTGTTAAAAGAGGTGGTAGAGCTAGGTATTTGTTGAATGGTGAGCCAGGTACAGGTAAAACTGAAAGTATTCGTGATATAATTAAGGCTCTTACACCAGAAATTACCTTCATCATACCAAAATTCTCAACTGGTGAGGATTTATCAGTAATCCTTGAAGCTTGTGAAATATTTGAAGGTGGTGTAATAATAATGGATGATATTGACCTATACTTAGGGTCTAGGGATAGGGGTAGTTACACCAATTTGCTTGGTCAATTTTTATCATTCTTTGATGGTGTTAGAAAAAGAAAGATTAGTCTTTTGGCATCAACAAATGATAAAGGATTGGTGGATAAAGCGGCTGAAAGACCAGGTAGGTTTAACATGACACTTGATTACACATTCTTAACACCAGAACAAATCGAAGGTGTTTGTAAAATACATTTACCTGAAGAATATTGTATCAAAGAAGTCTTCGATGCGCTTTCAGATAGGATTGCTGGTAAACAAGCTAAGATTACTGGTGCCTTTATTGCTAACTTGGCTGAGAACATTAAAGAAATGGCTACAGATAGTGAGAATTGGACAATTGACGATACAATTGATTTAATTAAGGAATCTTATAAAGGATTCTATATGACTCAAGCGGATAATAGGTCAAATATTGGTTTTAAACTCGATTAAGCTTGTTTTTTTAAATATTTTTGGTATATTTGTAACATGCCGATAATACAAAAACCAAAAATTAGAATTCAAAACATTCATACCGATGAAATATTCCCAATTTATAATGGGGACGGTGATGCAATGGTTGTTACAAAACAAGAAGCTGCTGATGTGATTCAAGAGCTTATTGAAAGTAGTCATCATAAAACCTTAAAGAACGCTATGGGTAATTTAGCCAAAGAGTTTGAAGGTACATTAAATACTCATTTTGAGCTTTATGTAAAAGATAGACTAGACCAGTTAAATAAAGATATTGATGCTTATCTTAGCACTAGATTAGATTCTCTATGTGCTAAGATATTCAATCAAATAATCGAAAGACGCTTTAATGAAGAAGTTGAGCGTAGAGTCACAAAAAGATTAAATGAACGTAGTAAATTTTAAACGATGAAAAAATTTAGACTTACAATTGATAATTTTTTTACCCCAGATGAATGTAATGAGTTAATTACATTAGGTGAAGAAAGAGGTTTTGGTGAATCTTTAATTAGAACTAAAGATGGTGAAGTCATGGATAAATCAATTCGTGATAATGATAGGGTTGTCTTTGATGACCCTGAATTAGCGCAAAAGCTTTGGGAAAAGATTAAAGAACATGCACCAGATATTGATGATTGGAAACCTTATGGTTTAAATGAACGTTTAAGGTACTATCGTTATAAAGATGGCCAACAATTTAAACCACATTTAGATGGAGCCTTTAAAAGAGGTGAGGGTGATTTAAGTTTGGTAACAATGCTTATGTATCTCAATGAAGAGTTTGATGGTGGTGAAACAACTTTCATCTTAGATTTTACTAAAATTAAACCTAAGACTGGTATGGTATTATTATTTGACCATAAAATATTACATTCTGGGATGCCAGTAACTAATGGGGTTAAATATGTTTTAAGAACAGACATAATGTATAAAAAATGAAAAATATAACAATTTTTAGTGGTGCTGGCATAAGTGCTGAATCAGGTATACCAACATTTCGTGATGTTAAAGGTGGTCTATGGTACAATTATAAAATAGACGAAGTTGCAACACATGAAGCTTGGGCAAATACACCTGAGAAGGTACTTGCGTTCTATAATGATAGACGTAATGCACTTAGTACCGTTGAACCAAATGATGCGCATAAGGCTATTGCCAGTCTTGAAGAAAGATTCAATGTAACAGTTATAACACAAAATGTTGATGACCTACATGAACGTGGTGGTTCTTCAAAGGTTTTACATCTTCACGGTGCATTAAAACAAATGAGGGGTGTTGGTAATCCAAATAAACTTTACGATTGTACCGAAGATATAAAGATTGGGGATAAATGCCCTAAAGGGTCTCAATTAAGGCCACATCTTGTGTTATTTGGTGAATACCCTTATAGCGTTGATGAATCGTATCAAGCATTACGTAATTGTGATTATTTGTTAATCGTTGGTACTGGTTTTGATATTGGTTATACTGCTGGTATGATAAAAGAGTGTAAGAAGGACACTAAAATAATCTATATTGACCCTAAACCTAGTTTAGCGTTAAAGTATATTGGTTTAGAGGTAACTTACCTTAAGAAAAAGGCGGTTGAAGGTGTTACTGAAGTGGTAAACCAAATTTTAAATAATGAGATATGAGTGTAATAGTTTTTGAATTAAAAGATGAGCATATAAAATTGCTTAAGCAATTAAGTTGGACATCAAGTGACAAGATAATTGTTAGTGTTGATGATGTAAGTGAACAATTATTGTTTGGTGAAAATAATGTCTATGAGGCAATAGATATGATATTAAATGGTAAACCAGCCGATTTTGACCCACTTAATACTGAAGAATTTCCAGAATATTCGCCTGAACAAATTGCTGCATGGGATACGTTATTATCTGAGTTACCAACTGCATTAAACATTATTTTATATAATTGTAGTTTTGAGACGGGTACGTACAAGACGAAATTCAATCAAAGAGTATGGAAAAAACTAAACAATACAAGTTCGAATTAAGCGAACCTGAAGCTAAAAAATATGAGGAGTGGTTAAAAACTCTTCCTAAATTAGAAAATGGTGCTTTTGGTGCCGCTGGGGGTGGAATTTGGTTTAAATTTGTACCCACTGGAATTGGAACAATCATCACCGCAGGTAGGGTAGATGTTCCTGAATTAGATATAAACTTAACCGATTATGATGATTGGTAACCAAAATAAATTAAAAATCAAATGAAATTCGAAGAACTAACCGAAGAAATTATTGCCGAAGCAAAACAAATCTATCAAAATAAGGAACTACCATGGGATACTAGAATGGGTAAATTAGTTGAAATGTTTGGTAAATCAGAAAGAACAGTTAGAAAATGGTGTTCCGAACGCTTAGGATTTAAAGAAAAGATTGATATTGAACCAGAGCAATATGAAATTGCAAAACAAAGAAAAGCAGATAAAACAAAAAAACGCTTTTTAGTCACTTGGGCTCAGAATAATACAAATATTCATACCCCATTTTTTGACAATATGAAAGCTTATGCTGATTTTCTAGGTGCAGATATTCATGTTATCGCTGGTAGATATAAAAATCCCACATCTGTTTTTGCTGATAGTGAATTTGACTTCTGGGCTGATGAAGTATTACCTTATTTGGATGCTAATCGCCATGATATTCATAAGTATCTATCAATTATGTCAGATATTAAGATTCAACCAACGGCTATTAATCCGATGTCAGGACTTGAAGGTATGTCAGGTATTAATTCATGCGTTTTTGGGTCACCAAAGGTACAACTTGAAATGATACCAGTGCTTAACAATAATAAGCCAAAAATGATGCTCACAACTGGTGCTTGTACATTAAAAAACTATACCGATTCAAAAGCTGGTAAGAAAGGTGAATTTCATCATACATTAGGGTTTGTAATTGTTGAAATTAAGGATGCTGATACTTTCTTTGTTAGACAAGTAACTGCAAATGATAAAACAGGTGATTTTACCGATTTATTTTTCAGAACTGTTGATGGCGAGGTAACTAAAGTGGATAATATTGAAGCTATTATTTTAGGTGACTTGCATTATGGACACCATGACCAAGAAGTATTAGATAGAACGCTTGACCTATGTACATTAGTTAAACCAAAACACGTTGTTTTACATGATGTGTTTGATGGTAACTCAATCAGTCACCACGAAATGAAAAATCCATTTATTCAATATGGTAAAGAAGTACTAGGAACTAATTCACTGGAGAAGGAAATTAACAACATGTTAAATGGGTTAAAGGTTTTTGAACAATTTGAAAATGTTGTTATAGTTAGAAGTAATCATGACGATTTTTTAGACAGATGGTTAACCAATGAAGATTGGAAGAAACAACCAACGACAAAAAATTCATTAGTTTATATGGAATATTCAGCTATGTTGTTAAAACAATATGGTAAAGACCCACATAATGTTAAGGGTGTAATACCAGAGATTATTAACCAGAATTTTCCTAAGTTTAAGACTCTTGGCCGTAGTGATACTTATAGAGTTAAGAGTTGGGAGCTTGGACAACACGGTGATGTTGGTTCTAATGGTAGTAGAGGTTCATTACTTCAATTTAGAAAATTAAATACTAAGATTGTTGTGGGACATTACCACTCACCAGGTCGTAAAGATGGTGCTCTCGCCGTAGGTACCTCAACCACCCTACGAGTTGGGTATAACATTGGTCCAAGTAGCTGGTTACAATCACATGTAATTATCCATAAAGATGGTAAAGCTCAACACATCAATTTTATTAATAACGAATATACAACATTAAATGGGATTTAAAAATCCCATTTTTTATTTGCACTAATAGAATATTCTTAGTATATTTGCTTAAAATTAGTTAATGGCTAAAGAGATAGAACGTAAATTTTTAATTGCTGGTACTGTACCCTATGATGGTAAGCCAGTTAAATTCATTCAACAGGGTTACATAGCAACCTCTAAGAATAAACAAGTTAGGGTTAGAATAATCAATAATGAATCTGCATTTATTTGTATTAAGTTTACTGAGAATTTAGTACGTGATGAATATGAATATGAGATTCCATTAAAAGATGGTATTGAATTGTTCGATAAATGCAAGCTCAAACTCAATAAGAAACGTTACACGATGACCAAACCAAACCACATTGATATTGACCTTTACGATGGTGGGTTAGTTGTCATTGAAGTTGAATTTGAGTCTGAAGAAGAGGCCAAGAAATTTGAACCTTTAAGATGGATGGGAACTGAGGTTACTGGGAATAAAGAATATTCTAATATTACCATCGCAAAGAAATTATTAACAAAATAAAATTATAAACAATGGCTGAAAAAGTTTGGGTTCAGAAAATTAATGGTCTATGCTTAGTTGATAGACAAGAAAATTTCATTCCAGTATTGGAAAATATTATCTATGAATTACGTCATAGTGATATATTCGGGTTTAGTCTTATCCCGATGTCAAATGATTTTGATTTTCCATATAAGATATATGGATTAGAAGATTCTTTGATAAAAAGAATACTTAAGTATTATAACAAGACTGAGAGCGGTAATTTGGGTATATTACTTAATGGTGTAAAGGGTACTGGTAAGACAGTTACATCTAAGATTATTGCTAATAAGCTTCATCAGCCAGTAATATTAATAGCTTCTGAAATTGAGGGTGCTGAACATTATATTAATTCAATTCCACAGGACATTACTGTGTTTGTTGATGAGTATGAAAAGATTTATAAAGACTCGAACAATTTCTTGACTGTAATGGATGGTGCGCTTAATTCTGTACATAGAAGGGTGTTTATTTTAACAACAAACAACTTGTACATTGATTCAAACCTAATTGATAGGCCGAGTCGTGTTAGGTATCTAAAAACGTTTGATAACCTTGCACCAGAGATTGTTGAAGAAATCGTTGACGATGTTCTATTAATTCCTGAATTGAAGGATGAATGTATAAAGTATATCTCAACCCTTGAGATAATTACTGTTGATATAGTTAAAACTATTGTTAATGAAGTTAATATCCAAGAAGAATCGCCAATGAAGTTCAAATCAGTATTCAATGCTTCTGTTAAGAAGGGTAAATACAAGATTTTCATTGAAAGTAATAATGAACTTGAAATCTTCATGAAGAATGCTAAAGTTAGCCCTAGAACTAACTATGGTGAAAGCTCCATTAATAGTAGTTTCTATGTCAATGACATCTTTATTGGTAGAGTTAAAGAAGTAGTAGACTTCAATACTGTTATCGTTAATGTTCGTGAAACTGAGGTTGAAATTGAAGGTGAGGATGATGCATTAAATGATGCTATCAACAATATTGCTAAGAATTTACTTCTACCATCAGATAAGAAGCGTGGTAGAAAGAAAGCTCAAGAAAGTAAACCTAAATACAAGAAGGTTACAGCATTTAACTTACCAGCTGGTGATGTTACCTTTGTAGTTCAAGAGGATTACGTTTATAACGAAAACTATCAATACGGTAAGAGAGCTTTTTCTGAGTATGATGAATATCCTTATTAATATGGGAATCAAACTATATACAAAAAAAGGTGATAATGGTACCACTAGTCTACTTAGTGGTACCAGAGTACCTAAGACCGATAATAGAATTAAAGCTGTCGGTGTTTTAGATGAATTAAATTCATTTATTGGGTTAATGGTTAGTAAGTTCGATGATGAATCAATGTTTGAGGAATTACAATGGGTTCTATTTAATGCTGGTTCAATGGTTATCAATGATAACAATATGGAACTAACTGAAGTTACAGAAACTGATATAACTAATTTAGAACAAAATATTGACTCATTAGATGCATTACTTCCACCATTAAAAAACTTTATCTTACCGAGAGGTGATGAAAAAGTAACACTAATGCATGTATGTCGAACAATTGCTCGTAGGGCTGAAGTGGCCTGTATTGAGGCTGAAACAAATCCAATTATTATAAAGTATTTAAACCGTCTAAGCGATTATTTCTTCATTTTAGCGAGATATTATTTAATGGATGGTAAGATGACTGAAATAATTTGGAAGAATCAATAATAAATCGTATATTTGCAAAAAGATGTTATGGCAAAGGAAAAAATTGAATACAGTGAATTTCTTGAGATTGAAAAGAAATTAGAAATAAAATTCGGGCAGATAGTTAAAGCTGAGCGTATACCTAAGAGCGATAAAATGTTAAAGTTAACAGTTTTATTTGGTGTTGAGGAAAGTGATGAAAAAATCTCAGTAACTAATCTTGGTAGCCAGTTTGAACCAAGTGATTTCGAAGGTTTAACAATACCTTTCATCACCAACTTGAAACCATCAAAGATGATGGGTGTAGTAAGTGAGGCAATGATAATGGTTGGTAGTATCGAAGGGCTTGTTGAGTTAGATAATTATTCATTAGGTTCACAATTATTATAAGTATGAGGATAGCGGCAGGTATATTTTTAGTTAACAAGGAAGGTAAGGTATTAGCTGGGCATCCAACTAATCATTCACCAAAATTATTTAGTATCCCAAAAGGAACTGTTGAGGAAGGTGAATCATTATTGGCAGCTGCAATACGTGAAACATTTGAAGAAACAAATATTAATCTTTCTTCATATAGAACAATTCATTCGTTACCAGCGGTAACATACAAAACAAAAAAGAAAGTTGTAAACCCATTCGTTCTATTAGAATCTGAAAACGAATTTGATTTTAATAGTTTTGATATAAAATGTGAATCATTCGTTGTAACGCCATTATTCTCGTTTCCAGAGATGGACGATTTTAAGTGGTTTACCTTTGATGAGTGTCGAATATTTTTACATTCATCTCAACGTGAAAGCGTTAATTTGGTCGAAGAGCTTTATAATAAGACATTAAAAAAATAAAATTATGGTTAGTAAAGATTTTGTAGTTTATCCAGAGATTGGAAAGCGTTATTTGCATTATAAGGGTGGTACATATGAGGTAATATGTTTAGCTACCCATACAGAAACTAAAGAAAATTTAGTTATCTGTAAATCAATATTATTTGGTTCAGTTTATGCTAGGCCAGTATCAATGTTCTTTGATGTGGTAAAAGATACCACAGGAACTGATGTTAAAAGGTTTACTCCTATACCATAATGTGGTATATTTATATTATAGAGTGTTCTGATAACACGTTTTACACTGGTATAACCACTGACATAAATAGAAGGCTTTTAGAACATAATTCTGGGAAAGGTGCAAAGTATACACGAGCACGGGTACCAGTTGTTTTAAAAGTCTTTTTTACTGCTAGTAATCGAAGTGAAGCGAGTAAAGAGGAATATCGAATTAAAAAATTAACCAGAAACGAAAAAATGAAACTATGGACAGAAGAATAATTGATTTAGGTGAATATAAGATTGAAATTGATTTTAATCCAGAAACAAATGATTTAGATGTTTCTGTATATGACGCTCTTGGTGACATCATAGAGTCGATAAACATTGCCGATGCTGATGACGATGAACTTAGCAAAGACAATGATGATGCCGAAGTAAGCGGCATTGGTTTTAGTTTGAATTAATGACCAAATACATATTAAAGTATTTAGATACCAATTTTTATGTAAAAGAAAATGTAGTTTATACCTGTGCCGATACAATAATCCTTAGTACAACTCTTTCAAAAGAACTTGAATTAATATTTGGTTTAAAGCGAAAGGTTCTTAAATTCTTTATAAAGAAATGGTTACTATCTAAGAATGCCAATTTTCCATTTAAAAGATATTGGAATATTACCGTAAAGCCAAATACTTTTAATTCTGAAATGATTCAGGATTTACAAGGTTACTATGGTATTGATATTGTAGCTGAATTAGAGGCTACATTAGTACGTGAAATCGAAGCTGAAATAAGAAGTAACGTTATGAATAATTTAATGGCTGCTGTCGGTGATTTTAATGTTAATTATAACCAAGAAAATCGTATAGTAACAGTTAATGTTCAATTACCAGCTAGAGTACAGTATATAGAACACGAAATAACAATATTTCCAACAAACCAAAATGAAGCGATTAATCCATAGATATTTAAACGAAAATTTTTATCTTAAAAATGGTTTTGTTTATAAATTAAATGAACCTGATGATGCATATTTCCATATTGGTGTAATGTCGATTAGTTTAGTTCTTGAGTTGAATCAAGTATTTGGATTAGCACGTAAACAACTTAAATGGTATATTAAGAGTTGGATTACTTCTAAATCTAAAAATTTTAACTTTAAGGCATACTGGTTTAATAATGGAATTATTATTCAAGGTAATTTAAAAACTGGTTATGTATATGCACCATATATTATGTCTATAGACCCAGTTGTAATTGAAAATCACAATTTTCAACCTAGATACTCAGTATCATCAAGATATGCAACCGCAACAGTAGACCAAAGAATTTTTGGGTCGATAACATTAAATGATAATGTCGATGAATGAAGAAATTAATTTACCGCTACTTAGATAGGGAATTTGTAGTTGTCGGAAATAAAGTAAAATCCAAGACCGATAATTTTACATATTCAGTTAATTTAGTTGCGGAATTAAATGAAGTATTTGGTTTAAATCGTAAACAACTCAAATGGTATATAAAGGGTTGGATTTTATCAAAAAATAGAAACTTTAATTTTAAAGACTATTGGGACTTTAAGTTTAGTGTTTATATTCCATTAGCAACTAGGGTGAACGCTAGAACTATAGGAATGGATTTGGTTAACGTACAACCATTAGCCGCCCCAAGAGGCTTAGTTAATTTTCTTGAATTTTCACATGAACCAATCGTTGGTCAAGATGTTGGCCGTGTAGATAGAGCCGCTGAAGAACTAGCTAGAGGCATGGAAGTTTTTAGTCAATTTAGAATGCCTGTTATTCGTTCAATGGAAGATTTAAGACAAGATACTATTCGTAAATGGTCAGCAACGGGTTATTTAGATGGACTTACTGGTCGTCAAGTAAATCAAATTTTACAATAAATTTGGTGGTTAATAAAAAATAGTATATATTTGCAACATGTTTGACATTTTAAAAACAAGGAAGGGTAAATTACAAGATAAGATTTCAACTGAGTTGGGTAAATCCAACCCTAGTTTGAATAATATTGTAGCTATCGTTGATGAATATGAAGCGTCAAATATTGATACGATTGAAAAATTAAGGCGTAAGAAGCTTGTTGACGTTAAGAAGATTAATGGTGCGTTAAAACAAACAATTCATGCACATGGTCCCATAACAAAAGAGTTAATAGGAAGTGCAAGTAAAAGGATTTATGGGGCGTTAATGGATGATAAGAAAAACAATAATTTAATAAAAAGGATAATAAAATTTTTTACATGGAACAGAAAATAACAAGATTAGCAGTTTTTGACTTTGATGGTACTATTGCTGATACACCATTACCAACAACTGAAAACAAAGCACTATATGAACAAAAAACTGGTGCTAAGTGGCCACATAAAGGTTGGTGGAGCAGACCTGAGACACTTGACCAAGCTATCTTTGAGATACCATTAATATCAAGCGTTATTGCTGATTATGAAAAGGAGAAAGCAAGGGAAGATACAATGGTTATTATGCTTACTGGTAGGATTTCTAGGTTATCAAGTCATGTTAAGACTGTATTGGAGTCTAAGGGGTTAACCTTTGATGGTCATTTTTTCAACTCTGGTGGTAGCACATTAGATTTCAAGATGTATACTGTTGGTAGAATATTAAAGGAACACCCATCAATTAAGGAACTTCATATGTGGGATGACAGATTGGAGCATATTCCAAGTTTCTCCGCATGGGGTGAAAAACTTAAGGGTATTGACTTTAAGATAACTGTTGTTGATGGAAATCATCATTAAAGATATATTAAACCCACGTAATGTGGGTTTTTTTGTTTTTATAAAAAATAATGTGTATATTTGCATATGGATGATTTAATAACATTAATAGACAATATGGCTGGTCGGTCAAAACCATCAAGATGTGAAATACACTTCACAATATGTCCATTTGGGCAATATATCCTTTTCGTAAAAGAAAAGTGGTTAGAAGAGTATATTAATGAAAATGGTGTTGATAATTCGTTAACGGATTTTTTAGAAGATAAACAAATTAAAGAGTTACCAGCCAAAAACGGTATTTATACAGCTGATTTGGTTTTAAAGCTGAGTAAATCTAACCATCATGAAGACCCAGATGAATGGGATGAAAAGTTTTGGTTAGAAAATATAAAATTAAAAATGGAATATGATTAAGATTGGAGAAGTGGTTGAAGGGAAGATAAGTATGAACGCAAGCGGTTCCGCTTATTTGGTTAGTAGTGATTTACCTAGAGACATATATATTCACAGAACAAATACAAACAGAGCTTTGCATTTGGATACCGTGAAGGTTAAAGTAGTTAAAGGTCAAGGGCGTGAATTTGAGGGTGTTGTAACAGATATAGTTACTAGATTCAGGGATGAGTTTGTTGGTGTTATTCAAATAACACAAAAACATGCATTTTTTATTCCTGATAGTAATAAGATGCCAACAGATATGTTTATTCCATTATCAAAATTGAATGGTGCTGTTGATGGTCAAAAAGTAATTGCAAAGCTTACTGAATGGAAGTCGAATGCTAAGAATCCTAACGGTATAATATTAAAGGTTCTTGGTGAAGCTGGTGATAATGATGTTGAAATACATGCTATATTACATGAGTATGATTTACCTTATGACTTTGAGCCAGATATAATAGCTGAGGCCGAAGCAATAGAAACCGAAATAACAGCTGCTGATATTGCGCTACGTAGAGATATGCGTGAAGTATTAACATTCACAATTGACCCTGTTGATGCAAAAGATTTTGATGACGCATTATCGGTTGAATGGGTTGATGGTAAATTACAAGTTGGTGTACATATCGCCGATGTGTCTCAATACTTAAGACCTGATACCGATTTGGATAAGGAAGCTTATCGTAGAGGTACCAGCGTTTATCTCGTTGATAGAGTTGTACCAATGTTACCAGAAAGACTTTCAAATGGTTTATGTAGCCTTAGGCCGCATGAAGATAAACTATGTTTCTCAGCGATATTCACACTTGACCAAAATGGTACAATTGTTGAAGAATGGTTTGGGCGAACAATTATCAATTCTGACCATAGGTTTACTTATGAAGGAGCTCAAGAGATAATTGAAGGTAAGTCAGATAATCTTACCGCTGAATTAAAAGAATATTGGGGTGAACATAAACATTTATATCTTCTAAGAAGTAAAGAAATTAAAGATGCTGTTTTAGCTCTTGATTCCTATGCTAAGAAGATTAGAAGAAAGAGACTTGGTGAAGGTTCAATAACATTTGATAAACAAGAAATCAGATTTAAGTTGGATGAAAATAACAAGCCAGTGGACCTTATCTTCAAAGTTATGAAGGATTCCAATCAATTAATTGAAGAATTCATGCTCTTGGCTAATAAGAGGGTTGCTCATCTTTTAAATAAGAACGGTTATCCTGTTGTTAATAGGGTTCATGAGGAACCAGACCAAGAAAAGCTTGGTTTATTGAAGCAGTTCATTAAGCAATTCGGTTATGAAATTAAGACAACTTCACCACAAGAGATTACCAAGTCGTTAAATAAATTACTTGATGATGTTAAGGGTAAGGTTGAAGAAAATATAATTTCTAACTTAGTTATTAGGTCAATGAAAAAAGCAGCCTACTCAATGAAGAACATAGGTCACTATGGTTTAGGATTTGAGGATTATGCTCACTTTACAAGCCCAATAAGACGTTATCCAGATGTAATGGTACATAGATTGCTAGGACGCTATTTAGAGGCTAAACCAGCCCCTAAAATGGATAAGTTAGAGTCTAGGTGTACTTACTTGTCAGAACGTGAAAGAAAGGCTCAGAAGGCCGAAAGAGATAGCATTAAGTACATGCAGACAATATACATGAGTGAAAGAATCGGTAATGTATACAAGGGTCTAGTTACTTCCGTTACTGAGTATGGTATATTTGTGGAAATTGTTGAAAACAAGTGTGAAGGACTTATTAAATTGGCTGAAATTGGTGGTGACACATATAATGTTGATATGAAGAACTACAGAGTAGTTGGTTTGAATACTGGGAATGTAATAAGACTTGGTGATGAGGTATTAATTAGTGTTGTTAGTGTTGACATTGAAAAGAAAAACATTAACTTTAGTATTATAAATTAAAAATTAAAAATTATGGCGACATACGGAGTTTGGGGAACAATTAAGTTTGATATTGAACTTGATATTGAGGCTGATAGTGAAACTGAAGCTAAAGATAAAGCCAAAGAAATATTAAGCGACTATTATCATCTGGATGTAGTGAATGCATATCATACTAAAGAAGATGTGAAATTCGACTTAGATTCGATGGAAGATGAAGGATAAAAAAAATTAAAAATTATGCATGTAGATTTTGTTAAAGACCTTTTGGTTTGTGATTGTTCAAGCGTTGAACATCAAATAGTATTCCAATATTTTGAGGATGATAATTCTGGTGAAGTGTATTTACAAGTTCACTTAACTAAGAAGCCTTTTTGGAAAAGATTAATCCATGCGTTCTTTTATGTATTGGGTTATCAATCTAGGTTTGGTGCCTTTGATGAAGTAATTATGGGGCCACAACACATAAAAAGCCTACAGTCAGTTATTGAGCATATTAGAAAGGCTGAAGGTAAATCCCTTCAACTTTCATTATACAATGACGAGCGACACACTGATTTATAATTTTTTAAATCGAAACTATAAATTAGGTATTGATTCTATATTACCAATGGTGATTTATATTGATAAGTCAACCGATTTAAAACTTAGTTTAACTAAGTTAAAAGAATTATGTAATTTAATCTTATCACCAGATGAAACTGAGCTAGAGACAGCACTTAAAAATTGGTTAGGGTATAATTTACAGCATACGGGCATTGGTAACGAATTAGAGCGAAGAAAGAAATACCTAAAAAAAACCTTAAATATAGGGAGCAAAGGAAAAAACCCGTATCATGACCGAAGAACTAATTATTAATAAATTCTTAGAGAGAAATTATGAAGTAACTGTAGAAAAAGACGATTTTTGTTATTTAGATATTGCATCAGGTAAACGACTTGATTCAATTGCATTTTTTAACGAATTTAATTTAATCATTGGTGTTCATTTTATAAATGATTGTACATCATATGATGTTGCCAATAAATGGGTTTCCGAAAAAACACATGGGGTAATGAATAAAATTAATGAGGCGTTAAGTACACTTAGAGTTAAATTAGGACCAACTGAATGGGTTGTTTATGATAAGTTTGGATTACCAATTAATGAATTTAACTTACCAGAAGCTTTAGGGTTAAATTATAGTCATACTTTTTTGGATAGATTTTATTCCAATTGGTTTTCAAATGAAACTTTAAGAGTTTCAGAAGGTATAATGCGTTTTAATTAAAAGAATATGAGAATAATAGCTATATCTGACACACATACTAACTGTCAGAACGAAGTACAAGAGTTACTTGAGAAAGATTTAATGAAATTGGATGGAAATAATGAAGAAACTATAATTGTTCATTCTGGTGATATATCCATGCGTGGAACACTTCAAGAAGTTGAATGTTTTTTAGACTGGTACTCAAATTTACCATTTAAACATAAAGTATTCATTGCTGGTAATCATGACTTTCTATTTGAAATATATGATGACATTGAAGAAAAGTATAAAGACCGTGGGGTAGTTTACCTTAAGGATAAAATGGTTGAGCTTGATGGTATTAAAATATACGGTAGTCCTTGGCAACCATATTTTTATAATTGGGCCTTTAATCTTCAACGTGGACAACAACTTTCAGATAAATGGGCTATGATTCCAGAGGGTCTTGATATTTTACTTACTCATGGTCCAGCGTATGAACGTCTTGACGATACATCACGTAATGAACGTGTTGGTTGTGTTGATTTACTAATGAGGATAAATGAAGTAAAACCTAAGTATCATATATGTGGCCATATTCATTATGGTTATGGTATGCGAGTAGTTGATGACACAACATTTATTAATGCTAGTGTTGTTAATGATAGGTATGATTACCATAACAAACCAGTTGTATTTCATATTTAATTTTAAAGCAAGTAAAAATTTACTTGCTTTTTTTGTTTTTATTTCGTATATTTGCACCAGCAATTTAATTTTATGAACATTATTAACAAAAACAAGAGGGCAACCTTTGAATATAGCGTATTGGAAAGATACACCGCTGGCATCATGTTAATGGGTACAGAAGTGAAATCTATTAAAGAATCCAACGTTTCAATTTCTGAAGCTTATTGCTTCATTACCAATAATGAGATTTTTATCTCAGGTATGCATATCGCCGATTATAAAAAAATTCAGCATACTAATCATACGCCTGTCAGGGACCGTAAACTTCTCTTAAATAAAACTGAAATCAAAAAACTATCCAAAGGAATTAAGGAAAAAGGACTTACCATTATTCCGTTAACCGTATTTTTATCAGAAACTGGGCTTATCAAAATTGAATTAGCTTTAGTTAAAGGTAAGAAGGTTTACGATAAGAGAGAATCAATTAAAGAAAGAGACCAAAAGAGGGAATCTGAGCGAATTAACTAAAGTTTTTTGGTGGTGTCAATTTTATTGATTATATTTGCATAAAATATATTAAAATTATTAGTTATATATGAAAGTATTTAGAGTAAGTGAAAGAATTACGTCCAGAGAGACAGGAACATTCAAACAGTATTTAAACGACATTGCAAGCATTGACATGTTAAACGCAGCGGAAGAAGAGTTGTATTCCATTCGTGCGTCTAATGGTGATAAGGAAGCGATGGACATTTTGGTTAGGGCTAATCTTAGGTTTGTTGTTAGTGTTGCTAAGCAATATGAAACAGCTACTTTAAGTTTAGAAGATTTAGTTAATGAAGGGAATATTGGGTTGATTATGGCTGCTGAAAAGTACAAGATTGACACTGGATTTAAGTTCATTACTTATGCGGTTTATTGGATTAGGAAGATGATTCTTGAGTACTTATCTAAACATGGTAAGTTAGTAAGATTACCAGCGAACAAGATTGCCAGTATTAATAAGCTTAATAAAAGAAGCGATTTAATGGAACAGCAATTAGGCCGTGAGGTTGATATTGCTGAGATTATGTCTGAGTATGATGCTGAGATGTCTGATGAAGACGTTAATGATTTACAAAGAATTGCTACACTTAGTTTTGAGTCATTGGATAGTCCATTCGATGATTCTGAGGTTGGGTCACGTTATGACATTCTTGCAGATGATTCAAACGAACCAACAGACCATTTGCTTTTAAATGAGGATTTAAAGGGTCAAATTGGCCGTGCAATGAAGCATTTAAGTGAAAGAGACAGGAAGATTGTTACCTTATTGTTTGGTTTAGATGGTTCCGCACCATTAACACTTAAGGAAGTGAGTGAAGAAGTTGATTTAACTAGGGAAATGGTAAGACAAATCAAAGAAAAGAGTCTTAAAAGGCTTAGTCGTTATTTAAAGAATGCGTAGGACCTTATGTACACAATTGTGTACATAAACCCTTTTATTTTAATCCTTTTTGTTTGTTTATGATATTTATATATTAAATACTGTTTATGAACAAAAAGGATATTAAAATAAGCCTTAAGAGGGCCTTGAACGAATATATGTCTGGAATAGGCACTGACTCAACGATTACTGAGAAACAAAAGCCGTCACGTTTTAAGAAACCTAATTCTGAAAAGAAACCAGAAAGTAGAGAGAACAATAACAATGATAAAGCTGGTGGCTCTGGTAAGAAGGATTACTCCGATGTACAGAGAGCGTTCCAGAAGTTAGGTGGACCATCCATGGTGGATGTAATGAAGATGATTGGTATTCCTGATGATGAAAATGGTACTAACCGTTCTCTATTTAGAAAGAAGGTTGTTCAAGAAAAAAACAAGGATACAGGTTCATATTATCAATTTGATGATGAGGAACTAGATAAAGTAAGAACCGCATTACACATTAAGAACTAACATAAACAAATTAACTAACCCTTACACTAAAGTGAGGGTTTTTTATTTCAATACCTCTTTCCTCACACCGTTCATGTGAATTGTTTTGCAAATATACAGATAAATATCGAAAGGAAAAAACTTATTTATTAAAAATTTCCACCTATATTTGCAAAAATATTTATTATGGAAGTAGTTACTAAAGAACAGTTAGTCTTCGATGTTATCAAGGTGTTAACTGTAATAGAAAATGATAGTGATGTAAATTCAGTATTTAGAAATGGTGGATTTACACAAAGTTACGAACTTTTGTGTACTCTAGCAAAACAAAATTCATTACCTGATGAAATTCTAACACGTATTAATGGTATATATACACATATCATTATGCAGAATCAAGCTCCGCTAAAGGCGTATGCTAGGTTATTTCTCAACGATGAGAATCCAATTGAAGTTGCCGCAGCTAAAGAAATTATTGCTGAGGAAGTGATTGAGGAAACAACCCCAAAAAAATACACTCTCCCAAAACATTATGGTAAAGTCAAGATAATGGCTGACATAGAAGCTAATAATGGTGTTATGACCGAATTAGATAGGGCTATGCTTGGACTAAATGATTTAAGGAATGTTTACGGTAAGTTGAAGAGACGTTGTGTTAAGGAGAAAAAGCTTGATGTTAAAAAGTTAACTGATGCCGATTATAGAGATATTGTAGCGGTTATTAAGACAGTAGAGAAGAAAATGGCCGACATTCTAAAAAAATAGTTGGTTAGAATGTTAAATTAACGTATATTTGCAAAAAAGAAAATAATAATGGGCAGGAAATTGATTACATTTGTTGAGTATGTGATTTTTGGTAGTAAATGGTTATTATTACCATTTTACATAGTGTTAATTCTGTCATTAGGTGTCTATACCTATTTTGATTTGTACGAGTTTATTGATTATATCGAGAAATTAGGTATATCAAATAAAGATTCAGCGATGTTAACATTTATCGAATTGATTGATATGACAATGATTGCCAATCTAGGTAAAATGATTATTACTGGCTCGTATAATAGCTTTGTCAGTAAAGACCATGGTAGAAGTAATGAGCATATTAGTTCTGGTACCTTAAAGGTTAAAATGGCAACTTCATTAGTTGGTATTACATCAATAGGTCTTTTACAACGTTCCGTTAATATTACGGCAGCAAGTTGGGACGTATTACTAAAACTAGCATTTGTTCATGGTATATTTTTACTATCGTCAATGATATTAGAATTTGTTGACTATTTGCATGAAAAAACTGAATTAGCTGAAAAAATAATTGAAGAAAAAATAATAAATGAAAAACATGAAAAAGTACATTAGTTTATTAGCACTAATATTGGTGCTAGGGTTAACATCTTGCAGTCATAAACATGCTAAGATTGAGTTCTACAAAGTAGAAAATAGTGATAATGATGCCCTCTTTTGGTACATTTACGTTATTAATGGTAATAGCTATGACTATTATTATTACAAGAGCGTGTCGCCAATTACTGATTTCTCAAGTATTACTTGGACAAAGAGCAATACACTTCCAAGCGAAATCGAAGGTGTAAGTCCTATATCAGAATCGGTTATATCCGTATCTCAGTTACCTGCTGATGTTGAAGCAGATGTCTCAACGACAACTGATGCGAGTACTGGTGGTGATGGTGGCGGTTCAAGTGTTGGAGATGGTGGTGGTTCCTCAAGCGGCTCGTCAGGTGGCTCTGTTGGTGATGGTTCATCAGGCGGTTCATCAGGTGGTGATGGTGGCGGCGGCGATGGTGGCGGTGGTGGAGACGGTGGCGGTGGTGGTGATTAATTTTGTTTATCAAATTTTTTTACCTATCTTTGCGTCAAATTATTAAATATGAGTTCTGATTTTATTTCACTTCAAAGGTGTTTACAGTTAAGCATGGATTCTTACTTACCTAGTGAGTTGTTACAAGAGATTAGTAAATGGGATAAAATTCTAAAATCACCTTACGGTTTTAGTTATTATAATGCTAAAGCTGGTTGGGGGTATAAAGAACATGCTTCCTTAAGAGTAGCCGACCATTGGAATTTTACATCGGCATTTAATATACATTGTAAAACAACAACACCAGTACCTGATGGTAAATGGGTGTTAGGAAAGTTTAATGGTACTATTCAAAAGTATGAAATACTAAAGGTAGTTAATCCATCAAAAGTAGTACTAAAAGATACTTTTTACTATTCATTTTATAGTTTAGATGCTGCATTTAATAAAGCTATAAACAATAATGAAAATTACATTCAAGAAATACAAAAGAGCTTTTTGAAAAAGTATTATAGTCTACTTGAAAAGTTTTCAATCAATCCTGACACACTAGTTTACGCTTAAAATAGTAACAATGACATTAATAATCTTAGTATTTATATTTTCGCATATCACATATGCTGAGACCTCTGGTAATAAGTCATTAATACCAAAAATCCTCTTAAAAGATGAAAAGTAAATTTAAGCAACTTGAAATTCCGTTTAAGGAAGAAACTAAAATAAAAGAAGTTAAATTAACTAAGCATCAAAAAGAAGTCTTAAAGTTAAATCGTGAAATCGTTGATTTACAAAAACAACTAGTTGAACGTAATTTTGAAATTATTAGATTGATGTCACTATTAAAAGACAATAATATTGTAATATCATGACATTATTAGATACGATGAAGGGCCAAGTGGTTCTTTTTATGACGGATGCAAAAGTTGAGGTTGAGTTGACAATTGAATCAGTTACCGAGGGGTCAACCACAATTGAAATTACACCAAGCACTAAAGAAAATGATTGGTGGGGTGAATCAGAAACTATTACTCATTTTCTAGTTAAATTTACAAATGGGTTTGTTCATAAATACCCATCACTAACTTCAATAAAATTAAAATAATGGAATTAGTATCAATAACCATGACTGATGATGAATTCTACGAGAAGTATCGTCCAGTTACAAATCACTTAGATGATAATGCCTCTTTTGATGGCAAGCTATTTGAGACATATGATGAGGAAAAAGAATATTGTTTCGAATTAGCTAAGAAAGAAAATAGAGTTTGGACAATTATCGAATGTGATGATGAAGATTATGATGGTGATGGTGAGTCTGATGATATTCTTGACCCAGATAATCAAGAAGAAGGTTACGAGCCACCATCATGTTTGGTTATAACAAATGGTTTTCACTACGTTAATCGCATTGGCTTTATGGTAACTGAGGTTGCTTATAATGAAAATGAAGACATAACGGTAAAATTTACATAATGACAGACAAAGATAAAAAGGAGATTAAAGAGCTTTATAATAGTAGACCACATTATAAGCTTATGGACGCTATTGATAATAGTGCCCCAATGACCGATACTGATAGGCGAATGATGGAACATTATTCGAAAATCTTACGTGATAGAGATACATCTGAGCTTTATCAAAGTATCCGTAATGTTATCTATACGATAATAATATTAGTCGTATTAGGATTTTTTGCATTCAAAATATTATTAAATTAAGAGTAATGAGTAAAATAAAAAATGATAGTCTAGGTGACATTTGTAAATATTTTGAGAAGAATTTTACGCTGGAACAAATGATACCAGAATTGCCTGTAATTATCAGGCTGGACGGTAATAACTTTCACAACTGGACCAAGGGACTAGAAAGGCCCTTTGATAAGCGTTTAAGCGATTTGATGGTTGATACAACTAAGTTCTTAGTTAAAGAAACTAATGCTGTTATTGGTTACTGTCAATCTGACGAAATAACACTTATTTTGTATTCTAATGACATTAAGTCAGCTATTTACCAAGATGGTAAGAAACAAAAGATTCTATCTAAGTTAACGGCTAAATTAGTTAATCACTTCAATAAAGTTAAAGCTGATTATGGTCTTGAGAAGAAAGACCAAGCGGTATTTGATTGTAGGATATTCCAAGTACCAACACTTGACTGGGCCGTTAAACAGCTTCTTTGGCGAGAACAAGATGCTAGTAAGAACTCCATTTCAATGGCTGCTCGTTCATTCTTTTCTCATAATAGTGTTCACAAGTTAAACGGTGATGAAATGCAAGAAAAGATGTTCACTGAAGAAGGTGTTAATTGGAATGATTATCCAGCATTCTTTAAGCGTGGTACTTACGTTAAGCGTGTAAAGACTAGTAGAAAGCTTACTGAGGATGAGTTAAAGGAATTGCCAGCTAAGCACAAGGCAAGACAAAATCCTGACTTAGAGATTGAAAGGAATATTATTACAGTTTGTGATATGCCTAGATTCTCAACCATTATCAATAAGGTTGGTGTTGTATTCTTTAATGAAGAACCACAATTAAAAAATTAATCATGGAAAGAGAAGAGTTAATTGATGTCATTAAGGATAGGGTGAGAATTATGAGTGAAACATGTTCAGCTATAAGAACATTAGCTAATGTTTTTGTTTTTTGGGGTGATAAAGGAATTTTAGTATTAGAATTGGCTAAATTAACGGCTAATTGGGATATAGAACGCACAACGTATATCAATAACGAAAAGATTATCTATGTAGATTTTAACAATTTTAAATTCTTTACTAGAAATTTTGAGTTAACGATTGATGAGATAGACGATGAAGATTTAAAAGCTTTATATGACTATTTTCGTATGATGATACCTAAACCACTGATTTATGACGAAGACAGACGTAAGAAGAGTAGCTGAGGTTATAACAACAGCTGAATTAAAGGAAATGATTCTTAACGCCTATTCTAAGGTAGATGATTGGACAGTACCTAGTAAAGGTAATAAGAGTATGTCTTTAGGGACGACATTTAATATACTAACTTCTGGTGAAATAACGGATAAAACAAATTTAATTGTAAAGATTAATTTAATAAGAGAATTTTCCATATATTTGCCTGAAAAATATAAGGCATCTAAAAAGCCTAAGGTTCAAGTTGAAAATGTTGTTCATCAGGACCCTAAGCCTTTAAAAGCTAGTTATTATGAGTTTTAACATTTATAATTGGATTCTGGATTTAACATCTAAGTGGCTCAATTATTATGTAAAACGTAAGAACTGGAATAGGTGCCATAAGATTTTAGAATTTAGAAAAAATAAAATTGCCCCTAATTTACGGGTGATTGTAAAAAATAAATAATGACTCGAATTAATGTTGCGATTCCACCAAAGGATTTATGTAGACAGCACTTATTAGCTGAACACCGAGAAATAGTTAGAGTACCTAATGTTGTTAAGAAAGGTAAGTATAGTTTAGATAAACAGCCTAAAGAATTTACTCTGGGTACTGGCCATGTTAAGTTCTTTTATAATAAATTACTCTACCTTAAAAATAGGTATGCTGAGCTCTATAATGAGTGTTTAAAAAGGGGTTATAATGTTACGTATTTTGGTAATGCTTTCGATGACATACCAACTAAGATGATGAACGATTATCAACCAACTGCAAAAGATAAATTACTAATAGAGGCGAGAATTAGTGAACGATTAAAAAAAATGAATAATGTTTAAATTTTTAAAAAGAATAATGAATAAGATTATTATTAATGGTAATGAATACTCAGTTAAGGGTAAAAATATAGTTGCTAAGAACATTAGTAATTCATCAGTACGAATCACAGTTGATGGAGTTACGGTTGTTGATATTAATGGCACTAACCCGATTGTTATTAAGTTTGAGGGTGATTTAGCTAGTCTATCAGCAACACATGCTGATGTAGCTGGTAATATCAATGGTAATGTTGATACGACACATCTTAAAGCTCGAAATATCACTGGTAATGTAAAGAGTACCCACGTTAATTTGGATGGCAATATAAAGGGTGATGTAAACAGTACACATGTAACAGCAAACTCAATATCTGGTAATGTTAAGGCGATACATGTAAATTAATTTTGTTTGTATCAGTTTTTAACATATATTTGCAGTCAACTAAATTTTTTTATATGGACTATAATTTAAAAGAGGACGTGATAACAACAAAATCCTCTACAGTCGTTAAATTATCAAATTTTTTAACTCTTACGACTACTGAAGAAACTATTGATTTAAGGGTGGAAATTGTTGCGGATTTTGAGAACATTCCACATAAGTATCATGAGATATTTTTGAATATGTTAACCTCAAAGTATTTGGGTAAGGTATCATTCTCTGATAATCCATTCAGTGTTTGTAAACTTGAAAAGAAAAAGCGTTGGTGGCATTTTTTTACCAGTATGGGTAAAAAATAATTTTGCTAATTCAAAAATAACCCCTATCTTTGCATAAATAAATTATTACACATGTTAGACTTCATTAAGAATAAAACAATATTCGCAAATAAGTATCATACACATTCAGAAGCAATTGTTATCTCATGTTTTTACAACTCTGAGAATTCAAATTATCGTCTAAAGGCGTTTGATACGTTTTACAATACGATTAAGCATTTGAATCATAAGATTATTGAATGTGTTATTGGTGATGGTAAACCACAGTTATCATCTTATAATGACCCAGCAATTGAGGTGATACACACTCAAAATACACTTTGGCATAAAGAAGCTCTTTTAAATAAAATTATAGCTGGTTTACCAAAAGAAATCAAGTATGTATTCTGGGTTGATGCCGATGTAATCTTTACCAATCTTGATTGGTTAGTTGAAGGTGTACAAGTTTTACAAAAGGAAAACATTGTCCAACCATTTGAATATTGTGTTCACTTAAAACAAGATGTTGATGCGCCTACGTATAGCGATGCTAAAGCGATAGGTACATCTAATCCAAATGCTATTAGTGAGAATGTTTGGCGAAGTTTTGCCGCAAATTTCGCTGAGAAATCAATGTATTATGATAGCGATAATTATAACGCTCATGGTCATGTTGGATTTGCTTGGGGTGCTAGAAAGGAGATATTACAAGCAGTTCCATTATACGATAAAGCATTGATTGGTGGTGCTGACCATATTATAGCACATGCCTCGGCTGGACAAGTTAATTGTAAGTGTATTTCAAAATCATTTACCGATAATTTAGATGAAGTAAATGAATGGTCTAGTAGATTCAGTTATATTGTTAATGGTCGTTTAGGGTATGTTAAGGGTAACCTTTATCACATCTGGCATGGTGAACTTAAAGATAGACAATATTTGAAGCGTATTCAAGATTTCACTGCTGAGTCGAAAGAAATTACTAGGAAAGATGAAAATGGTCTTTATGTTACTAATGATGGTAATGACCATCCATATGTAAAGGATTACTTCAAACAAAGGGAATCAATTAAGCCTAAGGTTACGGCCTTATCTGGAACAACTTCTCTTAATAGAACAGTTGTTCATAAATCACCTGTTACTCGTATGCCAACATCATATCGAAGATTTGATGATGATACATTTGTTGATAACTCTAATGATAATTTTTTTTAGTTCAGTAGTTACTGGCTTTGTAACAGATTCAGCCGTTGATGGTACCTTGTTAGGTGGTAACGTAATAGGTGCGTTAGTAGGTGCTGAGTTACGTGATACACTTGACAATAACAATCAAGTTGATTATCAACAAGATGTACCTCAAGACAATGTACAATTTGGTGGTGGTTCATCAGGTGTCGGTGGTGCAACTGGAAGCTGGGACACAGATTCAACACAAGCCCCAGTAAACGATAACTTCTCGTAAAAATTATAATTATGGAAATAAATAACGAACTATTTGAGAAAGCCCTTATATTTGCTGCGAAAAAGCATAAGGGTCAAAAAAGAAAGGGTAACAAGTTACCTTATATAATTCATCCAATGGGTGTTGCCGCAATCCTTCTTGAGGCTAAGGAGAGTAAGAACATATTATTGTTACTTATTGTTTGTCTACTTCACGATTATGTTGAGGATTGTGATGAACATCTAACTCAAGCTGTTAAGTTGGCTAAAATCGCTAAGCTATTTGGTCATCAAGTAGCGGCATTGGTTGAAGAACTTACACTTGATAAGGATAAGTATGAAACTGTTGGTAAAACTGAACTACTTTGTCAAGAAGTGTTAAAAATGTCAAGTTATGCTCTTGCTATCAAGCTGGCTGATAGACTCTACAATGTTAGAGATACCAAATCAATGCCTGAAACGTTTAGGGATAAGTATTTTACTGAAACTAAGACTGTTATTGCAACTCTTGACGCAAATAGGAAGTTAACCAAATCTCAATTGTATTTGGCTAATAAAATTAAAGAGGTAATAAATTAGTCATGGATTTACTTGGAATTGCAATAGCTCAACAAAAAATAGTTGAATTGAATGGCGGTCAAAAGATAACGGTAAAAGAAAAGTATCCAGTATTAAATACTGAAGAAACTGATACTATTAAATTTTGGAATTCATTAGATACAAATGATAAAATTGAAATTGGTATTGTGGCACTACATTATAATCAAATGTCGCCAAATTATCGTTGGCATTGTGATAGTAGTTCATCTTTTGATACGCTACCAAAAAAACAACAGCAAATCATAAAATTTTGTTTTAATAAAAGAGATGATTATTGGTTTATGTTTGATATGCTAGGTCTTTTAAAGCTATATTAGAACAAGATTTTATGGATAGAAAGGAAATTGAAGATGAATATTTTAAATTATTAAATGGTAAATCTAATAGTGACTTAAACCGTATGTTATCAAATGTAATTGAGAGTATTAATACAATTAATCAACAATTTGATGATTATCCAGAAGAAACTCAAATGATGATTTGTTCAACGTATCTATTATATGAGTTCTTGCGTAAGTATATTATGATTAGAAAATATCGTTTATGTGCAAATTGGTTTATAAATGCGTTTATCCCACTTGTTAAAAAACTTAATCGTGGATTTGAGATAATTAAACCACCATTAATAGCAAATTTGGTGGATAAAATATTTAGTGGCGAACTTTCGCATTATCAAGCTAGACAAATATTTCCACACTTAGTTGATTGTGAGACATTTGAAGAAGCTTTAAAAATTACAAATTTAAAATAAAAGACATTAAATGAAGTCATACGATACTATACCATATTACGGCGATTATTGGGATTTACCAATAATTGGTTTTGATAAACTTGATGGTTCAAACTTAAGGTTTGAATGGAACAAGAAGAGGAATTTTTATAAGTTCGGCTCACGGAACGTTATGATTGATGAATCAAACGAACAATTTGGTTTTGCTATTAATCTATTCCAAGAGAAGTACTCAGAGAAATTAAGTAAATTATTTACATCTAAGGACTATAGAAATATTCAATCCTTTGTATGTTTCGCTGAGTTGGTTGGTAAGAAATCTAGTTTCGGTCAGCATGACTTTGGTAATGATGAATTTGATGTTGTTCTTTTCGATGTTGCCCAGTACAAGAAAGGATTTGTACCGCCAAGACAATTTGTTCGTGATTTCCAAGAATTTGGAATACCAAGAGTTATCTATGATGGTAATTTAAACATGAGTCTAGTTAAGAGAGTTAAAGCAAATGAGTTTAATCTATCTGAGGGTATTATCTGTAAGGGTGAAACTAAGACAAAGAGAGGTGTTGACAATATTTATGTATGTAAGATAAAGACTGATGATTGGTTTAATCGCTTACGTGCAAAGAGTCCAGTTGATTACGAGAAAGAGTTGAAGCAAGCTGGTATAACGGCAAATTCTTAAAAAAATTCTTAAATATATTTGACAAATTGAAAAATAAGTCGTATATTTGCAGTTCAGATGGATGCTAAGGTAAGTCAACCACCAAGGCCATCAAATAGAGGTTGATATAGATATTTGACATTAAAGATTCAGTACAGCATAACAAAATGCAAACTAACAGTCCTAAGGTAACGCCTCTCGTGAAAGCGAGTTAGTGAGTATGATGAATAATTAGGTTAAGATTTATCTTGATTATAGTTATGGTAGGCTTAGCAATAAGTACGAAAAGAATACGTGCTCAGTGGCATATATGTGGGCTGGTTCAACGAGGATAGACGCTCGGCCCGAAAAAATATGTTAACAGCGGCAGTAAAGGGAATGTTGTCTACATTCGAATCCGCAAAAAATGAATCTGTAGAAAAAATTGGGCTGTCCATGGCCCACGTTATCCCCAGATAACGTTTGTACTACCGTACATGAAATCTTATGGTTGGGCTGGCACTCAATTAGTAGCAATGAGGTAAAAAAGCAGAGACTTCTGGTGTTGACGCAAATGGTCAACTAGGTAACTGTAGAGAGCCGAACAAGTCTCTACAAATACGGGGGTAGTATAATTGGTAGTACGCACCCAGTATATTAATAGTAATAGTTGATATACTGGGGTGGAAGTAGAGGTTCGAGCCCTAGACCCCGTGCATTGTAATCGGAAGGTTACTTTATAACATGTCGTAGTAGGTCGTATTTGAAGTTGCAAATATATAGTACGGGTGAAGATGTGTTATGCGTTATACCTCAGTGTATTAGAGGGTCTCCGTTCAAGGAGAAAGTCGATGGTTTAATTCCATCTAACGCAACAATGAAATAAACTTATGTTAGTTTAGTTAGTTTGGTTTGTAACCAAAGGCTAGATGAAGATGTGGCCACATCAGGTATTGATTCCCATAAGTCCCTGTTTCAAATGGTGCGGTAGCTCAGTTGGTAGAGCACTAGTTCTTCGAAGACTAACAAAAATATTTTCACTAAATGAAAACTTTTAGTCGGTTCTATGATATTTATTGTTATGGAACAAGATATAAAAGAATTAATTTCTAAAGGTAAGAATTATACTGAGATTGCAAAAATCTTAAATTGTCATAGAACTACAGTTAGTGGTATTTGTAAAAAAATTGGTATTGAACCAATTATTATAAAGAATCATATTTGTACTGTATGTAGTCGTGATTTAGGTGAAAATCTAAAGAATCATAGTAGATGTAATACGTGTGTGACTCGTTTGAGACGTTTAAGGATAAAAATAAAAGCTGTTGCTTATAAAGGTGGTAAATGTGAAATATGCGGTTATGATAAACATTTAGCCGCTTTAGATTTTCATCATTTAGACCCTATGGAAAAGGATTTTACTGTTACAACTAGTAAGCATTCTTATAGTTGGGTAACAATACAAAAAGAATTGGATAAATGCAATTTATTATGTTCTAACTGTCATAGAATAGAACATTCTAAATATGATGACGAAAAATTATTGCAATTTATTTAGTTTTATGGTGCGGTAGCTCAGTTGGTAGAGCACAATTTTGAAACGATTGGTGTCGGTAGTTCGAACCTGCCCTGCACCACGAAGAAATCCAACATTTAATTCTTGGTAAGAAGCTAATTAGTTTTAGTCTTAATCCCATACCATTATGAAAGATTAATGGTAATGCTCTGGTTACTAAAGAGGTTTTTAAATTTCCCTTACTAGGGTATAAACTAGTAAAATAAATAATTGGTTAAGTGGTGGAATGCAGACACACCCAATCAAAGGGGTGAAGGTTATGGGAACACAGCTGTTCTGATGTGAACCTCTTCGTGCAAGGTCAAAACTTGTCTTAACCACACGTGCCCGTTTAAATATCCCAGCAAGGAGGCTAGTATGTCCTATATGAATAGAAGTTTAGTAGCTTTTATAAGGAAACGTAAGATGTATAGGAATAACATCTTGGCAAGTCAGCCAGTAACCTCGAACGTCAAATGATTATTTCTAACCAAGGGTCACGCTAGTTAAATCATTCTTGGGACAGCCAGAGCACTTGTGAGTTGAATAAATGAGGGTGCTCAATTTTTTATTTGTTAGTTTCAATTTATTTTCCTATATTTGCACCATGTCGATATTGACATAGCAATTAAATAAAAATTTATGAGTCTTAAAGGTTTATTCATCAAAGAAGATGAAAATGAGGTTAAAGTTGAACCAGTTGTTCAACCTAAAACATCATTCCCTACAACATCTACGGCAAAACCAGCAACGGTTTTTCCAAATGCGGCTGCACCTGTAGCATCATTCCCAACATCATTCCCTAGTCAGGGATTTGGTTCAGCACCTAATCAGGAATTTATTAACAAGTTTACCGAGAAGTATGGTACTACTTTTGATGGTTTAAACCAACCTGGTTATGATTTCTACGAATTTTACAAAGCAATCGTTAGTGCAAACATGGTAGATAACCCACAAGGTTATCAAATGGCGTTATCTATGGCTACAGCTATGGACGCATCTGTAACTAAGGACCATTTAGTTTCACAAGCTGACTTCTATGTTGGTAAGTTAATGGAGCTTTATAATCAGCATGTTACTAGCGGTAATGCTAAAAAACAAGACTTATTAAGTCAGAAGGACGCTGAGAATCATTCATTATCAACAGATTTGGGAACTCTTAAACAACAACTAGGGTTTATTCAATCACAAATTGCCCAGAAAGAAAGCGATTTATCAACTATTGATGCGAAATATACCCCACTTATTGCTGAGGTTGACGCTAAGTTAGTAGCTAACGAAGTTGTAAAAAATGATTTCATTGGAAAAATTTCTAAGGTAAAAGAAAATCTTTCAAAAATTTAATTTGGTAGTTTGAAAAAATTACTTATCTTTGCACAAATAAAATAATATTAAACATGTCAACACAAACACAAACACAAACAGCTACAAGCTCGCTACAAGCAAATTTGATGGAGTTACCTATCATGAAACACTTTGATAGTAATCAGTTAGTAACCAACGTAAACAGTTATCGTAGAGGTGAGAAACCTATTAGTGGATTTTTGAAAATCATCGTTACATTAGGTATTGTATTTGGTCTTTATGTTGCAATCACTACAGTGATTCCTCAGTTTCTATTGGCTCTTGGTTTAGTTGCCTATTATGGTACTATTGCGGCATCAATTGTTGTTGGTGTAATTGCCTTACCTTGGTTATATGGTAAGTCTAGGCAATTGAGTAAATTTCTTGCTAAGAATTTGATTAAGAGTGACCCATTTGGTGAATTAGCTAAGCAGAAAGAAAAGATGATTCAGAACCAGCAAATGTTTCGAATATCTAAATCTAAAATTGATAATTTAAAGAATGATATGCAAGTTGAAGCTAAAAATTCAGAAGCTGATGCCACCAGACTACAAGCTCAAGTTGTATCAACGCAAGCTAAATGTGCTGCGCTTAAAGCTCAATTAGATGCAATGGTTCAAAAAGGTGGTGCCGAAGCTAGGTCTTCTGATGAATATGTAAATGGTCAAGCTGATTTGAGTAAAATGTTAGCTGATAGTCAACGTATAGTTAATAAAATGGCTCAGAGTAAAGATTTTGTTCAGAAATATGGTACTCGTGGTCTTGTAATGAAGAAAATGAGTCAAAAGTTAGTAATGGTTGAAGCCAGCATGGATATTAAGATAGCTGACTTTGATGCTACAGTAGAAATGCTTAAGAAAGACTATGACTTTGCTGAAAAATCTCGTGCTGCTACTGATGCTGCTAAATCTGCAATGTTATTTGATAAGTCTTGGGAATTGGATTATGCACTTGATGTCGTTACAGCTACAATTGCGTCTGATATTGCTATCACAAGTGGTAACTTGAGGGATATTGATAACTTAACCAGCCAGTATTCAATGGATTCTGACGAATTGTATTCTAATCTTAACACTTTGGCTGATAACATTAAGGCTGGTAAGGATGATGTTCCAAGTGCTAAACAGTACAATAACGCTGACTATAGGCTTACAGCTGACGACAAGCTTAAAGCTAATGGTTTGGGTGACATGTTTTAATCATGGAAACATTTTATAAAATTAATAATCGGCGGTTAGACTCACTAGCTGCCGATTTTAAAAATTCTAATAAGAATTTTGCTAATGAAATTGATGAATTTATTAATTTGATAATTGAGGAATCGGCAATCGAGGTTTCAACATATAGTGAATTGGAATTTTTAATGGAAAAACGGAGATTTCTATTAGGTAAAGGAATTGATTTAGAATTAGATAAAATTGAATTAGTTATGTTGTCTGATTTAAATTTTAAAATTGATAAAATCATTAATAAAAAATAAAAGAAAAAAAAATGGTAGAGAAAGTAAGTGTTAGTGTACATTTAATTAAATCAGCGTATAAAGCTGCTTGTAACGATTGGAAACATCGATTAATTAATGAATTTCCAGAGTTAAACTTGAATAATGGGTTTAATCGAGGTCAACTACTTCAATATGAAAGTGGTCTAGTAATATTACTAACAAAATCGACATTATCTGGTGACCATACTGGTGTATGTATTATTCCTGATAAAGAAAATAAGTATGACATTGGTTACATTAGTTCAAGTTGGAGTACGAAGGGTGTTATTTACAATGGTGAACCAATTGATGTTGCCGCAATTCTGGGAATAAAATAAAAAAGATTTGGTGGATAAAAAAAATCACCATATATTTGCATCATTAATAACAATAATTAAACATCGGGATTTTCCGAAAACAAACAAACAAAAAAAAGTAAAATGGGAAGTATTTTGAAAGTCAACAAATTGACAACGTTAGCGGAAGGTTTAATTATCTTCGCAGTATTAGCAGTAGTATTAACAGGGGTGTATTTCTTCGCACCAGGTCTTAAGACCACTGGGTCTAAGATTTTATCAGGCTTAAACATCAGCCACGATAACATCGACAACTCAGCAACCGCAGAGAAGATTAGTGTGCCATCTAAGGATGTGTCAACTAAAGTGTCAAGCAAGCCATTGAATCGTATCGCTGAGTATGCATGGAATGCAAACGCAGGTATGATAGTAGCTAATGGTGGGCCACGTACAACTAAGGGTTCTATTTTAGAAGGTCTTGGTGAGAATCTTGAAATCGTAAGATTGGATGGTGTAGCTGATTTACGTAACATGCAAATTAAGTTCGTTGAAGAATTAGACAAAGGTGTTGAGTATCCTACCGCCGACAAATCAGCATTTGCTGTTAGTGTTATGGGTGATGGTGCCGTATTCTATGTAACTACTCTTCAATCCGCTTTAGATGCTAAGTTTGGTGTTGGTAAGTATCATGCTCAAATTGTTGGTGGTTATGGATTATCAGCAGGTGAGGATAAGGTTATCGGCCCAAGAATTTGGAAGGATAATCCTAAATCAATGGAAGGTGCTGTAATTAGCTCTGTAGTTGGTGACGGTGACTGGGTTGTAGCAATTAACTATGCTTTTGCGAATAAGCTTAATGTTAACACTGACGTAACGACTTATGACGCACATGCAGTAAACTTTGTACCTAGTAAAGATGATGACTATATTAACTCTGTAAAAGAATTGATAGCTTCACAAACACAAGGTTACACAGTACCATTGAAAGAGGTAGTTGATGGTAAATTAACAGGTAAGACTGTAAATAGAAAAATTGATGGTGCAACGACATGGACACCAGGTGACAAATTGGCATTCGATGCGCTTACAGGTTTCACCGATGTAGTTTCTACAAAGGATTTCAACAATCAAATGTGTGCTGTATTGATTACGATTAAGGAGTTCGCAGTTAAGCATGATAAGGACGTTATTAACATCTTGAAAGCTGCTTACGAAGGTGGTAACCAAATTAAGTCTAGTGATGAGTGGTTACATTCAGCATCTGAGGCCGTAGCTAAGACTTATAACTTTGAAACACCTAAGTATTGGTATGACTTGTATAAGGGTAAGAAAGGTACTAAGGAAGGTTTAGATTATAGTATTGGTGGTAGTAAGGTTTTCAACTATGCTGATGCGTTACAATACTTCGGAGTTTCTGATGGAACAAATCGTTACAAGTCAGTATATGAGCAAATATCTAAGTATCTAGTTGAGTTAAATCCTTGTGACTTTAACAAGACATGTAAATCTGGTCCTTTGGCTTATGATGATGCTGTTAACTTATACTTTTTAAAATCTATAAACGATATACAAGCTGGTAAGAAAGATACGGTAAGTTATGCTGACAATAAGACTACGGTTTTAGCTAATGGTAACTGGAGAATAAACTTTGCAACTGGTAGTACTTCAATAAATGAATCTTCAACAAGTGATTTGGAAACAATATATAACTTGTTAGTTCAAGCTGAAAATACTAAATTGAAAATTATAGGTCATACTGATAATGTTGGTAATTCTGATGCTAACTTGACACTTTCTAAGGGTCGTGCTGAAGCGGTAAAAGATTACTTAATATCTAAGGGAGTACCTGCAAATAGGTTCCAAGAAGTTGACGGTAAAGGAGATAGTGCACCAATCGCTGATAATAGTTCTGCTGCTGGTAAGGCTAAGAATAGGCGTGTTGAGATTGCTCTTTTGAAATAAAGAATACCCTACCTATAAATTAAAAAGACAGACTTTAAAGTCTGTCTTTTTTTATGTCCCTATTGGTATGACTACATAAAGGTTGTAGATTAGTATAATGATTTAATTGTATAATTTCATTTTCAGTTAGTACACTTGACGATGGAATTATATGGTCAATATCCCAACCATATTTAAATTGGCCATTATATAGTCCATAATTATCCCATGTCATCCATGACTCAAATTGAGATTCAAGGTGTTGTTTAAACTCTTCAAATGTACAACCTAAAATTTCTTCAGCTTTTTTTGATTTTTTTACGCTTGTAAAATTTTTTCTTATTAGACTACGAATATTACATTTTAATCGATAAGCTGGGTCTGTTTGTCTTTTAAATCTCTGTTTTTCATTTCTTTTAAGTTTATAATTATCTCTAATTATCTTTATTTTATCGTAATTATTCTCACGAAATTTTTTTCTAGCTAATCCAAGTTCTTTTTTATGTGACATACGATATTTTTTATTATTAATTTTAGTTCTTTCTAAATATTTTTCTAAGTTTTGACTTCTATATATCTTATTTCGGTTGCTGGTACATATTTTACATGTCGATGATTTACCTAAGATACCATTTTTATTATTATGAAAGTTGTCTAAAATTTTCTCCTCATTACAAATAGTACATATTTTTGTTTCCATGGTTAAAATATTTTATCAATTATATTATTTTTTAATAAATTATCGTAAATCAATTTTTCAATATAGGCCGATTTATTTGATTTAATTTTACCAATCAAGGTATCTAGCTCACGGTTTAATGTTATTGTGACCCGTACTTTTTTTTCTTCGGTTTTTAATTTCTTTCGCATATTAATAAATATCATGAATTTATAAAAAGTATGAATTTTTATTCGTATTTTTTATCTTTATTTTGTATATTTGCATATTATACCCTACCTATACGTGGCAGAGTTAACTATAATGGTTAGCTTTTTGTTGGCGAGCAGATTGTAATGGTCTGTTTTCAAAAAGGAGACTATAATGGTCTCCTTTTTTTTGTAGTATTGGATTTAAAGTTGTATATTTGCAAAAAAAAACAAATGAAATATATTGAAACAAAATACTCAGTTGAAACAATTTTAGATAAAATTAAGGATACGGAAATTAATATTAGTCCTGATTATCAAAGGGAATATGTTTGGTCTTCTGATAAAGCAAGTTTACTAATTGATTCTTTAGTAAAAAATAATCCTTTAGACCCAATTATTTTATATGAGGTATCTGATAATAAATATGAATTAGTTGACGGTAAACAACGAATTAAATCAATTGAAAAGTTCATTGATAATGAATTGAATTTGATTTTTAGAAAAACTAATTTAAATAACTTATCACCGATATTATCAAAAAAGAAGAATTATAAAGATTTAACTAGTGATGAGAAAAAAATGATAAATCGTAGATTACTTAATATAATAATAATAATAAGTGATACAACGCCATCTGATATTATAGAGTTTTTTAAACGAAAAAACACTGGTGGGCAAAAGTTGAATAATCAAGAAATTAGAAGTGGTATTGCTGGTGGGGCATTTAAAAAAGATTTACGTGATTTACAAAAAAATAAGAAATTTATTGACTTATGGGGTGAGAAAATCTGGAAATTGCACAGTGATAAACAAAAAACAGATGAAAATATTTTAAAATTTTTTGGATTTGTTCGGATTTTTATTTATGGCGATGGAATTAAAGACTATAAAATAATGTCTAAATTTTTAGACGAAAATATTAAATTTTTTGCTAATGACGAAAATTTAGATAAAAAAAATAAGATTATTGAAATTTTTAACTTTTCAGTAAAAAAATGTCATGATATTTTTTATACCGATAACCCTTTAAAAATAAATTTTCAGCCATTTAGAAAAAATGTTAGCGAAAATTTTAATTGGATTATAGCAATGGCCCAGTTACTTGGTTTTGGGTTAATCTATACTGAATCTGATAACTCTGGTTTAAGAAAGAAATCGGATGAAATTAGAAACGCTATGATTGAATTGATAAAGGAACATGATATTTTATTAAGTCAGGGAACTAATGATAAATTTAGGATAAATCAATTTTTTAATGCGTGGTTTGATACGTTATTTTCAATACTAGAACCAATTGAAAAAAATACTAGATATATTCAAAATAATTTAATATTAAAGGTTAAATTATATGGTGAAAATAATATTTGTTCTAAATGTGGTTGCAAAATAATTGCAATTAAAAATGCTGATTTAGACCATATTTTTCCCCACGCAAAGGGTGGTTCAAATCTTGAACATAATTTACGCTTAACACATTATAATTGTAATAGGGCTGATGGTGGTAGTGGAATTTATGATGATGATGATGATGATGATGATGATGACGATTTTTTATCTCCAAAAAAGAGACTGTAAAGTCTCTTTTTTTTTGTTATATTGAAACTTTCTCACTATATTTGCATTCTAAATAATAATCATGGAAGGAAAATATGATGTAGTTTTAATCGGTGCTGGAGTGATGTCAGCGACACTTGCGACAATGTTGCATGAAATACGTCCAACGATAGACATCTTAATTATCGAATCACAAACATTTCCAGCGATGGAAAGCTCAGCAGCGTTTAACAACGCTGGTACTGGACATGCTGGTTTCTGCGAATTGAACTACTCAGTTTTAAAGGACGATAAGGTAGATATATCTAAAGCAATCGGTGTAAATACAGCTTTTGAACAATCTAAACAATTGTGGGCTACGCTAGTACAAGATAAGAAAATCAAAAATGATTTTGTTCATCAAGTACCACATATATCATTTGTTACTGGTGAGGAAAATGTTTCTTTCTTGGAGAAGCGTTATAATGCTATGAAGGAACACTATCTGTTCCAAGACATTGAATTTAGCAAGGATTTTAACGTCATTTCTGAATGGTGTCCACTAATCACTACTGGCCGCAATAAAGCCGAAATTATCGGTGCTACAAGAGTAAAGAGAGGGTTAGACGTTGACTATGGTAACCTTACCAATCAATTATTTGCGTCATTGTCTAGGCACGTCACATTTCAGTTCAATTCAACAGTTAATACAATAACTAAGACTGGTGATACATGGTCTGTAAGATGGAACGATTCATTTATCATTAAGACAGATAATGTGTTCGTTGGTGCTGGTGGTGCCGCATTAACATTATTACAAAATGCTAACATTCCTGAGATAAATAAATATGGTGGTTTTCCCGTTAGTGGACAATGGTTAATTTGTGATAACCAAGAGATAGTAAAGCAACATGAAGCTAAGGTTTACGGAAAGGCTTCTATAGGCTCACCACCGATGTCTGTTCCGCATTTGGACACTAGGCTTATCAATGGTAAGAAGTACCTTCTATTCGGCCCCTATGCTGGTTTTTCAACTAAGTTTTTAAAAGCTGGTAACTGGACTGATTTATTCAAGTCAATTAATTGGGATAACCTATGGGTTATGATTAAAGCTGGGTTAAATAACTTTGGTTTAACAAAGTATCTTGTAAGTGAAGTTCTAAAGAATGATGACGACAAATTTAGGGTATTGAAACAATACTATCCAGAAGCTAAGAAAGCTGATTGGAAATTGTCTAGTGCTGGCCAGAGGGTACAAGTAATTAAAGAAGTTAATGGTAAGGCGGTGATTGAATTTGGTACTGAGGTTGTTGGTTCTGCGGATGGTACTATAATCGGATTATTGGGTGCCTCACCAGGCGCAAGCACAGCCGTTCACATCATGTATGATGTAATCAAAAAGATGAATCTTAATTTAACCACAGATGAACTTGCGGAGCTTGATTCATTAGTAGTACCAGTTACATCAGAGAATTTCAAAGATGTAGAAGAGTACACATCAACAATACTAGATTTAAAATAAATTTGGTAACTTAACTTATTACCAGTATATTTGCATCAGAAATAAAGAATGTATGAATAGGAATAATTTTGGAAAGTCACGAGCAGGTGAATTACTTTCAGATATACTTTTCGAAAATAATGACCCTAAGATAACTAAAAAAGTTACTAGAGTCTATAATGAATATATGGAATCATTAAATGCGCTTGATGGTGCTGGTGGTATAACACTAACTAAAAAAATCAAGATGTATTTATTAAACCTTATTCATAATGATAATGAGACTAAGGTAAGATTTCACTTTGATAAAAATATTAGGTATTTTTTACTTAATATTTTTGATGCTGAATATAAAAAACGATTAGGAATTTATAAAACATATCGTCTAAACGAAAAAAGGCGAATATCTAAGAACGCAATTATTGCCAGTAAACAACAATTAGAAATTAATAAAAATAAACAATAATGAAGAAAATTTTTAGGCCGTTTGAGGCATTAAATGGTAAATCGAGAGCATCCATCGTATTAACATATACAGCTCTATTATTCGGTCTCTGGCTATTATCGTCAATGGGTACAACACACTTGTTCCCCAGTCTTGGTCAAGTTTTAAGTGGCTTCGGTGATTTGTACAATGATGGTTTGATTGTGCATGTGTTCAGTTCACTCAGCTTATTTGTGAGTGCTACGTTTTTTGCAATCATTATTAGTTTAATTATTTGTTATATCACGCCTATTGGAGCTTTTAAACCCATTGGTGCGTTTATTTCAAAGCTTAGGTATCTTCCATTAACGGGTATTGCATATTACATCAATATATACTTAAATGGTGCTAGGGCGATACAAATTGGTATATTAGTTATTTTCATGACTACATTCTTGGTAACTTCGCTTTTACAAATGCTTAAGGATATACAAGAAGAAGAATTGGACCATGCTAGAACACTTGGTTGTAGCCGATGGGAGATTTTGTATGAGGTTGTAATAAAAGGACGACTTGATTATGTTATTGAAATGGTAAGACAGAATTTAGCGATGGTTTGGATGTCAATTGTAACTGTTGAGTCTATTCTTGCTGCTGCTGGTGGTCTTGGGTTCTTAATTAAGAATAATGATAAGCTCGGTGATAATGGTAAGGTTATTGCGTTACAAATAATCATAATTTTGATTGGTAGTTCACTTGACTGGTTATTAACTAAGATTAGAACTTTAGCATTTAGGTACTCAAATTTTTAATATGTGGGATAAATTAACTACTAATAGTAGAGACAAGTTATTAAAAGCACTTGAAGATATTTTAGATACCAGAGATAAACGGTATATGTTTCTCTTTATGGAGTTCAGACAGATATTACCAAATATTCAAATTGAGGGGTCACCTCGTCAGACTGCTTTTAATATTTTTAATGAGTTTGAAAAACAACAAATGTTAGGTTCATTAATGGCATGTATGAATTGTAAATTAGAAACTGATTTATATTTGGAAGTAATACGATAGATTTATACCTTTATTAAATAACAATTAGAAAGAAGCGATGTCAACAGTTGAGAATTTAAACGAAAAGCGTAGGTTAACAGGTTTTATTAAGAGAAGATACCCAGTAGGTTCTTTCGTAGTCGATAAGGGTTTTGAGGAACCTTATCAAGTTAAGAGTAGTTCAGTATTTGACATTGTAGTTGAGGATTTGAAGGACGGCATTCGAAGCGTCACCTTCAATGATAGTTTGAGTTTCGTAGATTTTTATGTTCGTGATAAAGAACCTAATAGTCCACGTTACTTTATAAAGACGCTGAGAAAAGACCTTTGCTTAGAAAATTAATTTGCTTAGGTAAATAAAAAAGCATATATTTGCATCACAAAAATAAAAAAAATGACAAAATTTAAAGTTCTCGCATTTATCGGACTAGCATTATTAGCTTTTATCGGTTTAACAGTATTCTACACAGTACTTAAAATCTTTTTTATACCATTATTGGTAACATTCACACTTGGATTCTTCACTGGCTTAGCCGTAAATAGTAAAAAGTAATGTCATACAAAGAGTTAGATACGATACTCTATTTGGATAGCGTTTCAGTTGGTTATCCTGATAAGAATGACCATAGTAAGGTTAATATGATTCTTAAAGATGTTACTCTAATTGAGAAAGACATCGTAAGAGAAGGTCATAATGCAACTGGACAAACAATAGCCTTTATAGGTAGGTCTGGCCGTGGTAAGTCAACACTTTTTAAAGCCTTAACAGGCTTAATCAAGCCTACATCGGGTAAAGTGTTAATTACCGATGGTAACCAAAATGTTCATAACTCAGCTAAAGAGGTTGAAGAAGGTGATGTTGGATTTGTTGACCAAAAGTACACGCTTTTTCGTCATAAAAAGTTAACAGAAATCCTTCATTACGCTATGCGTAAGGACAAGAGAACTAAATTGGAGAAAGACGCTGTAATTGATAGTTATTTAGCCGATTGGGGTCTTGCGGAACATAAAGAAAAATACTCTTGTGAGTTATCTGGTGGCCAGAGACAACGTACTGCGATTCTTGAGCAAATACTTACATCAAAACACTTCGTTGTTTTAGATGAACCATTCTCTGGGCTTGATGTAGGTAATATCGAAAAAGTTAAGGCATCCTTTGAAAGAATATTATCTGATGATGAATTGAATACAATTATCTTCTCAACCCATGATATTAATTTAGCTGTTGAACTAGCTGATAGTATATATTTAATTGGTCGCCCAGAAGGTGCTGATTATAGTACAATTTTAAAGCATTATGACCTTAAGCAAATGGGTCTTGCTTGGACACCATACAATGCACAACACGCCGCTTTGGTTGCTGAGATTAAAAACATTGTTGTAAATTCATAATTATGTTAAAGTCGATAACTTTTATACCTGAGATTGAAGATGAAATTGAAGTTGATGTTTCATTAGAGAATCATATTTGGGTTACCGCCAGAGGTAAGAGTATTCCAGTACAAAAAATGACAACTTTTCATATTAAGAATTGTATTAATTGTTGGAATGGAGTTGGTAATATGATAGTCCCAGATGGATATTTAGGTGGTAGAGAAAAGTGGTTAAAAATCTTTGTCGAAGAATTAGCAAAAAGAAACTAATGGTTATTGTAAGTGATAGATTAACAAGATTTTTTGAGTGGATATTAGGTAGCGGCATTTTAGCTGTAGCCTTTTATCCGTTCATAATCATGCCTAGGTCAACTATTTCTAATAATGTATTACTTAATCATGAAAGAATTCATTTAAGGCAGCAACGTGAACTAATATTACTACCATTTTATATATGGTATTTAATAGCGTTAAAGCGTGTTGGTTATTGGGATATAAGTTTTGAAAAGGAAGCATATGCCAATGAACGAAACTTAAATTACCTAAAAACAAGGAAACCATACGCTTTTCTGGATTATTTAAAATAAATTTGCTTCGTAGATATTTATTTTGTATATTTGCGTATTAAATTTATGAAGAAAATTGTACTTGTGTTATTAACTGTCTTTTTGACATCTTGTGAAATAAGTTTACCAGAATATATCAAAATGAATGACACTTTGTCACCAAAATTTGAGAAAAATTCGATAGACACGTTTGGCACAGTAGTTGATACTATAAAATCAGATTCGGTAACACGATATTAAAAAACCTAAAAATTATTAAAGATGGCTGATAAAAGTTTTGATGATTTATTTGAAGAATTTTTTGGTGACGGTAAAAAGAAAGAGTCACCAATTGAGAAGTTTATTGGTAATGTAGAGGGAACCCCATCACTTGGCGATGAAATTAAACGTATAGTTAAATTGATTGATAAGATTAAAGGGTTGTCAAATCCTGAGTTCATTGATGAATCAATGGGTAGTCAAATTGCAAATGACCTTGGGGCTCCAGATGAAGTTCAAGTAATGGAAGAGGATGGTATATACTATACTAAGAATATTTGGAATTTACCACATGGCCAATTGGTTAGGGTACTTGTTTCTAATAGGAAGCCAGACGGTTTCAATAATAAGACTAAGGCTTCAAATAAGCCAGTGTTATCACTTGAGGAACAACTTGACGCTGCTTTAGAGGAAGAAGATTATCTTGAAGCGGCTAGGCTGAGAGATTTAATCAAAGCAAACAAAAAAAATAAAAAATAATTTGATTTTATTCTTGTTTATTCAAAATAAAGTCGTATATTTGCATCAGAATTGATAAAGAGGAACTTACTATGAATAAGTAACCTTGTGAAACTCAAGAGCGGTTTGTGACCGAAATATCAATTCTAACCGTCCGATTAGTATAGCGGTAAAATAGGGGTCTCTAAAACCTTTGTCGTGAGTTCGAATCTCACATCGGGCACTTTTAACAATTTTTACATATTTATAAAAAAAAGAGTATTATGACACATTAGGTATCTAGCACAGAAAAATTAAGAGTAATCACAAGACGTGATTTACCAGTTGTTACACAAGCTGTACAAGCAGCTCATGCAGCAATTGACTTCCAGCATGAATATCAAAGGGAAGCAACTGAATGGCACACATCATCTAATTATTTAGCCATTCTTACAGTTAAAGACGAACAGGAACTTATTGACATTCTAGTCAAAGTTAGTCTTAGAGGTATTAAATATACCATTTTCCGTGAACCTGATTTAAACAATGAAATTACAGCAGTAGCATTAGAAGCATCTAATGACAGTAGAAAGATAACTAGTTCTCTTCCATTACTAGGAAAGGAGGTAAGCTATGCTTAATCTAACTGGTAGAAACGAGATTATCTTCCACTTCAATAAGAAGCATTTGGAAGATGCTAATATACCTATGTGGGTAATTAAAACAAAAGGTGAATCATACTATGTGAATCATGTTGAAGTTTTAGCTGGGGTTGGCTTTAATACTAAAGAGACACCAGATAACCCACATACTAAGGGTTCAATTAGACTTAAAGGGTCGATAAAAATTGAAACAACAGAGGAACATGGTATAGTGGCAACAATATATTAAAAAAGGTCAGGTGTCCGAGTGGCTAGGTGTAGGGTCGCAAATCCTATTACGGAGAATTCGAATTTCTCCCCAGACCTCAAATGGGCGAGTGGCCGAGTGGTTAGGCATAAGATAGGAATATCTTATTACGGTGGTTCAAATCCATCCTCGTCCTCATTAAATAACAATTAAAAAAAACAAGCAATATGACTTAGGTAATCAGGGGTCCGACATGACTTTAAATTTTATAACATAGACATCAACATAGACAACTTGTCTATCTTGGACACTACTTGGACATTAACATAGACAGTTTGTCCAAGTTAACATTAATAACAATAAAAAAATAAAATTTAAAGAAAATGAGTACAAATAGTAACAACCCAACAACAATGATAAAGAGTAAATTCTCTAATGAAGTGCATAAAATCTTAGAACCTAATGTCGGTGTGAAAGCACGTGATAGATGGCGTTTAAAGAAGAAACCATTAACTGATGCTGAAAAGCTTGAGTTATTTGATAAGATAGTGGAAGCACATGCTAATTCCACAAATGAGTTAGTATCTTACCTTTATCAGAGGAGAGAAAAGAAGAGAATCCAAAAAGCTCGTGTTGAACGTGGCTGGGTTCCAAAAGTTAAAACAAAAAAAGTAGTATAATAAAAAGGGGATTAATTTCCCCTTTTTTATTTTTAATTTTGTTGGTAAATAAAAAAGTCTTATATTTGCAGCCAATAAAACAATTTAAACAAATGAAAAAGTCATTTATTTTATTCTTCATCCTTTTATGGACGCTATTAGTTAATTCACAAACAGTTAAAAACTACGATAGAGGACATATATCCCCCTATCAAGATATTATTAAGGATATTGACACTTTTCAGTTTCAAACTAGTAATGCACTAGATAATAGCTTTAGTCTTCGTATTAAACTTGATACGATTTTATCGGCTAAAAAACCATTATCTGAGGTGGTTATTAATTGTGTAAGGGCCGATTTTAAAATTCCAGTTACTGAGAAAACAATTTCAGATTCGACAATCCAAGATGGCTACCAAGGCCAAGAAATACCAATGTTATTAGGCGGCTTAACATCTGTTAATACCAATTCTGATGGCGGTGCGTATAGTGGTTATAGTTATTTTACTATAAGAGGAATTGACCAAACAAGAATTAATATAACGCTTAATGGTGTTCCGATTAATGAACCAGAGGATATGGGTGTTTATACGTCAAATTATCCTAGCTTTACAACAGCTATTCAATCAATTCAAATTCAACGTGGTGTTGGTACGTCATCTAATGGTGCATCATCATTTGGTGGGTCATTAAACTTTCAATCTAAGGATGGCTTAAGTAAAGGTACTGATATACAAATTGGTGGCGGTTCATTTGGTACATCTAGGTTTGACGTATCTAACTCAACTGGATTAAATCATGGTTTTGCGCTATATACTAATATTGGTGGAATTTATACTAATGGATTTAGGGAAAATTCAGGCAGCAAGGGTGGTTCAGTATTCTTTAGCTTAGGGTATTTTGGTAAAAATAGTATAACTAAATTGAATGTATTATCTGGTATATCTCGTAATAAACAAGCATGGCAAGGCGGTTCTGATTCAATATTGAGTCAAGATTATAGGTATAATCCAAGAGGGGGTGATAGAATGGATTATTTTAGTCAAAGCAATGTACAATTACAAAATATAACTAAAGGTAAGAATTTGAAGTTTAGTAATACCTTATTTTATAACTATCTTGATGGTGATTACGATGTTAATAACATTAAAGATATTGTATTAAATCAATACTTCGGCCATGAGAATCAATATTCACGCTGGGTAGGTGCTATTTCACAAGTTGATTATAATAAAAATGACTTTAAAGTAACTGCATCTTTATCTGCTAATAGGTATAATAGATTTCATAACGGTTATGAAATACTTGATTCATCACTTACCCAATACCCATATAAGAATAGTGGTAAAAAGGATGAATTAAGTGGCTTCCTTAAGTTTTCTTATGATACTCGTAAGGTTGTATATTATCTTGATTTACAAGAGCGTTTTGTTAACTTTAAATACTATGGTGATACAACTTTTACCCTAGATTACAAGTTCTTTAATCCTAAATTTGGTATTAAATATTTTATTAATAGTAAGTTAAGTACCTATTACAGTTTTGGTGTTTCTCATAGGGAGCCAACTAGGTCAATACTATTGAATGGTTATTTTTATATTGATTCGACTAATCCAATTAATTTGGTTAAACCTGAGGAAGTATTTGATAATGAGATTGGTGTTAACTATAATAATGGCAAGTTAAAGTTTCAAGCTGATGTATATGTTATGAGTTTCAGAAATGAAATGATAACCGCTGGTCCACTTGGTATTAATAGTTTACCGTTATTGATTAACGTACCGAGAAGTGTTAGATATGGATTTGAATTTGATGGTAAATATAAATTCAATAAACACTTCACTTACGAGGGTAATACTACAATTTCTAGGGGTGAATTTAAAGTTGATAGCGGTACATATCATTATTTGTTTAATCCTAATTTTATGCTTAAACATTCACTAGCATATAATATGGGTAAAGGTAGTATCAGCATAAATCAAACATATATTTCAAGGTCGTTTATTGATAAGCAGAATGATTTTTACTTACCAATATATTCAACTATTGGTGTTAATTTCGGTTATACATTTGGTAAGGTTGAAGTTACTTTGCAGGGTAATAACCTTACTGGTGCTAAGACATATAGTAATGGTTATGCTGTAAGCGGTGTTAGATATAGAATGTCAAATGCGTTACAGAATTATTTTTTCACAATTAGAATACATTTATAATGGAGATTTTAGCAGTTATATTAACGCTTTTATCAGCTTACTATACGGTAATAGGAAAGGTTGTTTGTTGGCCATTGGCAATAGCTTCAACAATTCTGTACATTTATTTATTAGGTGTTGAGAAGCTTTATTTTCAAGTGATAGCTGATACAATTATTCTTTATCAATGCGTTGTTGGTTGGTATTATTGGAATGGTACTGAGGATGAAGTGGGTATATTCTTACCTAAAAAAATCCTGATTAGGGATATTATCTTAGTTGTTATTGGTACATTAGCTCTCATCTATCCGATAACTAAATATACAAACGACCCTCAGCCAGCTTTAGATATTGTAACAACTCTATTAGCATTACTGGCTAATTGGTATCTAGCTAAAAAGTTCATTGATGGATTCTTGATGTGGGTAGTAACGGATATATTCTTAATTGCGATGTTCTTTATTCAAGGCATGTATTGGTCTGGCATTTTATATATAATTTTAATCGGGTTCGCCCTTCAAGGTCATTTCAAATGGAAAAGCAATTTAGAAAAACAATTGGTGACTGGTTAAGCGATTTATTGGAACCATTCAAAACACAAGCATTAGCTAACACATCAGACTTCAGAAAGAATGAATTTGAGGTTAATTTACCAGATGCTTTAAAGGGTGCATTTGCTTGGCATCATACAACAGAGGGTGGTAAATATTGGAGTGAATTACACGATAAATTGTAGTTATGATAGACAAGAAAGAATACATCTTATGCGCTGCAATATGGTATAAGGAATTACCATTAAAGCAGAATTATCAATTTGAAAACAGGCCCTTGAATTGTGACAGAGGTTATGTTAGTTATGGATTTAGGCATAATAATTGCATGTGGTCTATGACTTCACTTACTGGTTTAAGGAGTGTTTTACCTGAAGTTGGTGATTATGAACAAGGCTTCTTAACATCTAAGAATAGATTTGTTAATCGGGAAGAAGGAGCTATTATAGCTTTTGACGCTGGCCAGATTAATGAAATGAAAAAAACTTTATATTCAGACGACATATACTAATGGAAAAGAAATTTAAAAATGGTTTAGTACTAGGTAAACTCTACCCATTTCATAGCGGTCATAAATACCTTATTGATAGCGCATTAGAACAATGTGAAACTGTTCATGTAATGGTTTGTTCATTGAAAAATGAAATAATTGATGGTAAGTTAAGATATGAATGGGTACGAGATGCGTATAAGGGTAATACTAATGTTGAAGTCATCCATTGTACTGATGAAAACCCTCAACACCCACCAGAATGTTCTAGTATTGATGAATTTTATAACAATTATTGGGTTCCAAGTGTATATGGTTGCATTAAAGAACTTGATGCAGTCTTTACGTCTGAAGAATATGGTGATGAATTTGCTAGATACTTAGGCGTTAAACACGTATTGGTAGATAAAGAAAGAAAAGCATATCCAGTATCAGGAACGGCGGTAAGAAATAATCCGTTTGATAATTGGGATTTAATTGATAACAATGTAAAAAAATACTTTATGAAAAAAGTAGTAATCTTAGGACCAGAATCAGTTGGAAAATCAACAATGATTAAGAAATTGGCCGAACATTTTAATACTAACTACATTGAGGAGTTTGGTAGAACATATTCTCAAATGGTTGGTACCGATAACCTTCAAATTTTCGATTTTGAGGCGATAGCATTTCATCATGATGCTAAGATAAACATGGCTAAACCATGCAAGGTTCTATTTGTTGATACTGAGGCTATAACAACTAAGATATTTGGTGATATGTATCTTGGCGAGTGTGAATCTGATGTTATTAATGAGATTATTAACCGTCAAAGGTTTGATTTATGTTTAGTATTAAATGTTGATGTACCTTGGGTTGATGATGGAACTAGAGACTTTCCAGAAGGCCGTGAGGAACATTTGGCAACAATAATTCATGAACTTGAGATTAGGGGTCGTGATTATGTTCTTATTACTGGGAATAATTATGAAGAAAGATTTCAAAAAGCTTTAAAAGAAGTTGAAAAGTTGGGATATTTATTATAAAATATCTGATGGAATTAAATATAAGACTAGTTTTAAGGGAAGGTCTTGATAAGACAATAAAGTGTAAAGAATGCGGCTGGCATTGGAAGCAATCTGAATCCTCTAAGAAGGAAATGTACAAATGTCATAAATGTGGACATGACAATACACCAGATTTAAACGAGAACATACAACAAGCTGATAAAATATACTTCAATACTAATGTATTATCACCAGAGGTGCGTGAAATAATTCTTTCAATAACACATGGCGATAACTATACAAGATTAGTTGCTGATTTATGGTTCTATTTTACTAAGGGACGAGATAAGCATAATAATTATGATGGTGAAATTAGAATTATGAATATGTTTCATCAAGAACTTCTCAATTATGACAAAAACTTATTTCCAGTAAAATATAATTTACTTGATTACAGCGAAAATGAACCTGATGAGAAGCATATTATTAGATTATACGCTATATTAATGGAGCGTGAACAGTTGATTAAAGAATTTAGAAAATTACCTTCTGTAGCGGTAAGAAATTTGAAACGTATAACCAAGATTGTAGGGGAACGTGAATATATCTTTAAGGAATTGGATGAAAAATTAACGCAATTAAACGCAATTCTTCAAACTATTCCTAATACTGAGAAGGGCCAGCAAGTATTAAATAAGATATTTGCTAGTAATAATACACTTAATCAAATGATTGAAGTTGGTGAACATTTCCAACATGCATTTAATATGATGAGTGATGGCGAAGATAAAGAGGATTTGATTGATGCAATTCAATATCTTGATGCTGAAGTTATACAAGATTCAAATAATATTTTAGTTGTTAAAGTTAACGATGCCGATTCAATGCAAAGAATTGGTACAATGTCAATGTGGTGTTTTGCGAGACCAAATTCTGATAGTTATTGGGAACAATATGCATCTGAAGGTTATGTATATGTTGTATTTGATTTTAATCAAGATAGTGATGATGCTAAATTTATGATGGTAATTTTACCAGATACTGATGAAGTTTATGCCTCAACAAATGTTCCGATGGAAGAACTAGGTATTGAAAATCCATTTGGCTATCTAAAACATATTGGTGTTAATATATCTTTATTAGGTCATAACCCAAATCATCATAACTATGTTGAACCAGCCAGTGATAGACCATATGTTGACCCTAATCAATTATCATTATTTGAATCATTAAAGAATAAGGTAATAAGCGAAGCGTTTGATGATACTGATTTATATATTAAAGACAAGATAATAAAGGGATTTCATTTGATACCTTTTACTGGCGGTTTTAGTAATTCATATACAACAACAAATAACAAAGTATCAGATATTCTAATAAAACAAATAAACGCTTGGATTAAAAAAGCGTTTCCAGCTTCACCAATTTTTGTTAAAAAAGAAGCAATGTACAATAAAATTCAATTTTTTAAGAGAAGTTAAATATTTTTCCGTATATTTGCAGAATGAAACAATTGATAAAGGATAAACTTAGGGAAGAATTATTGAGTGAGAGTAGACTCCCATTCAGTATGGACTTACCTGCCGATATACTTCAAATCAAGGATGTATTTAAAAATAACAAGTACGACTTATTTGTAGTTGGTGGTGCGGTACGTGATGCGGTATTAGGTAAAAAGCCAAAGGATTTTGACTTAGCTACCGATGCTGTACCCGATGTTGTTGAGCGTATCATGCAAGCTGCTGGATTTAGAACTCTTGGAACTGGTAAATCATTTGGTGTTATTAACGTCTTTACTGACGCTGGTGAATACGAAATTGCTACCTTTAGAGAAGATAGTTCTACTGGTGATGGTAGAAGGCCAGATTCTGTTTCATTTACTAATATTGAAACTGATGTTAAGCGTAGAGATTTAACTATTAATGCGTTATTCTATGATATTGATAAACATCAAATTGTTGACTTAGTAAATGGTGTATCTGACTTGAAGAAGGGTATAGTAAGAACTGTTGGCCACCCAGTTGATAGGTTCAATGAAGATAAGTTAAGAATACTTAGGGCGATTAGGTTTGCCGCTAGATTTGGTTCTGATTTAGATGCGGACATTGACGCTGCATTAAAGAGGGATGCCAGTCTTGGTGAAGTATCTGGTGAGAGAATCAGGGATGAATTTATCAAGGGTATCAAATCAGCTAAATCAGTTAAGCATTTTCTTGAGTTATTGGACAGATACCAATTATTCAACTTTATTTTCAAAGGATTACATGTAAACAAAGAGTTTTTAGACGATAAGAATGTTATTTTACAATTGGCTGTGTTGTTGAAGGGTAACTCAAGTGCCGCTCTTAATAAGGGATTAAATAATTTGAAGTATCCAGTTAACGAGATAAAGGCTGTTATATTTCTCTTGAACTTACTACACTTAACAGTTGATAATGTTGTCGCTTTAAAGAGACAAGAAAAGAATGCACCAATATCTAGGCATCAAATTATAGCTTTTGCTAACAGGGAGAAGTTAGACAACAGATTAATTAACGCATTCTTAAATTTCGAGTTAACTGTATCTGGTGAAGAGGTTATGCAACAGTACAACCTTAAGCCAAGTAAAGAACTTGGTGATACTATTGATAGGTTGGAAAAAGAAAACTTCTTGAGGCTATTAAACGCATAACTATGAATAAAGCAAAAAAGCATGTTATCAGGCTCAAGGCTGCGACTAAAAGCACTCATTGGGTAGATAACATGCATTTTAGTAACAGGCTTGTAATAAGGCTACATGAAGCCCTTAAAGAGGTCGATTTGATTAAACAAGGATTAATTACGCCGATTACAATAGATGAATTTCTAGCTAAATTATAATATTTTACATAATATTGAATCTATCGAATTTTGTTATATATTTATAATAAAATTTATATATGGCTAAGTATTTAGTAATTTTCTCTGACAATCATAATGATGAATTTGATGTCAATGGGTTTAGGTTAATGACAGAAAAGGAAGTGGATAGCTTCGAGGAAATCGCAAATAGTATTACATTTAACTTTGACTATCATGCTAACACTGAATCGTTAACTTATGCTAATGGTGAAGACTTCTTATCCAGAATTGAAATTAAGGTAATCAATAATGAGGAATATCAATCATTAAATAAACTTTTCGATGGTCAATTTGGTATCTTCATAGGCGAAGAGTATTTAAAGACTATATTAGAAGGTGATGATACCAATGATTACAGTGATGAAGATGAAAGTGAAGAAGAAGACGAATGGTAATTAAAACGTTTTAAAATGACTAAACTAGTTCATTGTAATAATGAACCATACGATGTTTATATTGGCCGTCCAAGTATTTGGGGTAATCCTTATACACATATATCGGATAAGGAAACTCTAGCTGAGCATGTTGTTAACAACAGGACAGAGGCACTTGAGAAATATCGTGAATACATAAGTAACAACCAAGAGTTAATGTCCAAAATATTAGAATTGGATAATAAGGTTCTTGGTTGTTTTTGTATAACAGATGGTTCATTTCCAATTCCATATGTTTGTCATGGGCAAATATTAATTGAGTTATTAAACAAGACAAAGTTTAAGATACTAATGAAAAAATAGTTGCAAGTTCTTTATTTAGTTGGTATATTTGCATTATGAATAAACAAAAAGAATTTTTTATACCAGATAATAAGAAGATTATAGGTGTAGATTTTGATGGTACTTTAGCAACTAAATCATTTCCTGAGTGTGGTGAATTAATTGAACATGCAAAAGAAGCTGTTAATGCTTTATATGATGCTGGTCATTATATTATCATTTGGACTTGTAGAATGGATGAATCATTGGATTTATGTCGTGAGTTTTTAGCTAAACATGGTATTAAGCATCATATTGTAAATGAGCACCATCCAGAAATGGTTATCCATTATGGTAATGATACAAGAAAAATATCAGCCGATATTTACATTGATGATAAACAAGTTGGTGGACTACCGCCATGGGCTGAAATTATGACAATACTTAAAGAGAAACATGACATTGAACATGATTTTAAAGTTTCTTAAAATAAAATTTGTATAATTCAAAAATAGTTCGTATATTTGCACTCTTAATAAAACAATATGATAACAGTTAGTTTAGCGAAAGCATTGAAGTTAAAGAATAAAGCGATTGAGGATTACAACACAGCAACAAGTGAGGTGTTGATTAACAACTCAAAGGACGTTGATGAAACAAAAATCCTTGATGCTAAAGAAAGGTATGAAGATGTAAAGGCATTGATGACTTCATTAATTGCTTTGAAAACAAAGATTCATGAGGCATCAGCACCAATAAGGTCTCAAATATTTGAATTGGGTGAGTTGAAAAACTTATTATCTAGGGTGAGAAACCTTAATACTAAGTCTGGTGTTGTTAAAGAGAATCAATATGGTTCGGGCTTGGTAACAAGAACTTTTGAAGCGTCAATTACTGAGGCCGATAAGAAAGCTGAGATTGTAAGAATCGAAGCATTAATTGTTACAATTCAAGATGCGATTGATGATTTCAATGCGAATACAACGATAGAAATCTAAAATAATTAACACATCATCACGGATTTTTTGTTATTTTTTGATACCTTATTAGTTAATTCTAATATACATACTGACGATATTGATACTGCATTCAAAATTCAAGATTCAATCTTATCAATCTTCAAAAGTCAAGGTTCAAAATTCCACAACAATTTAAAACTTTTCAGAACTTACCTAAATGAAGTTTTGGTGTGTTATATACGGGGATAGCTCAGTTGAAGAGCGATGGGGTTAGTCTAATTTGAACAATTTACTAAACCCCATAGGTCGAGATTTCGTTAATCTCTCCCCGTGCAGAAAAAAAATAAATTTGGTAGTTTAAATATAAGTTCGTATATTTGCATTCTATTAAAAAGTTCTTTAAAATATTTTACTTATTAGGTTCCTATTTAATCGAGAAGTAGGTTTGGATAGTATCATGACGGAGCATGGGCCCTGTTAAAATAAATTTCTCAGTTTTGCGCTAAGTATGCTCTACTATCACTTTCTAGGTAAAAAAAAAGATTTGCAAGTTTGAAATTTATTTCGTATCTTTGCAATCTTAAGTATGAGTATCTAAAACCTTCAGTGTTGAAATGCACACGGTTCATACGAATAAGCTGGCTTGTCCAGTTACAAATTTAGGTCGGGGGTGTTCTCCTCGTTAAAATAACCGATGAATACATAAGTCGGAAAAGTCACATCTAACGTCCAGAAGGATGTGGCGCAGAAGAAATTCTGTTTGTAAGAAACACAACATTATACCATTCTATGGTTTAACATCGGGCAGATGTGATAGTAGAGTGGGTTGGGATTGGTCATCCTGACTTGAGTGGTAACACTGACAAATTGATGTTGCTTTGACTGCTAATGACCGCCAGTCAACAGCAGTTATTGATGAAAGATTATTTTCGTCCCATTTGAACTTACCAAGTTCGACACGACAGGTGGTGCTGCAAATGCAGAAATGGTGGGATGATAGATTGAGTAAGGTAAGTAAGCTTGGCGGCTGAAAACATGAGGTTGTTAGAGTCTAAACTACTCAAAAGGTGGCACGGCTCATGAGCGCAATCACAACCTTGATGCGACTATTTGGATAATTGCAAAATTATAGCAAATTAAAAAAGAAGAAGAATTGCGCACGTTCTGTGACAATACAGTTATCCAATTGAAATATATTGGCTCACAAAGTACCTCAAGGAAATGTGTGAAATGAAACGAGTATCTAATTAGTAACAGCAGGGATGTTGTTCACCCTTCCAAGGGGCTAAGAGTGAAAGAAGTAGTTTATATAGCAGAAACGTAGGAGTTGCTGGAACTTATAATCCAGTCTGTTTGAAGAATACTAATAGAAATATTGGTGTGTGCTATCGAAGAAATTCGAGATAAATTCTTCATCGAAGACCATGTACTCAGTCTTTAAATACAGGTGTAGCTCAGTTGAAGAGCGATGGGTTTAGTCTAATTTGAACAATTTACTAAACCCCATAGGCCGAGATTTCGTTAATCTCCATCTGTACTAAATAATAATGTAACATTCTGACTATGTTTAAATGAAGATGTGTGGTCATACTGTTGAATTCAGTTTAAGGATGTTCTCTAAGCCACTATAGCATCGAAGTAAGGTCGTCACTTACCATTATTATTTTTAAATTTATTTTTTAAGACTTTACACTTTTTAAAAAAGTGATATATTTATAATTAACGGGGAAACCCATAAACAAAAAGATAATGATACAAGTAAACAACATATTTGATTTTAACATTGAAGCAGCTGAGGCCGATTTTGGTACCCAGAGGTTAAGGTAATGTCGTTATTTTGTAAGAGAGATTAAACGAAGCCCTTAACCCAAAAAGTTAAGGGTTTTTTATTTCACGGATGGTCAGCATATTGGTGTATGACGTTCCCCTGTCACGGGAAAGATTGCGGATTCGAATTCCGTACCATCCGCACGGAAAAGATTCCTAGGGATAGGAACTATCTTGACAAAGATAAGTACTGCACGAATCATTATAAGTTCGAATCTTAATTTTCCGCAGTAGAGAATCACAACTCAAAAAAATGTGAAAATGGTCTATGGATGTGGCATGGTGTGGCTACTGGATTGTCAATCCAGGGAGACGGGTTCGATTCCCGTATAGACCGCCAAAAAAGTACTGTTGTACGTGAAACGGTAATTTCGCCACAATAAGGCTTTTCTGTAACTATCAAGTTTACCGATAAGATAGTAACAGTTTTGTTCCCTTTGTCACTTAGCTAAGGACGGTTCCTCACTGGAACCCATTAAAGGGAACGCTAACGGGTAGTGTAGCTCACATGGTAGAGCGAGGGGAGAAAGCCCCTGCGTAGGTGGTTCGATTCCACCCCTACCCACAAAAAAGGTACAGTTGTCTATGGGACGGTAATCCCATTTATGATTTAAGTCCTTTCTGTTAAAACGGATTTTACCGATGAAGTAATGGCAGTTAGTTCCTTTCGTCTAATGGCTCAGGACTGCCCCGTGTAAGGGGTAAATGTTGGTTCGAATCCAGCAGGGAATACGATTAGAACAACCAGAGCATGACTTGGATGGTGTCTAGTAAAAACGGCGAGAAAACTCCCATACTGGAATTTGGGAACTATCTTGACAAAGATAGGTGCGGCAGATAAAAACATTATAAGTTCGAATCTTATTCTCGCCACGAAATGGGTTGAAGATATACATTGAGTGGAATCTTCACATGGGGCTGATGCGATGGTAGCATTACTCACTTGCAATGAGTTAATTTTCGGTTCGAATCCGACACGCTCCACATACGGTTAAAACCTCACAATAACCCAATTTTCTGAGGTGGGTGAATAATATTGATGGCCGTTAAAATGGGGGTAAAGCTCTAGTGGATGAGCACGTGCTTTGCAAGCATGAGGTTGTGGATTCGAGTTCCACTACCTCCACAGGTGTCCCTGATGTACGGACCGAGCATGGGAATTAAGGGTAATTTCTAGTACATCATATGGTGCTGTAGCTGAGATGGTTTAGCGGTTGGTTGAAGCCCAGCGACTTACGAGGGTTCGATTCCCTTCGGTACCACAAAAATGGAAGACATGGAGTTAGAAGATTTGCCAATTGAAGAATTGTCACGAATTGTAGGTGAAGCGACAGCAAGGGCTGCTGAGGAAGCTATGGAAATCATGGGTTATAATGTTATTGCTCTTAATGGTTGGGTTGTGAAGATATTTCCAGATGGAACCACTGAAAAGATAAGTGAGCTTCCTAAGTCAAATATACCGTTAAGGTTCGATTAATGGTGCGGTAGCTCAGTTGGTAGAGCACATGCCTGAAGAGCATGGTGTCGTCAGTTCGATTCTGACCCGTACCACAAAAAGTTCTTTGAAAAAGATTTGTTAGTTTGAAATAAAGGTGTTATATTTGCATTATAAAATAAAAGTAATGACAAAGGTTCCAGTTTATAAGACAGTAGAAACGTTTAAAACTCATTCAGATACAAGTTATGGTATTCTTGAAAAATTTGACGTTGTTTTAAATTCAATTACAGGTAAAAATTTTATAGTAATTCATTTAACTAATAAGGATAATGGTACTATTAAAGAGTATACTATATTGTATTCAGATTTAATTAAAGACTTTAAAGTTGATGTCAGTTCATTTGAACTTGAAACAAAATTCAATTTTGAGACACAAACATATTATAGAGCGGAAGTTCTTAAATGGTGGGATGGTAAGAATGAGAACTCTATTTCAACTGAATCTGGCGAACAACCTTATCAAGTAAAAAGAATATTTGATTACGAAGTTTTCACGGTTGGCGATTCAATTAAGTATCCAAATATTCATTTAGTTGATACATATCCAATTCTTTCATTTCGTATTGAAAAGGCTAGTTGGGAAAATATTAATGAAGTTTTGATTAATAGTCATAAAAGTCTTGGTGGAATGCGTTCAATTACCGCATGGGAATTAAATATGGAACCATATAAGGAATTAACAAAGGAAGAAATAAAAAATAGTCCTGCGAATCAATGGAAAAAACAAGCAAAAAAAATTGCTAAAAAAGAAGAGAAAGCACGACAAAAATTAATTAATAAAGATTTGTTAGTTTGAAATAAAAGATGTATATTTGCAATATAATAAACGGGTAAAAAATAGCATACAGCACACAAGCAAATTTTGGTTTAAGACACTGTTAAGGTGCGCTACCAATTAGGATGTTATTTCTGAAGACGTTTTAAGTTTGTCTCTTTGTGACGGAACACATTAACTGGTTAGAAATCAGGGGAAAATTCTTAAGGCCCTAGTAAGATAGTTCTAATTGTCGGTCATCAGGAAAAATTAAGAAGGATTTAAAGAACTTTCGACTTTAAATAGGCCCTTAAATGTTATTTGTTAGTTACCCAAAAAAGTTGTATATTTGCAATGTTAATTGTTTCGAGAAGAAAACTAACTTGACTGAAAGATTTATTGAGTAAGCAGAACCTCTTTTAGTTAACATTGTTTATGGTGCGGTAACTCAGTTGGTAGAGTGGTAGACTGAAAATCTGCTGGTCGTTGGTTCAAGTCCAATCCGTACCACTAATCACATAGCTCAGTGTTAGAGTGACTACCATTGGGGTAGAGGGTCCTTGGTTCGATTCCAAGTGTGGTTACAAGATGCTCTGACCGTTCAGAGAATTAAGTAGATGAAACATAGGTCGTCTAGTCGCAAATGGTCCTGTCGAATAATGGTAGTTCGCCGCACTTTCACTGCGGAAATTTCGGTTCGACCCCGTGCAGGACTACATGGAGCAGATATACTGGTGTGCAAATTATCAACGAAAGCCGTAGAGCACAATCATTAATCAATGATGCTATGGTATTGCAGCAGGGTACTAAGAGTAGAGTGAATGAGACCCTTGGCAAATGTATCATACGCCAAGAAACTCTTTAAAAATGCTATGGTCGACTAGCGGCTTAGGTCGCCTCCCTTTCAAGGAGGTGGGGAGTAATCCCCTCACGGGTTCGAATCCCGTCCATAGTACAAATGTGTTAGGTTATTTAGTATTTTGAAGGAACTCTTAAGAAAGGTAATCGGGTGGGTTGCATAGTCAGGTGCGAACAACTATTCGTTCAAGTCGAATCACATTTACTAGTAGCCTGTTGTAAAGAGACTCTTAAAATGGAAAGATACCATAAGAGACGGTGGTAAATGCTTTACGACAAAAGTTTGTTCTTTGATAAAATGGTTTTTGATGTGATATATTAATCAAAAAGAAAACTATGGAAAAGATGAATGAATTTTTAGAGTCATTGAGGTTAAACCCAATATATGACGGCTTCTCAGGGCGAGAAGATGTGTTTTATCAGTTTGCAAAAGCTGACGACACAGACATACAAATCGTGTATGCAAACTATGTTTGTGAATGTTATGAAGGAAGCGCAAGCGTAATTTATTACAGAACATCAACTGGTAAGTATTATGAGGTGTATGGTGGACATTGTTCATGCTATGGGTTGGAAGACCAATGGAATGGCGATGAAGAGATAGTGGTTGCAGAACTGCTAAATCGTGTGGTTGAGTTAAAAGCTCTCTACAAAAATTGGGCCCAGTAAAGCCTCTTGCGCAAGCAATGTAACTGGTGGGGATAACCTGAAAGGGTGACGCTCTCCAAATCGGGTGGTTAGCTCAGTCGGTAGAGCGATACAAAAATTCTTTCGGGGATGAGTAGTTTAGGTCGGTGGTTCGAATCCATCACTGCCCACAATGGGATGATGCGCTGAAAAAGCTGGAAAGCAAGCTCACGAGTAAAGGTGAGTGTCGTATGACTGAGTAAGTTCGAATCTTGCTCATCCCACAATGATTAAGAGATAGTCAGGAAGTAAAGGTCTGCCTCGCTTTAATGAGGGGGATATGTGGGGAAATGCTGGTAAATCCACCTCGCATCCACATTATCGGATTGACGATTTGCGGTAAGACGCTTTGATTTTTCAAACAGAAAAAATCTAATTATCTACTTACAGGAATCTCATGTAAGGTAAATGGTGCGGTAGCTCAGTTGGTAGAGCAATGAGGACCAGCGATGGTCATGAAAACTCATGTGTCGGTGATTCGATTACACCCTGCACCACGATTGTTAAAACGTTGGCTTCGTTTTGAAATGATGGATAACATGCCACTGTGTAAACGAACAGAAACACCATCAAGAAGGAAAGTCTGCAACTAAACCTGCTTAGCTTTTGGAATGTAAAGGCAAATGGAATATTAGTAGAGTTGGTTACAATATCCCCCTGTCACGGGGAAGGTCACGGGTTCGAATCCCGTATATTCCGCTGGTTAGTTCTTTTTTGGTTACTGTAGAAACAAATAGGGAAGCACCCCGATAAGGACCCGATAGAGTGGTCTTTTTGACTTCATGAGTATTTAGGTCCTTCAGTGGCCACAAGAGAGGTGCAAGCTGACCAAACTTGGAGATTTGGTGTAATTGATAGCATGGCCCACTGTCTGGGTTGGCGAGGTTTAAGTCCTTAGTTCTCCGCAAATGTTCTGATAGAATACTGGTTGTATTCACAATATGTAAGAGCCCATTTACCAATTGCTGCTTTATGGGACAGAAAAGTTGAGGGGAAAGTTCGATTCTTTCGAAGGACACATTAATAACAAAATTTAAAAAAGTGAGCATTATGAAACAGCTGGACGCATTTGGCTCACAGAACAGTATATAAAGTTCTGTGAGGATAAAAAAATCGAATTTAAGATGGAAGAAAGTATCACATCCTACGATGATACAACCCTATTTTGCCCATCAGGTATGCAACAATTTAAGTCCTTATTCAAGGATATAAATTACAAGGGAACACAGTCGAATATTCAACCATGTCTACGGTTGAACGACATCGAAGAAATAGGTGATGGAACACATCTACTTTATTTTAATATGATTGGGTTATTCTCATTCCGAGAACTAACTCTTACTTACACAATTGATTTTTGGTTTGAATTCTTAGGTACTATCGGTATTGTACCAGATTACGTTACTATCCACCCAGATAAATTGGACTGGAAGGAATTTTATGTTAAGCATAACGTTGAAGTTAGGCTTGATGAAGGATGCCTTTGGACTGATGGTGAAATTGGCGGTTACTGTACTGAATTCTATAAGAATGATATAGAGATTGGCAATATTGTTAATACTCTAGGTACATGTATTGACGTTGGTTTTGGTCTTGAGAGATTAGAATTGATACTTACTGGTAATAAGCCATCTAAGGAAAGTACACTTAGAGAGAGTATAATGAAGATTATTGATAGCGGTGTATTACCAAGTCATAATAAACAAGGCCATATACTAAAGAAGCTATTACGGCTTTGTTATCGTGAAGGTATTGAGATTGACCATCAATTATATCGTGACGAAGTAATTAGGAATGATAAGATAAAACTTAAATGGGAACGTTTAAAAGACAAGTTTAGTCATATGCCAGATGAATGGTTTTGGAATACACATGGAATTGACGTAACGTTATTTAGAAAATAATGGATATTTATTAGTATGAGTAAGGAATTTATACAGCAAAATCTACGCAAATATCTAATTGAATCATTATCTGAGGAAATACCAACGGTTAAATTATATCATCGTATTGGTAACAAGAAGGGGTTAGAGTTAACTGATTTATTAAGAAGTGTAATAACTAATGGTTTAATATGTCATGATAATGGCGAATTAGGACCTATTATATGGTTTAGTAATGAGTTTGGTGATTATGCTAAAAATGGTGCTTTTGTTGTATCAATTGAATATAATCCAACAACTAAAGAAGAATATGATATTAGATATGATAACCACAATGGTTATGTTCATTCTAATATTCCATTTAATGCTTTGGAAGTAATTAAAATACCTGTTATGGTAGTTCGTTCTCGTGCTGAATCTTCTGATAATTTAATTGAATTTATAAATAAGGGTGTCGCAACGCCTGAAAGGATAAACGGAAATAAATCAATAGAGGTTATTTATGGAGATATTTTCAATAAATACGTTCAACCATTTATTAATGTTTCCAATTTTCTTAGTCAAATAGAACCAAATAAAATTAAAAATATTTTCTAAATAGTTGTTTGTATCAAAAAATGTTGTATATTTGCAACATAAACAATTCATATGATGAGGATAATTAATTTAGTAGAGTCAATTGAGGGAAAAATCAATCAGATACAATCATTTTTAGTTGTTGATGAAAAGTTGGCGGCTGAAGTACAAGCTAAAGTTGAAAAGAACTTTATCGAAGCTATCAACGACCACACAAGTCCAGCCATTTTAACTAGTGATAGTGAAAAATATTGGTTAGAAAAAGGACATTTCACAGGTATAAACTACGAATTACAAATTGTTTCATCTTATACAGTACAATAATATGCGAATAGTATTTACAGGCGGACCTAGTTCTGGCAAAACAACCATTATCAATGAGTTGGCTAAAGAATTTACAGTTGTTCAGGAGCCAGCTAGACACTTACTAAGTGTTCACGGAAATGTCTTGTTCACGGAACGTGAACGTTTTCAAAATTTACTGGAAGAATTATGTATTGAAAACTTCAACAAATATCCAAATGCATTTTATGATAGAGGGCTACATGATGAGATTGCTTATCGTAAACATTTCAATTGCGAGATTAGTGATAAGTTACACGCTGAATGTAAGAATCTTCAATACGACATTGTGTTCGTATTTCCACCTTGGAAAGAAATATTTGAAAATGATGCGATAAGAAAGGAAACTTTTGAAGAGGCGGCAGTAATTTATGACGGTATAGTAGCTGGCTATAGAGAGTATGGCTTGGAGCCAATCGTGGTTCCGTTTGGTACAGTTGAGGAAAGGGTTAATTTTATTAAAAGTAATTCAATACCATCAAAACCAAAAAATACTCTAGTTACTAACATAGGATTTATTGATAATTTTATTGATAGTGATTCATTATTAAGATACCCAACGCATATTGTTTCACATGCTGGTAAGGGAAAGACAGCAATTTTAGCGGCAATTGCTTCTAATTTAGTTAGGCAAGATAATAAGCGAATTTATGTTCTAAATGATACTAATGCTAAGGATTTTGCAACTAAGTTTGTATCACATATTACTGGTACTAGTATTAAGGATTTGATATTTAATGATGCTGCTGACTTAAAGAGTAAAATTCAACAATATAAGGGTCATAACTCATCAACATTTGTTAAATTTTTACCCTTTAATACTAAGCTAGATGAATATTTTGATACCTTAGCTTTAAATATTGAGTTCAATGAGTTCAATGTATTAATATTAGACTTACCAAGTTTCAAAGGTGTTGATGAACTTATCAGAAAAGTAAAATCTAGGTTTGGAATACCTGTATTTTCAACTAGACATTTCAGAAAACTTGGAATGAAGTTTAACCAAAACCTTAATAATTTCATAGTTTTGAATGATGAACAAAATGCTGTTGATATTCTAACTAATGCTCATTGTGTTTTACAGCATCCAGTTCAAATTGACTTTCAAACATTAAAAATTAGTTAATATGATTAATTGGCACGAAGAAAGAGCAACTAAGAATTACTGCGGTTATTGTAATGGATTTCTACCAAGTTCACCTTGCTCTGGTCTTTGTTTTACGAGTGTGAAGGATGCTCAAAGTAATAGGGTTGACCATATCTTAACTATGCTTAAGAAGATACCTGAAGAAATAGAAGCACTTCAATTAAAAGAACAAGAATATAAAGACGCATTATCAGCATAAAAATTTTGCTGGATAACTCTTTGTTACTATATTTGCATTTAAAATAAGAAATATGACACATAAAATTGCCCATCAATTGGGTATTAAGCTTTCTGGTGATGAAACGTCAACTGAAGTTGAAGAATTAATTGTAAAACAATTAGAAACTGTTCCGTATATTCAGTACCCAACAGCCTTTCATACGGTAGATATAATTGCTACACGTAATGTTGAATCAACAGTAGATGGTAATTTAGAAGTACTTTTAGGTCGTAAACATAATGCTACCGATTGGGTTTTTATCGGTGGATTTGTTGAACCAACTCAAACTGCTGAGGCCGCTGCTCTTCGTGAATTACATGAAGAAACAAATGTATTCGTTGATAACGAGCATAGATTAGAATATCTCGGCTCATTATTCATTGACGATTCAAGGTATAAAGATTCACCACATAAAATTACTACCAGTATATTCACTGTCTCCTTAACAAGGGATGAAGCGTCACAAGCTAAAGGCGGTGATGATATTGCTGAGGTTAAATGGGTAAAATTGAATAAAATACTACCATTATTAAAGGACCATCACGTTCCATTGTATAACAAATTTTTGGACTGGTATAGTGATACAAATGCTTAAAGTATGAGTAAGTTAGATGAATACAAAGAAAAAAAGCGTATTGAAGCTTTAGGTTTACCAACGATGTGGATTGTTAAATCAACTAAAGAGACTGGTGTTGAAGAACCGTATGAAGTTCAAACAAAGGAGATTTTTAAAATAGGTACTAGAAGGTATAATGATAAGCCTAATATTGATGTTTATTGTTATAGGTTAGTTAATAATGGTTATCCTTATGAGGTCGATATTGAGGAAGGTGCAATTAGTGGAATATCTGAGGGTTATGGTACTGGGTTCGGTGACTTATGGGTATGGACATACTATAGCAGTCTTTCAAAAGAGGATGCTTTTGCATACTATGAGAAAGAAAAGCGAAGGCTTGAAAACAAGTCATTACTGAAGGCGATTGAAATTGTGCTTGAGACTAAGCCTCATCACGAAATTCTTGAAAAATTTGCTCGTGAAAAGTATAATGAAAGATTTACAGGTGAAAAAACACCTTATAATGCTTTTCATTACTACTCAAGGTATAAGATACTTGACAGCAATACCATTGCTATAGAGTATAAATACGGTGCTGGTGATATGGAATTTGATGATTCATTTGACGTAAAAATAGACTAATTATGGAAATTACACACAAAAATATGCATAAGGGTCTTGAACACGCTGAGGTTAGGGATTTTATTTCTACTCAGTTTTGTGAAATTGAAGATAAAGAAAACAAAAATCGGCCAGTACGAGTTGAAGTTATTGACAACGATTATATGCGTTATCGAATTGAGTCACTTGAGCTTGAGATAAAATCAAAACAACTAGCACTTGAACTAGCAAATCATTTAAGAGCGTTGTTTACAATCATGAAAACTTTTAACTGGAATAACTATGATGTTTCAGATGAAATAAATTCAAAGATTGATATTGGTTTTAAGAACTTTATTGGTACCGCTGAGGAGTACAATGCGTTAATTGCATCATTACCAAAACAATAATTTATGACTATACCTATTAATATTTGGGATGATTTCTATGATGACGGATATATCCCCAAAGGCGAAAATCAAAATACATACATTTATGTTGAGGAGCCTAATATGCCTTTAGATAAGCAAGAGGCAATTTTACAAATTCTATTAGAACACTTAAATACTAATGTTAGATTGGATGGTGTTACTCTTAGATTGTTTTTTAATGATACATCTTCAAAATATCCTCAATGGATTGGTACTGAGCACGAGTGGATGCTATATAAGCGTTGGGAAATTAGGGTTGATGACTTAACACATAAACGTTTAAATACGCTTGTTGGTGAGTTAAATAACGCTCATTTGGATTATGAAGGTGTTCCTTTTAGAATTTATTCAGAATCTTAAAAAATAATTTTGCCAGTATCAAAAAAGATTGTATATTTGCATCACAATAAAAATAAATTATATGAACATTAAGGATTACAAAAGGAAAAATCACGAAGTCCCACGTTTACTATGGGGTGACGCTTACACAGTTGGTTCAAATGAGTTTGAATCAGATGATGCTAAAGATTTATCAGTCTATTACGTATGTGCTAGAAGATTCCTCGATAAAATCAATCCAAATCTTTATAACGAAAATGATAGTCGTTATATCCTCTCTGGCTTAAGTCGTATTATCGACAATCTATTCTTCAAGCCAATCACAATGGAAGAAATACTTGAAACTGACAAATTCTTGGAGTTTGCCAAGGTAACAACTAAGGGTTTAGTTAGATTTAACTATCCAAGAGAGCTTTGGGTTTCAATAGTTGAAAATTATGGTGGTCGTATACCTATCGAAATAAAGGCATTGCCTGATGGTAGCGTATTTTATCCACATGAGCCATTTGCTGAAATAAGAAACTTACCTAAAGGTTTTGGTGTATTAGCCGCTTGGTTTGAAAGTAAAATACTTCAAGTCTGGGCTTCAACTGAAATGACAACCCAAATTGAGCACTGGATGCTTTATTACAAAGATTTACTTGATAACGTTTATGCTGACACAATGTCAGAAGCTGACAAAGATTTCACAGCACGTTTAATGCTTCATAATTTTGGTGATAGAGCTGGTATTTGCCAACAAGAATCTGAATGGTTGGGTGAAACAGTAACTCTTTCAGTTGCTGGTACCGATACATTCTCAGGTGGTTATTCCGCTTGGAAAAATAGTAATGAACAAGCTGGTGTCGCATTATCTGTAGCTGCGTTAGCACACAGAAATGTTGAATCATATCCTACTGAATTTGAATGTTTCAGAGCGTTGTATAACAACTTAAAGAATAATGAAATTGGGTCATTTGTTGCCGACTGTAACGACTTTTTTAAAGCTGTTGCAACGATTGATAATGGTATTGTTCACCCAGATTGTCTTTTAGGTCTTGCGCTTGAATCAAAAGCTACAGGTAATGGTAAGATTGTTGTTGCTCGTCCTGATAGCGGTATTGCCGTTGACCAAGTACTTTGGTTGTGTCGCTTGGCTAAAGAGCATGGACTTTATCGTGAAATCGTTGTTGGTGATAAGACATGGTATGGTGCCACATTCCTTAAATTCATCGAAGGTGATGGTATGAAATGGGAAACTATGAAGGAAATCAACGCTGCTTTATTGGCTGAAGGTTTCTTACCTTGGGAATGGGGTCTTTACGGTGTTGGTGGCGGTCTTAGGAACGACATCAAGCGTGATAATGGTTCATTTAAATACGCTCTTTGCGCTGTAGGTCTTATGTTATCACCAAGAGTTAAGTTTTCTGAAACTGCTGGTAAATCTACACTTGGTGGGCCGTTTAAATTGCTTCGTGACCCAGATTCTTTGGCTAATGGTACTACAATAGTATTTTATAACGAAGCTGGTATTGATGCTAGAGTTGTATATTACAATGGTACTTTAGGCGATGATTGCTTTGGTGACATCATGGCTGAAAACAACAATGATATTAAGGCTCGTATTAAGGACCAATTATCTTGTATGCCAGCTAGGTTGATTAATGATGTACCTGCCAGTGAAGCGGTTATCAATACTCGTTTAGAGATATTGGCTAAGAATGCTCCTGAGAAGTTAGAGTTCTTTAACGCAAAATAGTTTCAAACTAAGGATTCCATCTAATAATGGTGGAATCCTTTAATATTTTTATATGTCTACAACAATTATTTTAGTTATTTTAGCAGTTATCGTAGTATGTGGTATTGTTAGAGTAATAATTACCCCTTCCGAAGATTTAGGTGATTTCTTAATGGATATTTTATTCCTAGATGTTCTAGGTGAACTTTTATCTGCTATAGTAGATGCAATTTTCGGTATATTTTAAACAAGTATTATGAGCGAAATAAACCTTTCATTAGATTGCGATAGCATATCTATAAACCCTTCTTCACATAGAAGAATTTCAGTAAATCTTGATAGTGTTGATGAAAGTGATGTGTTAAATCATTTCAAACTAAAAGATGTAATAGGTCATTTTGGTATAGCTGAGGTACTGGATGAAATTGGTATTGATGAAGCTAAAGACCATTTTGATTTGGTTGAAGAATCACAAAATGATGGTGATTAATTAAAAATTAGTTTGCTATTTCAATTTAATTCCTGTATATTTGCATAAATAATTTTAAAACATGGTAAAGATAGCTAGTTGTTCTTCAACAAAGTATTTGTTAGATAAGTTCGTTAACCCTGAGCTTGTCGGTTATAAAGTAGAACTTGAGACAAAGAAATTTAGTGACGGTGAAATGGCCGTTCAGTATTTAGAATCAATTCGTGGTCGTGACCTATTTCTTTTGGCCGATACATCACAAAATTTAACCGAGTTATTATTAGCTCTTGATGGCGCAATAAGAAGTTCCGCTAAATGTATTACAGTTATATTACCTTATTATGGCTATGGTCGCCAAGATAAGAAGGATGGTCATAGAGGCTCATTAGGTGCATCAGTTATGGCACATGCATTACAATCATTTGGTGTTGACCGTGTTGTATCAATTGACCTTCATGCTGACCAAATTCAAGGTATGTTCAATATTCCATTGGAACATATCAAGGGTCATAGTGTATTCATTGATTACGTTCAAAATAACATTGACCTCACTAATATGATATTGTGTTCGCCAGATGCTGGTGGTGTTCATAGAGTTCAAAAGTATGGCGGTAAGCTGAATTTACCAATGGTTTCAATTAATAAAAGAAGAGATAAACCAAACTCTATTGCTTCAATGGAGCTTATTGGTTCTGTTAAGGGTAAGAATGTCATGATTATTGATGATATGGTTGATACCTGTGGAACCCTTAAAAAAGCTGTTAGTTACTTGAAAGCTGAAGGGGCATTAAAGGTTTACTACATTGCTACCCACCCAGTATTAAGCGGTGAGGCATTCACAAACTTAGTATCATCAGAATTGGATGAATTGATTATCAGTGATACACTTCTAGTTGATGATATTAAAGGTAGTTTAGCGTATGCTATGAAAAACGTTGAACTTGAAAATATAACTCCAAATAGATTAACGATTCATCAAATCTCTTGTGTTCCAGTGTTGGAAAAGGTTATTATCAACTTGATTAATGATGAATCAATTTCTGAATTAAATAACCTTTAAAAAATGAATTGGGGTCAATTAAAAAAGAAAATAAATAGTCTTTCTAAAGAAGATTTAAAAAAAGAAGTTATTTTTATTGCTGAAGATAAATCTTTTAGTGGTGTTGTTAATCGAGCGGTAAAATGTAAAACTAATTTATTTTATGCGTATGATGATGACCCTGCATGGTTGATGACTAAAACTGAATTAAAAGAACGTGGTTTTACTGATGATGATATTAATGAACTTGAGGTTTACGTTTCAAAAGGTGATTTATTTCTTGAAGTAACAAATTAAACAATCTTTAGAGGATAAAGCGATAGTGCTTAGTATACCCAGTGGTTGGCTCACATAACATGAATCGTAGAAAAGCGAGGTGCTAGACCACCATTCCTTTTAAAAAAAATATAAATTATGGCAAACCCTATTATACATGCCGAGAGTTCGGTAAAACAATGGGGTGGTAAAATAGAAGATTATTTACCACTTCACGAAAAAATGGATTGTTCCAAAGCTTGGATTTCTGATAACAGACATCGGGTACTTACGCATACCATGTTCTGGATTAAAGAAGTTATGATACCGATTTTTGGTTCATATATAACCCTTGAGAATGATAAAAAAATATCTGTTAAAGATATTTGTGAACGTCATATCTTAGAAGATTTTAAGATGAAGTTCATTCCAACGCCACAAGATTTCATTCAAGAAATGGATTTCAAGCCTTGGATGCAAAATGGTAATGGTATATGTCCATCGGCAGCTAAACTCTATGTTGGTATTTTGCCAGTTCAAGAAGAGATTAAGTCTGAAGAAGTTAAACCTGAGATTAAAGTAAGACCACCATTTAGAGCACAATTTCCAAAGATTTTGGATGGTAGACGTAGAGGTGGTGGTGATTACAGTAGACAAATATTAGATTAAAAATATGACATTACAAGAAAAATTCTCCCCAGAGAACATCAAGAAAGAAATCATTTTCCGTATTGAAACCGAATTTGGTAAAGAACATGGGATTAAAGTTGCGCTTTTTAAAGCTGTTAGTGAATACAATGATGAGGTTAATAATTATGACCCTCTTCTTATATTGATTGATAAGAATTATACTGAAATTGAGCATAAGATTAGACTTAAAGGTTTATATCCTACTCAAGAGGAGCAGTATAATGCTTATGAGGAAACAAGTGATTTACTTAGTATTAGTGACATTACAATAAATTTCTAATGGCTAAAGTAGAAGAAGAAAAAATAGTTGATGCTGGTGAGATTGACTTATCGTTTTATGCTGTAATGAGTAAAGATGGTAAATGGTTTCGCAGTAAAGGATATAATGGTGGTGGCGACTCTTGGGTTGACAATGTTAATAAGGCTAAGTTATATACTAAGATTGGTCCAGCTAAGGCTGTTGTTACTTGGTGGTCAAAACATTATCCAAGTTTTGGTACTCCTGATTTAGTTCGTATAATAGCAACTAGTTATGAAGTAATTGACCAAAATGCTAGGGTTCAAAAGAAGATTGAAGATGATAAGATTAAAGAAATTAATCGTCAAATAAAGAGAACTCAGGACCAAATTGATTATCTTTCAAATAAGAAAGACGCTGATAATAAAATGTTAGCTGATTTGAGGATTAGATTGGCGAAAGAAAAAAATAAACTATTATAATTATGAAATTTGATTGGTTTGATAGGATTTATTCTTTAATATATGCTTTGTGTTCATCATGTATTGTATCAGTTGGTATCAATGGTATTTTCAAGATAAACGGTGGTGATAGAGCCGTATTAGTTGAAGTAGGAATGTTTCTTTTCTTTTTAATAGTTATAGTCTTTAAAATTAAGCTGGAGAAGATTGAAGAAGAATTAAAAAATAAAAATAAACAAGATGGATAGTTTAATATTCAAACCACCTATGAACATTGCTAAGAGGGACATGACTAAGAAATATGTCTTTTTAGCTGGTAGTATAGAGATGGGTAAGGCCGAAGACTGGCAAGCGGAAATGACTGAGTTCTTCAACTTGCATGATTGGGGTGTATTTAATCCTAGACGTGATGATTGGGACCCAACATGGGTTCAAGACTTCGAGAATCCTCAATTTGCTCAACAAGTTAATTGGGAATTGAACGGCTTGGATAATGCGGATTTAATAATAATGAATTTTGTACCAAATACAATTTCACCAATATCTCTTTATGAGTTTGGCCGTTACTCAACTAGCGGTAAAATGTCAGTTGTTTGTCCAACTGGATATTTCAGAAAAGGTAACGTTGAAATTGGTTGTCACAAGGATAACTTACCATTATTTGAAAGTCTTAAAGATTTCAAAAAATATTTTGTTACAGTAACAAAATAATCCGTATATTTGCGTTAAATAAGTTGTTATGAAGATTTATGTTGTTGAAGTTATTTTAGGTGCGCATAGTACATCAAAGCAATCAATAATTGCTGATAAGCTACTTACTTCAAATGGCTGTCATACCTTCTACGTTGATAACGAAATTTCATGTATCTTTCCTGTTGACAGAACAATTATTACATCAATCACATCGAGCAAAAGTTAGTCATGGAAAAAGTTGGTTTATATGCTGGTTCATTTAATCCTTTTCATAAAGGACATTTTAACATATTACTAAAGGCTGAACAAATCTTTGGTAAAGTTATTATAGGCCGTGGTGAAAATAAAAAGAAGTCTAATAACCCAATCTTTCCAATGCCAAATTTTGATAAGTTTGGAGAAGGTCGTTTTGAGGTTGTTGAATATAAGGGTTTAGTTACAAAGTTTATCGAAACACTACCATACGATGTAACAGTTATTAGAGGTCTTAGGAATAGTACTGACCTTCAAGTTGAAATGGAGTTTAATAGTTGGTTAAAATATCTTAAACCAGACATAAAGCTTGTTTCATTGTTCTGTGATTCAGAATATGAATTTGTTAGTAGTTCAGGTATAAGAATATTATTAGACGAGGGTGACGAAGATGGTAAAGCTAAAAATTTAATGATATGAAAAGAAGTTGGTGGTATGGTGTAGCATGGTCTTTTTGGCTAGGTTATTGGCTTGGTAATTTAGGCTGTGATGCAACACATTTAAAGTTTTGGTATATATTTTTACCAGTAGTAATATTAGCTGATTTGGAAGCTAAGGAAAGAAAAAAAGATAACTAATGACATACAAAGTTTACATACAATCGGTTAACAATTTCCCAATATCAGATTGGGCGGTATCAGCATATCTTGGGTTTAAAGAGAAACAAATGAATATTATCTTCTTTGAAGACATTGAAGAAGTTCCAGTTTCAAAGTTTAATATTGTTGTTGCGTATATTGAGGACACTAATAAATACCTAGCTAAGTTGGGTATTGGCCCTAAAACGGCATTGAACATACCTGATGAATTATTAAAGTATGCTGGTCGTGAGATTAAGTATATGACTATGGGTGAATTTAAGAAAGAAACTAAGGTTCCAATCTTTGTTAAACCTAATAGACGTAGTAAAGAATTTGGTGCTGGTGTAATAACTAAGTTATCTAGTAAAACAATTTTTTTTGATGAAGTTGAAGATGATACGCCTGTATTGGTATCTGAGGTTGTGGATTTTGTGTCAGAATATCGTGGTTATGTCATTAATGGTGAGTTAAAGGGTATTAAGCATTATCTTGGTGATTTTAGAGTATTCCCAGATATGAAGATTGTGGATGCGGCAATTGCTGATTATAAGACACAAACTGCTGGTTATTCAATTGATTTTGGTATCACTAGTGATGGGAGAACTCTATTGGTTGAATGCAACGATGGATGGTCTCTTGGAAACTATGGTCTTGACGATACAACCTATTCAACGCTATTAACTAAGCGTTGGTTGGAAATGATGAAATAAAGTTATTAGGAGTAAGGGAAACCTAAAGAAAAAGTAGCAAGTAGTTAATGTGAAGTTTGTAGGACAGAAACTATACTTAACAGTATAGATAAAGATAGGAATTGAGATTGGGTACCCCTGAATACAAACCGCTGTTATTGATTTTTCAGAAGTAGGGCTTCACCGCCTAAAAACGATTTATTGTATTAGCAGAAAATACTCCTTTTTTGTAAATTATTAATTAACATAAAAAAAACAGTTATGAGTTTATTGAGTTTTGCCATATTTGGCAGTTGGGTTTGGGCAGCAATTTTTGCTGGCATTCTATTGATTTTGTTATTTACGTCTGAGGCATTAGAACAAGGGTTTATCGCTCTGGTATCTTTTGTGGTGTTCTTATTGATTAACCACTTCTGGGGTAACATTCCAGTCTTCTCGTATTTAACGTGGGTTAACATTGGGGTTTATTTAGGCTTGGGCTTTGTATTCTCGATTTTTAGAGTATTCTTCTATGGTCGAAAACAAGCGAAAACTAATAGTAAGCCTAATTTAGCTAATCTTGGTGGTAATGTTTGTCGATGGTGGTTCCTTTGGCCAGTATCAGCGTTAGTTTGGATTTTATCAGACTTGGCGAAGAATCTTTGGGATTTCATCTATCAATTATTGGGTCATGGTTTCGAGTATATCTTGGAATTAGGGTTCAGAAGTGCTAAGTAATTAAAAATAAATTTGGTGGAATGAAAATTCCACCTTATTTTTGTAACGAATTAAAGGAATGGAAAATTTAGAACTTTGTGATTGTGGTAAAGTAGCTGTGTGGTGTTACATGCCAGGTTTTCAAGATGGTAATTCCTTCGTCTGTGATGATTGTATATCCTCAACCGAAGATGTTGGTTGCTCATGTAACTGGCACTACTCTAAAGATGGTGACGGTGAACAACCAGAAGGTATTGAAGGAAAAGATTGGCGATATGTAGAACATGCTGGCTCTGAGCATATGGGTGAGATAAAGAAAGAAAAGGGTATTTGGGTTAATTTGGACGACAGAGGTAGACCCTATCCTTGTGCTGAGTATTGGCATTCAAAAGAAGGTTTCGAAAAAGATTAAATTTTAATTATATGTTTCCATCAGAAAAAGATTTTGTTATTGGTGACCCTCAGATTATGGAAGGGTTAAAGACTCAACCACCATACACTCCAAACGATGAATTAATCATTCGTGAGTATAGTAATCCTAAGATTTCAGTTTGTGCTTTAATCTATGGACCTAATGGTGGTATTATTGCTGTATCTCGTAGAGATGACCATGAAGCCTTTGGTCTTATTGGCGGTAAAGTTGATGAAGGTGAAACAGTTCTTGAAGCTCTATATCGTGAGACTTTTGAAGAAACTGGGTTAAAGATTCTTACAAATGAAAGAATTTTTCAAAGAGTTGATGGTGAATACATAAGTTTTACCTATCTTTGCACTGCCGAAGGTGAAATAAATACGGATAATGAAATTGGTAATGCCAAAGGTGTTGTTAAGGAAGTTAGCTGGGATGTATTATTCAATGGTCCTTTCGGTGATTACAATCGTGAACTTTATAAATTTATAAACAATGAGTAATTTACTAAAAGATAAGACAAGCGTTGGTGTTATCATTTGTCGTATGCAGGTTCCGTATTTAACTGAATCTCATAAAGCTACTATCAATACAGTATTGGATAGGCATGATAGGGTTGTTATATTTTTAGGCGTTGGTAATGAACCAATATCACTAAAAAATCCTTACACCTTCTATTTCAGAAAACAAATGATTGCTGGTACTTTTGCTGAACAATTATCTGAGGGTGGTCTTGAGTTAAACATTATTCCATTGCCTGATATGCCAGATGACAATGCTGCTTGGGTAAAGCAATTGGATAATTTAGTTGGTTGTTTTCTATCAGCTAATGAAACAGCTAGGCTTTATGGTGGCCGTGATAGTTTTATACCTTATTATGTAAAAGATAATGGTAAGTTTGAATGTACTGAGTTGGCACCAAACGATTACGATTCAGGTACTGAATTAAGACAATTGGAAGCTATTAAACAGCCAGTATATTCTCGTGAAACATCACAAGCAATACTTTGGGCTATCAATCAAATAATAGCTAAGAAATAATGGAATTATCAACAATTCTTAAGCGATATGCTAATCTTTGTTATGAACCAAAAGGTGTTGATAGAGACTTAGAGGTTGATTCAATCCTTATGACGCTAAATATGCACATATTTGTAGTTTTTGTAGAACATTAAGATTTCAATTTTTCGGGTGTAAAGTAAAAAATAAATATAAAAGATTCAGACGATGAAGCAATTTAAAATAAGTTACCTAGATGATGGTAATGGTAGTTCTGGTTTTTGGGATGGTGTATATTCTAAAATTGAGCTAAGTGAAAATAAGCACGACCCTCAATTGACGGACGTTAAAGTTTATGTCATAGACGAGGATAATGTAGATGAAGAAATTATTTCATTTGAATTATTTGGGTATAAGATTGAAGCGATTGACTATGATTATGAATCTATGTATCGTGTTGATGAGGATGAGGACGAAGACGAGGTTATTACCCCAAGTCCTTGGTATAGTGAATTATCAATTGGCTACTTTGATTTTATAATTGGCTTGGCGGTTGGTTATTTGTTATTTCACAAGTAAAATAATTTTGGTAGTTTAAGTTAAAACTACTATATTTGCATTATAAAATTTAACAATGGAAAATAAGTATGTAAAGTCAACTGATGTTAGTGCAATTACCATTAAAGATAAAAAAGTAATGGAGATTCCGTATCATGTTGAAAAACGTGAAAAAAAGAGTTTTTGGGGTTCAATTATCGAAGCATATCAGCCAGAAGGGTATCGTTTAAGTTCTTGGGCGACAAAGGACTTTTACACTAAGAATCAACAAGAATTTCTTACTGAATACAATAAACGTTATTCAGATAGTCTTCAACTAATTAATGGGGTATTTTACACATTTCCAAGTGTGACCATCCAGTATAAAGGGCAAAACCAATATCCAGATACACACTATTTCGAAACGTATGATGAAGCTGTAAAGTTTGCTGAACGTTTAGCTGGATTGTGTAATTTAATTGCCATTTTCGAAAAATAATTTTGGTTAATTCGAGAATATTCTGTATATTTGCAATATAAATTATAACAATGGTAAATGATGATTTAATTGAAGCTCTCGAAACCGAAATGGCTTTATTCGAGAAACGAAAACAGGACATTACTGACCATAAGTTTGCGATATATTATCTAAAGAATGGTGTTAGCCCACTTATGCCTGATGAATATATCGGTGATTATCCGCTTCTTGAAGCTGCGATGACCGACCTTAAAACACTTAGGTCTGATTACTTAAATTAAAACTTTTTATATGAAGAAACTAGTTCCGTTTTTATTGTTAATCTTAGTATTGACAAGTTGTGCAAAAGATAAAACCATTAACGGTGTAACTTATCGCCCTTATGGGATATTAAATGAGGGGTCATGTAAGAATGATTCTATCTATTATGAGGTAAGTGGTCCAGCGGTGTTCTCTGGTATTATGTTCTCTGAGGCGTTTTTAATACCAACATTTTATACTTTTGGGTATAACTTGTATGAGCCTAAGAGTACTGTTAACGAACATACTTATAGCCCTGATAAGGGTGTTAAAAAATAAATTTGGTGAATTCAACAATGGGTTGTACATTTGCAATGTGAATTACAATCAATCGCAGTTAGTTCATTGAAATATGTGTTCTGCCCTTGGGAAACTTAGGGGTGTAAGTCTTGAAAAAGAGGTTAATCCACTCGATAAAAGAGGTTTTAATTTTGCAGCTTTCATCAGAACAAAGTATGAATATAGGTTAATAAGGTTCGAGTCCTGACTTTCAGCCAGTAATGGAAATTAGAGTGGTGCTTCAACGGCATAAGCAACTTATTTTTGTGCGAAATTTACCTTTGCTTCTACAAGCAAAACATTTGAACCACTAGTAGGGCCAGTAAGGTCTGGCATGGAGTAGAAGGCTTAGCGGCTTACTACATTCAAAACCAATTAGACTTGGTATGTCTATCTTTTGTCAGCTTGTAGAGAAATAACTAATCGCCTCCCTTGGAAGGAGTTAATACTGGAAAACCCAGTACGTAGGCCACGTTAAGATAAGTGTTAAGCGAGTTATTTAAAAGCAAAGGTTTATGGGGAATTAGCTCAGTGAATAGAGCGGTAGCAATACAGGTCGGAGGTTCGAGTCCTTCATTCCCCACTAAGAATGTTCCTATCAAAAGGCGATAGGCTAAGCAGGTGGGCTGCACTTGGCATTCTTTTTCATATGGGGCGTATGGTGGTAACGGATTTGCCATAGACGCATTGCTGAAATAAGTTATGTAAGTCGCACAGTAAGGGTTCGATTCCCTAACGCTCCGCATTAATGATTAATAAGTTATAATCCTTGTGGTGTAAAAAACACGCATGAGTTGCAAGTAAGCCTTGTCAAGGATGCCAAAGTGAACTTATGGACTTGAAATGTCTAATCATTATAGTTGGGATATGGTAGAACGTTAAGGTGAAGCGTATGATTTGAAAAGATTAACGGGATGAACTGAAAGTTACCTAAGTCCCAACTTTATTTTAAAAATGGAAAAGTTAAATTTATATGAAATATTGGTGCCAACGCAAACTAATGAAGGGAAGCCTCTTAAAACTAGGTTTCATAAAGTTTGGGATGCAAAGGTAAGAGCAATAACAGGTGGGTTAACAATAACGCCGCCAGTTAAAGGTCAATGGGTATCAATAGATGGGGAATTATTCAATGAAAGAATGATACCTGTTAGAATAGCATGTACAGAAACTCAGATTGATGCAATTGCTGATATTACAGCTAAGTATTATAATCAAAAAGCTGTATTTTACTATTTAATTTCAACCACAGTCATAATTAAAAAATATTAAAATGCATACAGAAGGACAAAAAGTAATTGCGATTAACAATAAACCATTAGCTGGTAGAAGTGTTGCGCCAAAATTGGAAATTGATAAGGAATATGAAATCCTTAGCATAGTATTGGACTCGAAAGGTAATCAACACTTGAATGTTGGTTTACCATCAGAACTAAACTATGTAACAAGTTTTGAAACTAGTGAAGAATTACCAGACGGTGATAAGATTCATTGGTGCCATCCATCACGTTTTAGATTGGCTGAGGTAGCAAATGGTTAAAGTTATAGTCGCTGGTGGTCGTGATTTTCAAGATTATGCATTACTTAAAGCTAAACTTGATAAAATACTTCACGATGTTAATGATTCAGTTGAAATTGTATCTGGTGAGGCCAATGGTGCTGATACACTAGGTAAACAATATGCTGTTGAGAATCATTATCGAATTGCTTCCTTCCCTGCTAATTGGAATAAACATGGTAAGGCCGCAGGTTTCATAAGAAACGAAGAAATGGCTAAGTATGCTACTCACTGTGTGTGCTTCTGGGACAAGAAGTCGAAGGGTACTGAACACATGATTGAGATAGCTAAGCAGTATAAGTTGAAATTAAGGGTTATAAATTATTAGATTGAAGACATTGGTGGAAGCCCATATCGCTACGGCGATTAGTTAAGTTAAACTTTAACGTCAATCTTTAGAATCAGTAAATGGGTTAACCTCGACTAGAAATTAGTAATAAAACGTTGTGTATTACTAAAGGTAAAAGCCGATTAGATTTAGTAGCAAACTTTTGTATATCGGTACTGATTCTTAATTTTTTCATGATTTGCTGGATATTTATATAAAAAGTAAATACTATGGCAAACATTAAATTCGACTGGTCTGGCTATTGGAGTCCAACACCTAAAAACATTAGAAAAGCCGCAGATGCTTTATTAGCTGGTGCTATGACTGTTTCAACATTTACATTCTTAAATGATTACAAAACAGTCTCTATCGCAGTATTAATAGTAGCTGGTGTCGCCAAATTCTTATCCAACTTCTTTACGGATGGTACTGATAGTACTACTCCACCAACAGGAACTAATTAATAAAAAACCCACATAATGTGGGTTTTTTTATTTGCATATGTCGAAGTTATTTCGTATATTTGCGACATGAAGAAGTTATATGGTTTTCTTAACATATTAATAATAATTTTTGAAATAGTCCTTTTAGGCTACTTTTCAGATTTATTATATGCTGATTGGGACAAAAATCCCTTAACCAGAGACTATTTCTCATTACTTATTATAGGTGAGATTGGGTTAGAGCTATATCTTAGGGTCAAGAGTAAGACCAAAAATTTAAACTAAACTTAAAAATATGAGTATTATCGGAAAAGATGAAAGAGTAATTGATGTCTTAACGGCCATGTTAGCTGACAAGACAATAACAGTGGATTATGTAAGATTCCTTCTTGATGAAAGGAAAATAATCCTTGAAGAATTCGTAGAAATCACAAAAACTAATTAATGAAAAAAATAGTAAAACTTATAGTTGGTCGTATAATGAAAGCAAGGTATTTTACTTTAATTATATCTTGTTATTGTATCTTAGTAGCCATAGGATTGGCTGTTCGTACAGAACTTGAAATAGACTCAAATCTATTTACGATTGAAGCTGTACTAAGTATATTTTTAACCTTAGTGTTCTCAGTATCAGTTGGTGAGCTAATCGGTAGATTATATGATGCGTACAAAAAGCCTTATTAAGCTACGTAGCTAATTGAATTAAGTCTATTAGTCCATCCATGTTCAAAAACCTTTTGACTTGGGTTAGCAGCAATGATGCCAGCATATCTAGCGGCTCTTTTTTGATATATTTTAGTAAATAAGTCTTTAGAGTTAGCATGATTTACTGCATCAAGTGTTTTTGGACCAAATTGGCCATCAACAGTTAAACCTAGAATTTGTTGAACGTATTTAACAATTAATACACGGCCCATATTATATGCGCCATCGACAATGAATTCAGCTAAAGATTGATTAGTAATTGTATCAGCTTTAAAGAAATCCCAATATAATTTTTTAGCAACTTTATATGCATCTGGTTCAGTTAGGTCTCTAACATCTTTCCAGTCAATAACACCATCATGATTTTCATCAAGATTGTATTCGTGTAAATCATCAGTAATTAAACCGAATTTTGTTGCACCAGCGGTGTCTTTTGGGTTGTTTTCAAATACAACACCTTCTGCTTTTTTTAACTTTTCCCAATATGTTTGAAAATTTGCCATGATAACTATTTTATTATAAATATTCTTGAAGTAAGAAAAAATTACTTTCTTAGAATTTTGTTATAGAATATGTCAAAGGCTAGATTTCTAAATATTGACAATGCGATAAATAATATTGCGATATAAGGTAATGTAACGGATGACCCAATAACTGATAATATTGCTAAGATATTAAAACCTTCTCTTAAGAATTTACTAATATGCCAAGCATCTGAGAATGCATCTGGTGTATTAATTTTGATACCTAAGAAGTTAAAGGTTCTGTGACCTTTTGTTGAGTCATGGTCAATATACTTATTAGTCCAACTTACAGCTGGGTTCCAAAATATAGGGTTTAGTTTTGAGAAGATGCTGATTGCAAAATGGTCTTTAAGTGTGTCCATAATAGCATCTAAGATTCCGCTACATGAGTAGAAGATAATTGGTAATAATAAGTAGATTAATGTTGACATAATTATTTTCTAATAAATATTAAGTTTTTAGGTAAATAAGATTTGTTAATCCAAAAATGTTTACGTATATTTGCAAAAAATAAAATTATGTATTTCCCAACAATAAACCCAGTTCCCTTCATGTACCGTAATAGATACGGTGGACTTTCAGGTGGTAATAGACGGAATGATGATGATAACAATAATGATGACGATGATAAAATACCAACTTGGTTTTGGATTATTGTCGGAATTGCAACCATTATTTCTTGGGGTTTTTTAACCTTTTATAAGTATTAAGATGCAGAAGAGCGCAAATTGTTCATACAAACGTAACGGTGAAACTATCCAAAAGAAGAAATTCTTGAAGGTTGATGAGGCTGTTGCTGCGGCTGATTCTCAGAACAAGAAGGTTTCGAACATACACTTATTTACAGCATACAAATGTACAACTTGTTTTTTCTTTCATATAGGAAAATCACATAAGTTGAACCCAAATAACAATTTACATGAGCAAAAAAACACTAGTAATCCATCCAGCTGATGAGACAACAAACATGCTTTCAGTAATATATGCTGATAAGGATTGGACAGTTATAACTGAGGATGTGTCATGGCAAGAAATTGAAAAACAACTCTGGGCCCATGATAGAATTATTATGCTTGGTCATGGTGATAAAAATGGTTTATTTGGTCACGGTCATTATATGATTGGTACTAATCAAGCTGAAATATTGGCGCATAAAGAATGTATATTTGTTTGGTGTTATGCTAATGAATATGTCTTAAAGCATGGGCTTAAAGGATTCTATACTGGTATGATAATATCAGAACATCAAGAAGCTAGATATTGCGCTGTAAAGAATTTCACAGCTAAAGACATTGATGAATCAAATGACATATTCAGTGATGCTGTGAAACAAGCTGTTGATGTTGAGGATAAGGTTAGTCTTATCAAGGAATTATATATTCCTAAGGATAATCCAATTATGAAGTTTAACGCTGTAAATATATTTCAACGATGAAAAAGGTAATAGCAATAGTTTTGTTAGTAACATTATTCGCCTGTGATGATAGACCATATTCAAGGCAAGGAAGATTCTGTCAAAATTTAGAGAATCAAAGAGATAATGTAATTGTTAATCTAAGTAACCATAACTCTCCAGTTGCAGCTATTATTGTTGCACAAACTGATAGTATGTATCTTAAATGTGGTTGTGATACAATAAAATAAGTATAACATGGATGACATTAAAAATGCTAAGTATTACCAAGAGCTAACTTTTGAAGCTCTTAGTAAGTATATTGAAACTGAAGCTAGAAAGGGTATTTCAAAATGGTACTTACCAAGTGGTATGTATATGGGTGAACAAATGGTTAGTGTACTAAAAAATAAAGGTTTCGTTGTTTATCAATGTGGAAGTACAACTTATATTAGCTGGTAATGAAAAGACCTAAACGTCTTCGTAAGACAAAGCTATTTGGACTTTATGAATGGTTTTCATTTTGTTCAGCACATTATAACTATAATGATAAGTGTCATATGTGTAGAGCTGGTGGTTGGAAATTTATGCCAGCACATTTTTTTGAAAGATTATTACATAGGTATATGTACAAAACTTGGTTTAAATTAAAAAATCTAAAATAATGGGTAAAATATGGGTAATTCCTAGAGAAGAGGATTCAATTAAAATTTTTCCGATATTAAAAGAATTTTCTGACGGATTAATAGAGTCAAGTAAAGGTCAATTAGATTCAAAAGTCGAAATTCGTATGATTGATGATACGTGTATTGATTATGTTTTATGCGCTATTTTACCAAATAGTAAAAGAAGAATTGATTTATTTAAAGTTGTTTTAGATATTCGTACTGAAAAATCTTTAAACTTATTTTTACTTTATAATCAATATAATACATTAATCATAACTGATATTGATAACTTAGTAAGTGAACTAGAGAAAATAATAGTATCTGATGAAATTGGGAAATATCTTAGTTTTTTAATACGTGTTGATAAAATTGAAAAAAAATTATAATGAAAAAAATACATGAGTGGTTATTAAAAGATGGTAATTGTGCTTTTCTAATGGTGCTCCCCTATAGTATACCATTGATAAGTATGATAATATCATCCTATTATTGGTTAACGTTTTTAATGATAGTCGCTTTTATCCCGTTAGGATATTATTCAAAACAAGAACCTAAACCTAAACCTCTAGGGTTAGATACTAGGTTATTGAAGAAGATGCGAGAAAATTGGACAATCATTAAGTATAATGACCCTTTAGCCTATACTGGACCTCAGGACATATATCGTGCGTTATATAGAGGTAAGCTAATCAAATGCGCATGGGATTTAGATAAATCTCAAGTATTACTTCTAATTGCTTATGCCTCAAAATATGGCAATAATAACATATTTGATAGTACGTATAGTACACCTAATGAAAATGTTAAAGCTTACAGGTATCAAAGACAAAAAGAGCGACAAGAAATAAGACGAAAAAAATTAATTAAAACACTTAAACCAGTATGGCCGTAGAACAAAAAACAGATGAATTTTTAAGACCCAATTATGCGTTAGAACGATTACTTTGGGAGTACAAAGAGTATGGTTACTTAGTAGTTGCATACGACTTTGATAACACGATTTCACCGATGGGTGATAATTCAGCAACCTATAATCAAGTTATTCAATTGATTAAAGACCTTAAAGCAAACATAAAGTGTAAGATGGTTTGTTGGACAGCTAATCCAAATCTTGACTACGTTGAGAAGTATTTAATAGCAAATAATATACCTTACAACGGTATCAATTGTGAGGGGATAGATTTAAGTTATCAATCCAGAAAGCCAGCGTTTAGTGCGTTATTAGATGATAGGGCTGGATTAATAGAAGTTTATAACTATCTATCTGAATTCTTAAGAGTAATAATTGCTGAAAGAAAGGGTAGTTTAGGATATTATAGACTTAAAGCTGACCATTCAGTTCAAATTGAGGATGCGGCATTTTGGCGATTACCTTGGAATGAACAAAGGGATTGGGAACAAGTAACAGTAATTAAAAAGTTCGATGTAAACGAGGAGGACTAACAATGGGAACATATAAAGAAGTAGATGGTGATTTAATAAAATTGGCGAAGGAAGGAACTTTTGATGTGATAACACACGGTTGTAATTCTTTTTGTACTATGGGTGCTGGTATAGCACCTCAAATGGCTAAAGCATTTGGTTGTGATAAGTTTAGTCTTGAAAGCGGACTTTATCGTGGTAATATTAATAAACTTGGACAAATTGAATATGATTGGATTCATACAACACTTGATGGTAAAGAATTACCTAAACCATTATATATTGTTAATTCATATACTCAATATTTGTATGGTAAAAATCATGCGGATGGTGCCGTAAAGCCACTTGATTATGAAGCCTTAACATTATGTATGCGAAAGATTAATCATGTATTTAAAGGTAAACGCATTGGCTTACCTGCTATCGGTGCAGGTCTTGCAGGTGGTGATTGGAATCGCATTAAGGCTATTATTCAGACGGAGTTAAAGGATTGTGACGTAACAGTAGTAATTTATAAACCATAATGTGAAAAAGAAAAGGAAGCCTAGAGGTTGGAAGTTAAATGGTAGACGTTCTGAGGATATGTGTACCTGTTTAAGATTTGGTTGTGACCCAGATGGTATTAGTCCGAAACTTAGAGCGAAGTTTGATAAACGAATAAAAGAAGGTAAATGCCCTTCCTGTGGTAATAATCCTTGTACATGTAAAAGCGGTTAAAAATAAAAATTATGGGTGGAGATATTGAATGCGGTAATTGTGATGTCTGTAAGAAACAGAATGTTGTTGGTATACAAAGAACATATTTTCGTTATAGGAAAATAAAGTGCGAGTGTCATGGGAATTGTCATTTTGAACTTGTTTATCATTGTCCAACATGTGTTCCTACTGAACCAGTAGAAACTAAATTAGTAATTACAACAGCTAAACTAAAGCTTTTAGAAAGAATACACAAAGATTACTTAAACGAACCTTAAAATTAAGATGAGCGAAGAATTAGAGCCGATTAAAAATAATGAAATTGTACTATCAAGTGATATTACGATTAAAGATATGTTTTCACATTTAGTATTAAACATATTACCATTTGATGAGGCTAAGATTGTATTAGCTAATGCAACTGAGAAGATACTTGATTTATGTGAAATAGATTTACCTGAAGATGATAGGGCTAAAGATGCCTTTGAAGCTATTAAGGAATACAATGAAGGTAATCTATTACCACACGAGCTATACTTTAGACGTAATGGCGTTGCTTATGCTGCTGAGGATTATTATGATGCTACTGGTAAAAATAGTAGACCATTATTAGCTATTACGGCCTTGGCGACAAGTATCACTCTCTATAACTCAAATATAAAGAGTGGTTATGACCATGAAAAAGCTCTTGAATCGGCTAAAAGCCCAATGAAGGTAACAATTGACCACCTCTTTAAGATTATCAATACCGAAGGTAACGAAACTTATAAGTTAACGGTTGAAAAACATATAATAAATTTGGGTATAGAAAAAAAACTACCCTCAGTAAATAAATTTTTAGAAAATGGTAACAACGAATAAGTACATGTTTTTTTGGGGCGAATTTTGCTCCCAGTGGTACACCGCTAAGATGGTAATTGATGGTATTGAATACAATACTTGTGAACAGTATATGATGCATCAGAAGGCTCTATTGTTTAGGGATTATGATATTGCCGCTAAGATAATGGCAACAGTTAATCCAGAACAACAAAAGGCTCTTGGTAGGCAAATAAAGAACTTCGATAGGGCTAAATGGGATAAGCATTGTCTTAGTATCGTTTATAAGGGTAACTTAGCTAAGTTCACTCAAAATGAAGACTTGAAGGAATTATTACTTGCTACTGGCGATAGACTTATCGTTGAAGCCAGTCCAGTTGATTTCATTTGGGGTATTGGTTTAAACGAATGGAGCGAAGCTGCAAAGGACCCAGCTAATTGGATGGGTACTAATCTATTAGGTTGGGCCATCACACTTGTTAAACACGAATTAAAAAATATTGAAAATGGCAAAGACAACAATAACAACGACAATTGAGTTGACTCCTGAGCAATTAACCACGTTAATTAAAAATTACTTCAAGGATAAGAAAGGAATTGATGTAACTAATGTTAACTATAGAGTTAGTGATACATCAGATGACCGTTTTGGCGGTTCACCAAGTTACAATTTATCTAGGATTGAAGTTATTAATGAAACAAATCAAGAAACTATTCTGTGACAAATATTCAATTAGAAATTCTCGAAGGTAATTATTGGGAGCACTTTAAATATGCTAAGGATTTAGCTCTTATATTTCCCGTTGATGATGCCAAGAGAAGAAAAATTGAAATTGAAATGAATAGTATGTTAACTAAAATTAATGAAATTAAAAAGAAACTTGATAGTTTGAAATAAAACTTCTATATTTGCATTCTAAAATATTAATTATGCGTTCATTTATTAAGTGGTATCTAATAATCTCCCCGATTATACTTCTGTTAATGCTGGTAATAATGTGCCTACATTTCAACATACCAACAAGTGGTGAATTACAAGCGTTTGTTTGTTTTACAATTTTTTTCTGTTTCATTTCAATAGGTTTTTTAACCTCTTTTATGACAGACCGAGACCTTAGCGATGTTTGGTTTAAAACAACTGAAGAACTAAATAAAAAGATAACTGAAGTTGATGAACTAAAGAAAAAGATTCTACAAATTGAATCAATTATCGGTGAGCATGAGGCTATTAAATTTTATCACGCAAATAATAAAGAAGAATAATGGAAACAAATACACTAGTAAGGCATAAAAAGCTTAAGACTCTAGGTATCGGATGTGTAGCTAAGGTTCTAAAGAACTCATTAAGGGTTAACTTTGGTCTTGATGATACAATGACAACCAAAGAGTCTCAATTAGAGATAGTCGATGTTAGTAATACTGGAACTATCACATTTCAAGAGTACTGCTCAAGAATCTTGAATGATAAATCAACACTTGAGTTCGCCATTCTTGGTAATGAGTTAAAACACTTTGTTGGTATTGGCTGGATAACTTATAGAGTTGTCACTGAAAAAGATTTGAAAAACTATAAAAGAGTAATTCATGAATAAGTTAAGAAATATAGCAGTCATAGGCGGTGGTACATTCCAACCTATTCGTAATCATTTAGCTCTTGCCGCTCCAGCTTTTGGAACAACTGCAACTAAGATAAGTGATTATTTAGAATTTAAAACAAATAGGTCAAGGTTATACTTAACTAAAATGGCCTATCCACAATCAAAGTTAATTACCAATGAGGATGTTGAAGCCTTAATTGATGATTTACTACTTGATGACCGACTTGGTACCATAATTCTTAACGTTGCCTTTTGTGATTACAAAGCAAAGCCAATTGATGGTATTGAAAATGATTGGCATGGTGAACGATTACAGACTGCCGATGGTGATTTAACAATCGAGTTAACACCTACTGAGAAGATTATCAAAAAAATACGCATTAAGAGGCCCGACATTTTCCTCGTTGGGTTCAAGACAACAACTAATAAGACTCCAGCTCAACAGTTCCTATTGGGGCTTAAAATGATGAAATCAGTTAAGTGTAATTTAGTTTTAGCTAACGATACTGTTACTAGAAATAACATGATACTAACAGCCGAAGAAACAATCTATGGTGAGACAACTGACCGTGATGCTGTTCTTAAGGAATTGGTTGAGATGACATTAATGAGATGTGACCTTACTTATAATCCATCTAATTTTATAGAATCTCAATCGGCGAGTATCAAGAATACACCAAGACCTTTTCAAGACGCAATACAATTTTTAATTGATAATGGTGGGTTCATTGAGAACAATAGCAATGGCTTCACGCCAGGCCATTTCTGCTGGCGTAACGGTCAAAAATCATTCCTTTCCTCACAACGTAAAGCGAATCATAACTTAGTCTTCACTGAGGGTATGAGCCAAGTATCAGTTTCACTTGATGAAAAGTTTAACGATGTCTTCACTGTATACGGTAAGAGAAAAGCTTCAGTTGGTGCTAGAAGTCAATGGATGATACTACAGAAATTTCCTGAGTATGATTGTATTATACATACACATAACCCATTAAAAGAGGGTAGTACTATACCAATCACACCACAGAAGCCATTCCAGTGCGGAAGCTTAGAATGTGGAATCAATACGGTTGACCACATGGGCGATTTTGGGAATATAAAGGCCGTTTATCTCGATAAACATGGTGCCAATATCTTATTCAAAAGTACTGATGATGTATCTGGGATAATTAATTTTATTAAGGAAAACATTGAATTAGGAATAAAAGTAAAATAATATATTATGACACATTTGTATATAATCTTATCTTGGTTATTTTTAGCTAAGATTGTTTTTGATAAGCAGATTAAATGTAATGACAAACTTAAAGGTACTGGAATAAGTATTGGCCGACAATCCGAGTTAAATGTTAATGCTTGGGTTGTTGCAATATTTGCACCTATAAGTATAGTCTATTACGCCATTAAAATGATATTTTTTAAACCTTGGAAATAATAAATTATGACAGAAGAACAAATTTTTGGGGCTATTGCATGGGTATTATTAGGTTATATTGTTTATTTGAAGCAATATACTGTTACCTATGCTAAACTAAACGTATCACATAGTGATTCACAAGCAACGGCATTTCTTTTAGGACTTGTTGCACCTTTAACCGTAATTATTTACGCTTTTAGAGTAGTTTTTTTTGAAGATTGGGAATAATCTTGTATATTTGTAAAAAGTTTTAAAATGATATTAATTAGTTCACCATATAGTCACCCAGATGTAACAGTAAAAATAAAGCGTGTTGAGAGGCTTGCTAAGTATATTGATGCTGAGATAAAGAAGGGTAACTTTGTATTCTCACCAGTATTATACGGATTAAGCGTATTGAAGTATGTCGATGGTAAGGATGACTGGCCAACATGGAAAGCCTTTTGTGAGAATGCAATATTGTGTTCTAAAGAACTATGGGTTCTTAAGTTTGACGGTTGGGATAAATCAGCTGGTGTAAGTGGTGAGATACTATTTGCAACACTTAATAAAATTCCTATTAAATACATTGATATTGACGAAGATGGAAATTAATACTGATACATTAATAAAGCTTGAGATTGATAATACTGATATATTTCTTGAAGATTATGGGTCTGGTAAGGGTAAAATAACAATTAGTAATACCTATGGTAGAAATTTTTCTACTTATTGGGGTGCAATGGGTTGTAGCTTGAAGGACTTTATAATACAAATTAATTCAGATTATTTTATCACTAAATTATTTGGTCCAAAGTCAGGTAAAGTATTAGATGTTAAAAAAACTTTCGCCGCAGTTAGGAAGCATATCTTAAATGAAATTCTTCCTTGGTATAAACATATGGAATTCCAAAAACATATGCGAGAAGTTTTAAATGATTTTCAACATAGGATTGAAGAATCATTGTCGGAAGAACATTTCGTTGAAACATTTACACAAAATTTTACTAATAAATTAGATTTTAGTTTAATTTCGGATGAGTTTGATAGGAAATACGTTAAAGAAGATTTTTGCTTTGAACAATGGTACTTTATCGAAACAAAAGAGTCACCTGATAGTCTTTGGTTACGAAATTTACATAAAAAACTTAAAAAAAGACTAAAGAATGAAAAAATTTGAGGTACATATAACAGGCGATGAGACAATCAATGCTGAGTTAGACAATTTAGGTATAAAGAACATCATGGTGGAATTGCTTCGCCGTGATTTATCTGTTATAAGGACTGAGTATATGAGTTCGTTTATAACAGACTTCGAACGTTACGAAGAATGCTATGACTTTGTTAAGAAGTTAGCTTCTAACTTAACGGCAAAAGTATTACGTATAAAAATTGAATGTCCTGTTTATCTGGAATACATTGAGCGAAGCGTATATATTGAAGCTCATTTCAAGGCCGATGGGTCCAATGTTAAACATCCATTAAGTAGAAATGCTAGGTCAGGTAAACTGATGGGTACTGATAGAGCTTATACCAAGGAAGAATACGATGCATTTATTGAGAAATGGAAAGACCATGAAGTTGAACTTTGCCTTTATGATGATTATATTAGGGAAGACTTCGATTGGTTTGATGAATATAAATATGTTCCTCTATCCACTGGTATTAAGTTTTTTGATAACTTATTAAAGGACGGTATACCAAAAGATTACTTAACTATGATTGGGCCTGCTGGCGTTGGTAAATCAAGTGTAATGGGGTTAATGAAGGGAAGTGCTAAAGAGCGTGGTTATCATGTGGTTGGAATAAATAGTCTTGAAGCTATTCATGAAGAAGTCATAAGAAGTCAATTAAGACATGAGGAAAATAAAAGACTTGGTTTTTTTCCTATAGTCATTGATTACCAATCAAGGTTATCAGATAGAATCCCATCTGATGAAGAAAAAACTCTTATGGATAAATTAAGTAAGACCTTTGCGGAGAAATTTAAAGATATTAAATTAATAAAAGAATGAAAGGAATAATTGGTGGGTTAATTGTAATTATGTCTTTTATACTTTTTTGTACTACTGTTGAGAACGAGGCTAATGATAATTACTGGTATAGTAGACCATACACCTTAGTAGAAAAGAATGAAGGTGGTCATGAACATAAGGGTAGATATTACAGCGATTATTATTTTACTGTAAAGTATGATGACGACAAATATACTCTTTGGACCGAATCTGTATCTGGAACTAAATACTTTTCACAACATGTTAATCAAAGATATGTTGAACGAACTGAAAATCAGTATCATATCTATGGTGTACTTTTTTTAGCCCTACTATTAATTATTGGTTTTATACTCTTAGGGAATTATTTTGTTTACGACCTAGAATTTTAATTTGTTCAATTAAAATAATTCCCCTATCTTTGCAGAAATAAAACATAAGTTATGAAATCAGTTTGTTTTGCGTATTTTGCGGATGGTAAATTTATAGGTTGGTACGGTGGTACCTTTGGACCTGTTTCCGATTCACCAAAAGTCTATTCGTCTCTTGAGTCTATGAGACCGACTATAACAAAGAATCTTTCTAATAAACTAAAGACAATAAACGAAACTTCATTTGATGAAGCTAAAGGTACTGTTACTGGTATAGCAGCATTTGGACTATTAGCGTTTAGCGGCGAAGATGAACTTCGTGGTAAAGACGTTGAGTTGAAGGTTGTTGAGTGTCCTGAGTATGATGGACCAAACCCAGACTTCGATGAAGAAGACTATAAGAAACGTTCTAACGAACATACAGCTTTAGTCTTGGAACATTTGAAGAGTCTTGGAATAACGACTGATGGGCCATCACCTGAGCGTACAAGGGCTGTAGTTGAATTTACTAAGCTTAACCCATCACCTAAGAGTAATAACTGGATATATTGTGATTACAACAAGGTAATAGAGTGGGCTAAGAATGAGCCAACTGAATTTATTGACGTAATAAAGCCTGTTTATGGAGAACCCGTTTGATTTAGTTAATTTTATAATACCATTATGCTGGTTACTTAGTTGGGCAACCCTTTCAAGCATAATTGTTTACATTGTAAAACGTAAGAAATGATAAGAACTGAGTATTTGATTAATAAGTTTAGAAGCCTTTTAAAAAAGGATGATAGTGATATTGGCTTTATATATCATAGGATATTCACAATGTGTGGTGATAATACACTAGGTATTGTACTGGATAGAATGTATGATATGTTTATGTCTAACCAAGAACATTGGTTTTATGACTTCCATAAGTCAATTCGTCAAACTGATTTCTTAGATGGTCTTTACGAGATAAAGACTGTTGATGACCGCACTGAGGAGCAAAAGACCAGACAAGATGAGTTATACAAGTCATTAAAGGAGCCGTATAACGCTAGGGCTAATAAGGATGGTAAGTATCTTTCATTACGAGTATTTTGTTATGAGAATGGCTTAAAAGACGAATGGGATGAATGGGCCAAGTTATCACAAATATCACATGGTGAAGTTAAAGAAAGTATCAGTGGTGCTATTGATGCAATATTACATACTATAATCAACATGGATATTGATGGTATATTACAGAGGCATCTTAGGATTACATTTAGAATGTATCAAGCTGATGTTGAAGATAACATTAAAAAAGAATAATTATGCCGTTTGTACATTTAGTTACTAATAGTTTTAATCATCATAATTCTGATGATAATAAAGACCCTGATAATAGGGTAGGTGGAATTATGCTTGCAATAGCATTTGTATTATTTGTTTATTTTTGCGTTAATACTTAATGTTATGCCATGCACTAAATCAAAGTTTCCTAGTAAGCGAGCAGTAAATACTAAGGTAAATACCTTGGTTAAGGCTGGCCATTGGAATAAGAAGGATAAAACAAATCGAGTATATTATTGTGATGAATGTGCATCTTGGCATATGACATCACTTGCTGAATTCAATCCAACTGTTAAGCCGTTAGATGTGGTTGTCATGTTTAAAGAGCGTTGGAATAATCTTTTCAAAAAGAATTAGGCAGATTAAGAAAGTTTCACTATATTTGCATTTCAAATTAATAACAATAAAAATAAAAAAAATGAGTACAGAAATTGAAAATGGCCAAGGCCAAGAGCAGCAACAAGATGCTGGTAAAGTTGAAAAACAGTACAATGAAGTATTAGTTAAGATTAAGAACATTCTCGGTGGCGAAAGTGATTCGTTACTACACCCAAAGAAGAAAGTTAAGGGTGATGTGTTTACCGAAATCGTTGGTGAATTAACCAAAGAGAGCGTTGAACAAAATCGTGCTGAAGTTAAAGCTGAGCTAGGTACGCTCTTGAAAAAGTATGTTGAGTTGCAATCCGAAATCTCTAAAAAAGAGGACGAGTTGAAGAAACTTAAGCAAACTAAGCAAAAGGAGTTTACTGAGGCTGCGAAGAAATTCTTCAACAAGATTGAAAATGTTGATGATTTAGCTAAGAAAATGGTTCAAGCGTTGAAAGAGGCAACAACTGATTCTGAAACAGAAGTAAAGTAAACGAATTATGGGTATGCTAATGAAACAAATTATGCCCGATGAAAACAATAGTAATTCTCAAGCTGACCGCATTAGGCGGTCACTTGAGGACACTATTAAAGAAACAAATCGGGTTGCGGCAAGATGGGCATCGGACATCAATAAGTCACCAGCAGGTAAGCGAGGTAAATTTATGATAACTGTTGATGACGTAAGAAGCGTTTTCAATGGCTTTTTCAAAAAAATGCTTAAACATTATATTTGTGATGATATTGAAGCAACAAGATTTATGTCTTGGAATAAACCACATATTAGGTTAAATGAAGATACCTTGCAAATTATCAGTGTTGAGTTTTTACAAATGAGAGATTCAGACCATAAGTTTAAACCAATGATAAGTAAGGCACTTTCAGAAATAGTATTACCTACTCTTCATTATAAAATTGAAGATGAAGCTAAGGCTGAAATTCAAAGACCTTATGAGGTTACTAATATAACTTTTGACTCAATAACAAACATAAAGTTTTAATTATGAATGAATTTTTTACATATGACCCAGATAAGGCAGAAGAAGTTAGGGTTGAAGGTCAAAAAAATCTTCAAGAATTGATGGAAGCAATTAAACCTTTGATGTTGGAACCTTGGTCCGATATTTCGAGAAAGAGTACCGATAAAGAAATTGAAGCTGGATTATTAAAGCGTAAAATTAATTGGTACGAAATATTCAATAAGTACTATTCTGAGCATAAACCAGAGGATATTAGTGTTAAAAGCTTAACTCAATGGTTAATGAAAAATTATAACGTTCCACATACAATTGTATGAGTAATCCAAATAAAAATAGCAATGACGGAATTATCATTAAGTATAATGGTGGGTTAGGTGCAATCCTATGTTCATCATGTAAGGTGATTATTAAGACTGGAAAGGATTTTAGTGACGAGGAAAGTGCTTTTTCTAGGGGTGAAATTAAAGAGCGTTTAGAAGCAAGATATTGTGATAAATGCCAAGAAAATTTAAAGAAAGTAAATGAGAGAGAAGATGATTCTGAATAAAATATTGATTACATTATTATTATCTTTAATGCTAATGATGTCTTATGGACAATTTCGAACAAATACATCATTGGGCGGTAACTATAATAATGGTAACTCTGGGTTGTTCTTAACAACTATGCAATCTGATATTCATTTTGATTCTACTAAATTTCACCCTTCAATACAACCTTATTTTTGTTATAGTGAAGTTAAGTCTAGCGGCCAATGGGTTACTAAACAACGTGAAAGTTATTTAGCTACATCATTTTACAGTAAGTATAAAGATTATAATTTATATCTCTTTACCGATGTTGAAAATTCATTATTAAAACAGTTTAATATTAAAGCATCTGTTGGATTTGGTATTGGAAAATATATCAAATATAAGAATACATTTACTTCAACATCAATCGCATTAATGCCTGAGTATTATTCTTCATTTGCAAATAGAACTGAGAAATCACTTAGGTTATCATTTAGAGTGCATTACAACGTGAGTGGTAAGGTTAACTTCAATACGGTTACGTTAATTCAACCAGCAATACTAATGGACCCGTTCATTGGTTATGGTAATAACTTTAACTTTAGGTCTACTAATAGTTTAACTTATCCAATAACAAATAATTTATCAATTGGATGCCAAGTTTTAGTGGCTACATCAACGCTTTCAACATATACGGTACCAGCATTAAAGCCTACCGATTTAACAACTTCTTTCATCATAATTTACAAACAATAATATGGCTAAATTAAATAGTTTCCCAAGCACTGGATGTTGCAATTCAGTTGATAAGCGTCTATTGGATTTTCTAGTTAAACGAAATAATGGTAAACGTTTAAGGCTTGAAGGTCGAACATCGGTTGGTTGGAATACTAACTCATATTGGACAATTGTAAACATTGACAATAGTAATAAACCTAAGTATGAATTTAAAGATTTATTACCATTTCTTGTTCCAAAGCCTGATGTTTCTAGCTTTGAGCCTTATCATATGAATGAAACTATTATAGCTGGTACTAGAGTTATAGCTATTAGCGATGATACAGTTGATGATGATTATATTATTGGTGATAAAGGTTTAGTTGGTAGGGATATTGGTAGTTCAATGGTTGAGGTAAAGTTTGATAAAGATAATTATTCAAAAACAGCTTTTAAATATCACCTTGCATTTTTACCAGAACACCAAGACGCAATGCTTACTGATTATGATTTTGATGCCGAAGGTGATTATGATGAAGAACCTAGTACTTTAAGCTATATACCTTTAACTCAAAAACCGAGAAGTAATGAAAGAGTAATCTGTCTGAAAGATAGTGAAACATCTAATGAATACCATATTGGTTGGGTAGGAACCGTAAAAGACGATAACGAAGCCGCACCAAGAATTAAATGGGATAATGGTATTGAATCGGTTGTTTATTATACTCATTTAGCGTATATAAATGAAACACTTAAGACTAAGACACATGATATAACAATTGGTGAAGTATATAAGTTGACTGATGCGAATAATCTTTGGTTATTGTTTAAGGTTAACGACAATTCGTTAATCCCTAATTCAGATTATCAAACAATTAAAAGTGTTTCAGGGATTCATTCAATGGGTAGTTATTCATGTAATAGTATTCTTCGTATTGCTGGGAATGGAAGGACTTATAGGGTTGCAACAACTTTTGAACGTGACTGGTTGTATCATTGTATGGAAAAGGGTCACTTTGTTAGTGAAGCTGATTATGCTAATATAAATATTGAACAACAGGAGATAAAAAAATTAATAGATGAGGCACATGATAAATACCCAATTGGTACATATGTGAGGTCATTATTTCATTCTAATAATCCAATACTTAAAATAACTAGTAAGGTTTTTAGTTATTACGCTGAACAAAAACGAGTTGCTGGTATTGGTGAAACTAGTTTTTTACCAATTGTATATTTAAATGGTAAATGGGCCGAAATTGTTAGCGAAGCAGTCTATAAGACTGAGCAGTTATTAATTGAAGCTAACAAGCGTTATCCCGTTGGTAGTAAAGTATGTCCAGTGCATCTTGGTAAAGGACCCAGTTATATTATTATTACTGAAGACAGTAAATTCAAAGCTACTGACTACGATGTTGTCTCATACTTACCAGTCTATAAGATGTCTTCACCAGATAGTAAACATGGTAATGGTGAGTGGGGTAGATTTCTATATTCAAAGGGTGAATGGGCTGAATTATATGATGATTCATATGAACTAATTGTGGAAGCTAAACGCCGATACCCAATTGGTACTAAAGTGATGCCAGCACATATAAATAATGAAAATTACTTTTTAATTACTGAGGATTCTGAAATTAGAAGTTTAGGTAATGATTTAATATCATATGTTGGTGATAGTACATATAATCCAAACCCTAAATATGGTAATACCGTATTAACACGTTATCTTTACTCAAAGGGTAATTGGGCTAAGATTTATGAGGAAACAATTAATTTTGTTAGAGGTAAATGGTATATTGGTTTTTATCGTTTAGAACAGTTTATTTTCAAATTTGATGACCAAAAAGACGGTACATTTTATTATAGTGACATGGAAAATACTATTAGTCGTGGCGTATATATGAATCATGGAAGTTTTTTATTTAGCGATAATGATATTAAAAGAGTCAGAGAAGTGACACAGGGAGAATTGGATAAATATTTAGAGGATGGTCATCCAGATAAGACTTGGATTCCTAAAGTTGGTGAACATGCTGTTATGGTAGCTGCTGGCGGCTGGGGTTATAGTCCAGATAATGATGGTTGTATTGGAAGAATAACTAATGTCTATAAGAGTAATATTGATACTAGAAAATATGAAATATCTGGTTTTTTATTAAATCCTAAAAGGATGCATACTAGTCTTGGTTCAGATTTAGTGAATTTTACTCATATTCCAATATTTAGAGACAATGGTACTATTGTATGTCGTAAAGCTACTAATGACGATATGTCTAAGATAGTTGATAAATCGGATTCTATGGATGAGAGAAAACCAAGCTTTGCTGATGTTATGCTAGGTATTTCAACTCGTGAGCCAAAGGAAGGTGAAGTAACAACACTTGTAATGCAAAAGAATAAGTATACACCAACGCTTGAGTTAAAGTTAACTATACCTAAGAAGGTTAAGAAGCCAGTACTTGATTTCTTTGATGAATCATTTAAGAACACACCATTTAATAGGCCGTTAGATTTAGATTTGAAAAAGGAAAAAAAGAAGAAAATAAATTTGGTGTTTAGATAATAAACATGTATATTTGCATAGTAATTAAATAATTAAAATAAACAAAAATGGCAGGTAAAAGAACAGCTCAAGGAGCATTTGCAAAAAGAGTTATAGTAGCTCTTAAAGAAGGTGATGAAAGTAAAGTACTTCGTTTTGAAACGAGACTTGGTAAGTACTTCGACACTCAAGTTGAAGACCGTGAAAAAAAGATTGAGAACTTGAGAGAGAAAATCTCTGACGCTGAAGAAGCTCTTGAAGAATCAATCCTTAAGGTTGAATTGCCAAGAATTGTGCAGATTGAAAGCACTGATTCTTACATTCCTAACTATGTTAATAACCTTAACAGGGCTCTTACTATAGTTGAAGGTTTTGAGGATGAAATCGCTACAGTTGATGCTGAAATCGCTAAGCTTAAGAAGTTGAAAGCCCTTATCTTCGGTGAAGACAAGAAAGACGAGAAAGCAGGTAAAGCAAGTAAGGCAACTGATTCTACAGCCGAGTAATTGACGAATTGCTTGGTAAAATCCTGAACTTGGGGTTAACCCATGTATACCGATAGGCTTCACCGAATTCGTCAGGTATAGGTGTTAGTTAAGGGGCTATGAACGTAGATAAAGTGCCCTATGAACTGGTGACGTGCGAATTAACTATTCCAGTTATTTTTGGGACTATGGTGAGAAGTGGTTAATCCAACAGATGTAAGTCTGCTTCAACGCTGAGATATGATGATTGTACATATAAGCAAACGTAGGTGTTGATAGGTAAAAGGGTAATTGTTATGTAGTCATGTAGCTAGTGATGCGCATAACAAAGATAGTATTACTGACAAATATGCAAGTTCGACTCTTGCTAGTTCCACATGAATATTTTTATAGAAAAATATAGGGGTTTTAATATTACCTTCGATACCGATAGTGAAGTATTTTCATCAGCATTAAACGATGAAAGTATTGATAAATATCGTAATAGTGATAGCCCGTGCAAGAGTAGTAAATCATTTTCCGCAATAAAGAAATTTATTGATGAGTTTATTAAAGAGCATCTTGAATTTGAACCATTTGAGGCTATTCATAGGCCAGATGAACATCTTTGGGATAATAATAAACAAAAGATAAAAATTGTTGGCCTTAGGAAAGATGGAAGATTTGTTGCTGAGGATAGAAAGGGCGTTAATTTTCAATTAGCAAGCTATGACGAAGATAAGTACATTGTTTATAATGAAAAGGATGATGTACATTTTGCGACAATAGCAATCCTTGAACTTGAAGCTGAGGAAGCTAGAAAAAAAGTTGAAAAACTTAAAAAGAAAAAAATTGAATCAGTTTCACTTGATGAAGTAAGAAAAAAATATCAAAAATAATGAATAACATTACATTTAATTTCGGAAAATTTATCGTCTTAATCGCTAGTATAGTATTAGTATTACCATTTGTTTTATTACTATTTGGTGCACAAATTTATGTGGCTGGTGGGGATAATTTTGATGACAGCACATTAGGAAAACTTTTAAAACATTAGTATTATGAAAAAGATTTTACTGGTATTGTTATTTTCAGTATCTTTGTGCTCTTGTAATCAATTATTTCCTTATTACCCTAAACTTAATCAAGTCAGGGCACTAAAGATTGGTATGACTGAGGATATGGTTACTACTCTACTTAGAGATAAGCCTTTTTCGGTTCAAGTAAATACTGACTATGAGTATTGGTACTTTGGATATGAGTCTGCTGATAACAGACTTGACCACCTAAGATTAAGATTTTCAAATCATTTATTAACTGACATAATGTCATATTAAGATTAAAAATAATGAAAGAAGGAGAACGGATATACGTTGAGTCATTAATTGAGACCGATGAAGAGTACAAAGAGTTGGCTAGGAAATATCCTAACACTTATCAATCAAATGTAAGACCACAATTTTTTGAATCAACATTTAAGTGGCGGTATCGTATGGGTAAGGGTATGACACCAGAGATGATTAAGAAATTTAATCAGAATTTAGTTGAGTTAAAAGCATTTTTAATCGAGTTAGCAAGACTCAAAAAAGAAACAGAAAATGGGTAGTTATTCGCATACATGTAAGTTAAGTAATTTACCAATAACATACGGTGTACCAGTTGTTTTAATTGTTATGAAACCAATGGGTAAGTTGTTTGATAATTCAGAGGAATCATTAAGTAAATATGGTAGCACTTATATGTGTTCCAATGAGGGTCCTAGATTGAAGTACTCGCCAGTATGGTTCCCAATTAAGGGTGAATACAATGACTACGGTGGTATTCAGGAAATTGTTAAAGATGATAATACGGCTATTCTTGAGGCGTACTATGATTTGACAATAGAACAAATAATGGAAATTGTAACTTCTGGTCGTAAAGACGATGGTTATGATGATTCATTAAAGGTTATAAAAGCACCTGTTGTTTATCCTGATGATTGGATTAAGGGTGAAGACCATATGGATAGATATGGAAGGCTTACTGGTGATATACGACCTTTCAAGGGTCATTACCCAACTGAAAAAGATGGTGTATGCTATGGCTATCCTAAAGGTCGTAAGAAAAAGATTACTAAGGAAGAGTATGCCGAACAATACAAAATACTTCATGCACATTATCTTAGGTATCAAGAGTGGACTAAGACTAATCCTGACTATGATAGGGATTATGGTAATCCTCAATACCTTGAGCGTTATAAAGAATTATTAACATACTCTGGTATGTGGGTACGTGGTGAGTTGTATGATAAGTTAACTACTATCAGTGATAACGATGCTTACAATAGAATAGATTTAGGCACTCCAGAAGTTTTAAAAGCTCTAGGTTTTGAAGAATTTCCAACGGATACTACAATTGATAGATATAATATACCCTTTAAAAAAGATGGGTTAACAGTGTACAGTGATGGGACATGGCTAAGTTGTTCTGTTTATACATTTAAAGATTTTAAAGCTTTTTGTGCTAAGAATAATGTTTCAATTGATGTTAGTGAATTTATTAAGCGAGATAGAGTTGAACAATACTATGATTTTGTTCTACCAAAAAAGGCTAAAAGGTCAATCATGTCGCCTAAGGAATTACAGAAACAAGCGTTAGCTAAAGTTGCTCAATATCAAGCTATGGCTGATTCTGTTGATGAGACAGAAAAAGAAAGCTGGGAATTGTCAATTAAAGAAGCTATATCGCTTATTGTTCATCAGAATGATGTTTACTCTAACGATAGGGATGGGTTACGTTACTTCTTGGAAATGCCATCAAATGCTTATTCACATAATCCATTGTGTAACATTTATTATAATGCTGGTATTGATAGAAAGTTAAGGGATAATGTGGTAGCTTTCTGGCGATTTGATTCCTTTATGTATGCATGTGGTAAATTCTATGAAATTGTTGGTACTAGTCCTCAATGTGGTGACCATAAGAGTGTATTAAAAGTACTTACGGCAGCATTAGAAGTTCTTAATACTGAACTAGCTGAACGTAAAGCGAAGTGGGGTGATGATGATGATGATGATGATGATGATGAGGAAGAAGAGAATGATTTTGATGAAGAATAATTAAAACAAAAATAATGAAAGGTAAAAAAATTAAAGTTGATACAACTATAAACGTATCTGTTAAGAAAGGTAAAGGCAAGAAGGTAACTCTAGTTGAGGACCCAATCGTTGACCCAATCGTTGACCCAATTGAGGAAGACATTAAAGATGAGCCAGTTGTTGATGAAAAGAAAGCTCTTACTCAAGAGGAAATTGATGACCTTCTTAAGAACCTATCTGATTACTGCAAGAATGCAACTAAGTATCACTTGGAGCAAATCAAGGTACATACTGACGAAATCTTAGTAAGTGACGTTATGTATTGTATCGAGCTTACTGAAAGGATGATGAAGAAAAAGAAAGCTGAACTAAAGGGTTAATTAATGAAGCATATATTACTAATTTTACTGTTAGTGTTAAACATTAATGTATTTTCACAAAAATACATTTCCCTAAGTCCCTCATTATTTACTAATGCTGGGACTTTTAAGGAAAGGTTTACGCCCACAATTGAAGTTGGCCAACAATGGAAGTCATTTAGTCTTGGATTTGATGTTGGAAAGTTTAATGTAACGCCCCAAAGAGGTAAAGATACAACCTTTTATTTTGAAGTCCGTCCGAATTTGAACGTATTTCAACAAGATAAGTTCACTAACACTTTAACAATCGGTGTTGGTTATGTGTTTAACGCTAGTGAATCATTACTCAATGAGTTGACAACTGGTATTGAATATACTCCAACTGACCGATTATCATATAATGTTTATGTTGGAACTTATTATTTAAGTGGTTCTACGTCAGCATCAAATAACAATTTTTTTGGTATATCGCTAATGTATTTTTTTACACCATATAAACATTAAAAATGAAATATTTTCTTTTTATATTAATACTTACGCTTAGTATTAGCTGTTCAAATCGCCCAACTGTTATTGCGGATAGTTCTGCATCAATAAAGATTCATGACCCATATCATCCTTCTTATACGGATAGTTTAACTATTGTATTAGCTACGGACGGGCATGATTATCTAGCTCAGAAAACTACTAGTGGATATGTAATCTATACACATTCAGTTGAATGTAGATTATGTGCATCTAAGTCAAATAATAAGTCATCTTATGTTGCTGGCGGTTCCGTGCTTGTAAAGCATGATACCGTATATGTTGCTAAGAAAGAACCTGAGAAGGGTATTAAGTTACTATGTATTGGTGCTGGCTCAATTATTCAACAAGGCCGTATTCATGATGCTGTAAGTGATTTGAAGGAAGGTCAGTATTACATATCCTTAACGAAGGCTTTTAAAGACCCAGAGGAAGGTGATAGTGTTTATTACATTGAAGGTGTTGGTACTAAATTAGTAAATCGTTTTGTAATCCCATTAAGATGACAATAGAGGAAATATTATATGAGGCTGAGCGCAGACGTAAAATGTTCCATTGGTTCGTAGATGGTGTAATAGGCGGTATTGGTCATTTGACCCCTGATAATAAGGTATTGTATGCTAATAGGCATGGCATTCCTTGGTCATTATATCACCGATTAACACCTGATTTAGTAAGTACATTGTTTAATGTTGAATTATGATAAAGAAAAGTATTCTTGGGTTAGGATTGTATATTGTTTCAGTTGTTATATTACTTGGGCAAGTGACAGTTGGTTCATATATTGGTATGCCTGTTATTTGGGTTCTTAGTTGTATAATAGGTTTGTTCTGTTTATACGTATACATTTTCTTAGAGGGTCAAAATCAATTGATGGTTGGGCTTGTTACGGCAATCACGGTAAAGATATATTTAATTGCGCTTATGTTGTATTATTTGTATATCTTTGCATCACATTTATTTAATTAGTTAGTATGTTACAGACAATATATAAGGGAAAGTTAGTAAAGAAAGATGGTAAATTGTTTGTTGAAGATTACATTACAAGTATTAATCCAACTACTGGTACTGAAATCAAGCACACTAGGGTTTTTCCAGTGAAGGATAGCGAAACGTTTTCCAAAGAAGAGTTAGAAACTTTTATTGATAAAGACGTTATGTATCTTGTTTCACCTAGTTGGCTTGCCGATAGTACAATCGTTTACGCTAAATTGGTTAGAATGACTGAGACTTGGGATGAAATTCTTGAACGTTTTAAGAAAGAAGTTAAATGGGCCCAAGGCGATTTAAGTATGTTTATCGGATTTTTAAAAGAAGAGTATAGGTCACCTACACGAGTTAAAGTATAAACTTATGGCAACAAAGGTAGCAAAATATATAGAGAAACAAGATTCAGAAGATAAGCATTTAACTAGATTAAGGGAGAAAGAAGAAGAAAGGTTGTTATCTAAAAAGATTAATAAAACAACCAATCGTCAATTACTTGATATAATTATCAAGGATGCTAATATTCGTAGTAAGGTTAGTTCTACTATGTATAATAGTAACCCAAGCAAATCATTCTGGAATCGTTTTACGTCATTGTTTAATGGTAAACAAGAAGAAATTAAATCTAAATTCATTAATCTAATATCTATCCTTTTAGATGTTTCTGACAATATAATAGCATTTGATGGCGTATTTTCCATATTATCAACCGTATTAGAATATCATTCGGAGTATCTTCGTCCTGTTGAGACATGGGTTCCTAAATCTCGTAATGCTGAGCAACAAGTCTATTCATTAATTAGGCATCTATTCACAAAATACCCTACGCCAGTATTCTTGGAGAAATCATTTTTAACTAATCATTTTGAGGGTGTTTTTATGTACCTACACTTAGGGTCTGGTAAGTCATTAAAGAACTATGCTGGTTATCCTAATGGTATGATTGTTCATAATAAAGCAGCGCATCATTTATATACTACGCCAGAAGATTTAGAGTTCTTTCAAGCGATTAGAAGAGCTCAAATATTATATTTGGGTGGGGATGAATACATCTTCAATGCGTTAATGAGGTCAAATCATATGCGTGAACGAGAAGCTAATATCTTACGCCATGATGAATTCTGGCAAACCGTAATGAAGTTCTTTATTGATAATACAATGATTGAACCAACGAAGATTGCTGAGATAATAGATTACATACATCACGTTAAGTTTGAACCAAGACAAAGTAGGGTAGATGGTATTACGATTAATCACCCACCAGAGCATCCTAACTTCTCAATGAAGGCTAGGAACCCACAAACACTTATTGACCAATCAGATGAATGGCATTACTATAAACAAAGGATTGCACAAGCTAATAGAAGATTAGCTGTAGGTAATAACAATTATAATCGAGGAAGTTATGTAGTTACTAATTATAGTTGGAAAGGGTATCTTATCAACAATAAAACATATACTAAGGGTAAAGCTCCAGATGGTACAGCAGTACAGTATAAGATTATACAGTTATTGTCTTCACATGATTTAAGAGACGAAGGTAACTACATGCATCACTGTGTTGGTAGTTACGCTAGTATTTGTTCAACTGGCAAGTGTGCAATCTTCTCAGTTAGATATTATGAACATAATAAAGAAAAAGATACTACGGCAACCGTTGAAGTTAGAGATGAACGAATAGTTCAAGTACGTGGTAAGTATAATAGAAGACCCGATGACAAAACGCTTTCAGCGATTAGGGATTGGGCTAATGATGAATACTTAACTATAGGAACGTCAGCATTATAATTTTGTTATTTCAAAAATTATTTGTATCTTTGTAAAAAATAGATTATGTGTATGTGTAATTTTGATGTAGTAACAGGTATTTTTGTTTATCTTATGGGCTTTATTTTAAGTTTTTTAACGTTGGGCTTTTTTGGTTCAGCACTTGGACTTGATTATAGTAGCAAATATCGAACTGATAAAGCCTATGATGATTATGCTAGTAACAACCAAGCATATTTATCTTTCTCAACAGTATGGCCAATATTCTGGTTTATGCATATAATAATATTATTATGTAAGGGGTTGGGTAAATTAGGTAGTTTAATAGTAAAAGATTAAAAATGACAGAATTAGTTGAAAAACCAATTTCAGAATCGGATAAAGTTTTATATCGTAAAATTTTATATGTTTTGAAATGTTTAGAAGAAAAAATTTCTTTAAATGATATACTTGATTTTGAAATTAAGTATGTTGTTGAAAAAATACGATTAAAAAAATGAAATGGTTTGATTCAAATACCGTAATACTTTCAGATACAACAATTTGCATTGTTCAAGACAATGGAATTACCCAATTCTTTGGGTCATCCTTGTTTAAGAAACGTTATCGTAATTGGACATCCCCATTTAAGAGTAAAGAACAAGCCATAGCTGTAATTACAGAAATGGAAAAAATATTAAAGAAATGAGTGATTTTAAAAAAATACTTGAGGAAGAATGTGTTAAATACGGTAGATTTCGTACTAGTGTTATGCCAGATGAATTTAAAAATATTATAAGGCAACCAGAAAAATCTAAGGACGAAATTGAGGTTGAGTTATGTAAGCTCTACATGTCTAAGTTAGACATTAAGTTACCAGCGGATGGTATAGTTAAACAAGATACGCCTAAGGCTCAAGCCGAAACTATTGTTAGAGAGTACTATACATGGGGTCTAACTAGGAGAGAAGGTTCATCACTTAGTTGGTATGAGTGTAAGCAATTGGCAAAACAAAGGATGGTTCAGATACTTGATATTATAGGCGATGCCATATTGTATAAGGAGAAGAAACGTCAGTTCTGGAAAGACGTTGAAAAGGAGATTGACAATGTATGAAGTGGAAGCTTAGTTTTTCAGAAAAAGAGTATCGACAATTAATTCTTGAGAATTGTCAACTAGAGAATCATATTGTTAATTTAGAAAAAGGTGTTTATAAAGTAATACTAATTTATGGTATTATCGAAATGGATGAAGAAGGTAAAAAATTAAGAAAAGCAATGTTTTATTGGCGCAAATATCCAGAAAGGTTTGCCAAGCACTTCTTCAAATTAATTAAAGATAAAGATAAACATAAAGCTCTTAAAATAACAAATTCTCTTAAGGTTGGTTTTCATTATGAAAAAGTCTGGGGTGAGAATCCTAAGACTGGATTCTATAAGGATGATTTGTTATGTTTCTCAACAAGCAATGAAGGTAACATAAAGTATCATTATCCAAGTATTTTTAACGATGTGTTTTTAGGTGATGATATGTTATTATGGTTTATTATAACCCAAATTTCTCAAATAAAGGATTATTTCAATAGAGATGTTTTTGGCCGTCCTAAATTGGGTCCATTTAAAGGACCAAAAAAAATAAATTTGGATAGTTCAATAATAACGAATATATTTGCATAAATTATTTATATGGGTTTTATAACAATCCACTATACTGGTGGTTATACATATGATGCTAATGATAATCGAATTGGTAATCCACCAGATTATAAGTCTGTTGAATTAAAATTAGATAAAGAAAAGTTTATCTTTAATTCAGGTAACTTTGTTAAAGATTGGTTTCAGATGCGTAGACAATTATTTAACTCTGACTATCTAGGTCCTGTTACTGGTTCCTCAAGTGTTGACCATTTCTTTATGGATGGTGCACCTTATGAATCAGCTTATTTGCATATGGTTGATGATAATGCGGTACTTAAATACGTAGATACCAGTGACCCAATGTGGGTATTGGATGATTCACTTAATGGAATTGAGTTCTTTGTACCTCAAGGAACTAAACCAACATTCGAGGAACTTAAAGAACTTTGTAAATAAAAATTATTATGATAACATTTAGCATATTTTCAATTATTTGGGGCATCATCAGTTACTTCAATATTCGTAAAGCCTGTGGTAAAAACTTAAGTGAGTTTAATCCATTTGAGGGTGGGTTTATTAACTATCTCGGTTTCGTATTCGGTATAGTGATGCTTATCGCTTGGTTTGTATTTATAATATTTACATCATTCCCATGATAACTAAAGAAACAATAGGACGTGAATTATACGTTTGGATATGGGAGCGTGGATTAAAGAAGCTTTTATATAAACGTTGGCTTGATAAAGGTCATGGCGTTGTTATGGGTAATCCTGAACATGGTGGACCATTTAAAGCAAAGGACACTGAATCGTTTAATCAATCTTTTACAGATAAAAAAGAATAATATGATACATTTTGAAGCTATTGAGGCTCAATCACTTACTGATGTTATTGCTCTTGAAAACAGAGCACAGTTAATCTATGACTTGTTTATAGAGTGTCGTAAGGAATATCCGAAGGCTGAATTTTCACTTAGTGGTAATAAGCCTTACACTAAGATATTCATTAAGGGTAATAAGACAGTTGGTAGTGAGTATGATTTGACTACTTGGAAAGAGGTTCCAATATTCAATCTTGATTCACGCATGTATTCACCAAGTGCTGGCCATTTAGCTGGTAGACATTATCTCGACCTAAGATTGCCATTCGCTGGTTATCATGGTAGTGAGGATTGGAGAAAAGATAGCGATAGTCTAAGACGACAAATGTTAGAGTCATTAAAACGTGCTGTTTACGATTTCACTGAAACAGAAGAAAACACAATATAATGGCAAGGAAAATTAAAATGACGGCTGAGATGGAATCCTTAATAACAGTATTTGCTGTAGGGTTCCTATTGCTGTTAATTCCTTTTATTATACGTCTCTTTTTTAGAAACGATTATATATTTTAATTATTTGGTAGATACAATTAAAGTATCTATATTTGCATCTAAAATTAATTACAATGAAAAATTTACCTGAAGAATTTTGTATTAAATACACAGTTAATCCATTATGGCGTAAGTTTATTAACTGGTTGAATAAAGAATATAATACTGGCTATGATGGTTTTTTACAGACCAATTACTATGGTATTACTAAAACGATTAGTGGTAAAATTATTGGTTATAATCACGGTAATCAATTCGCTATAGTTATAACTCTTGAACAATGGAATAATACGCTAAATTCGCTAAGTCATATATTACCTAATAGATGGTGTATTAGTCGTGATTTAACACCTACACAGAATGAAGCCGTAACTGATTGGGTAAATAAAACATTTGGTGTAGCTTTTCGTAGCGATAAAATTAAAGGGTATTATCGTATTGATACAACTAATTGTAATATTACTTGGGGCTCAGATAAGCTGGATTATGATGAAATTTCATTTCCAGATTTTAATTTTCATGTATTAGACGATAAATATGTTGAGCCTAAAGTACCTAAATTAATTGGGTATAAGGCACCGATAAACCTATTTAATGATACGATTGTAGCTGGCGATGTTCTTGTTATACAAGATAGACCCGATACATATCAAGTTAAGCGCATACCTAAGTACTTCACATTGCCGCATGAGATTGTTGAGAAATGGGGAAAGGTATATGAGGAAGAATCAATTGAATTAGTTCTTGGTACTAGGAAAGATAAAATTCTTATCGAGAAGGGTTCAATTAGCTATCGTGGTGAAAAAATCAAAGTATTAGATTTGTCAACAATTGTTAATACACTAACAAAAATAACACGTTTAACAATTGTTGATTATCCTGTAAGCATTGTTATTGATGATTTAAATAAACCAATTGTTAGAATTGGTTGCGAGAGTGAAAATCATTTATTTAGTATCAATGAACTCCAGTCAGTTATTGATGCTTACGACAAATTAAATAAATAAAAATGGATAGGTTATTTTATTGTGCTACAGATGAAAAGTTGTTCTATATTCCGAATAACTATACAAATGGTTCTGGTGACGCTGATTTCTTGATTAATAATATTCAAGCTGGTATTGCTGTTATACGTAAGTTTTTACCTGATGCTAAGGTTTCAACTAATGAAATCACAAAGTCTAGTAAGTACAAGTACATGTGGTATTTTGCGGCTGACTGTAAACCTGAGAATTGTCCAGCAGAAGCCTACAAATTAAGTAATGGATGGACCATGTTTAGATGGTTACAAAATTAATATAATATGAGAAATATACCTGAGTATTGGAACATTGAGGTTACTTCACTTGAACAGTTTAGAGAAATAGCTAACTTTCTTTTTCGTAATGAAGACGATAGGAAATGGTTTTGGGAATCTGTCGATAATGACTACATCCAAATATTTGAGAATTGTTTTATCAGAAAAGATAAGTCTGGATTTGGCTTTGGTTATTCTCAAGTTAGGTCATCACACTATGACAAAAGTGATTCGATTACTTGGGATGAATTTATTGAATTAAGAGCGTTGGATGTTAAAGCTAAAGAAGAAGCGGCATTATTTGATATAGAAGAATTTAAGCATATTCAATATAGGATGCGTGAAGAAGGTATTGATTATTGTTTTGATGGCTACAGTTCATGGGGAGACGTTAAAAACCAAGAATTCCATAAATTAAGAATTGACTACCTCAAGGCAAAAAAAGCTTTAGAGTCTTTTATAAACAATAAAATCGGTGAAGAAGAATGAAAAAGTTAATTTTTATATTAGTTATTTGTGTTGCGTTAGTTAGTTGTGATAGTGGTCCATTTATTAGCAATTATGCTAGGGTTCGCCAGTTATACCCTAATGCTAAAATATACCATGAAGGTGACCAAAGCCAAGCTAATCAAGCTTATTGGACAGTTATTGATTCTACAGGAGAGTATTATAGAGTTGTTACTGATGGCGGTAATGACATATATGTTATTAAACCAATTGAATTGAAGTAATATGAAAAAAGAAGATTTTGTTGTTGGGTTATGGTATAAGTCCAAAGATTGGGCTAACAAGAATGATTTTTGTAAAGGTCTTGAATTTGATGGTGATAGGGTTACTTTTAAAGAAGTCATTACAGGTGGATATTACAAGAACGATAAACTTAATGGTTGGTATACTCATAATGGTGATTTAGAGATAGCAAGTAAAACGGAATATTCTAAGTATTTACCTGAAGGTCATTCTGATAAAATTGGAACTGTAATCGTTGGTGCTTGGTATAAAAACAAGAAATGGGTTGAATCTAACAGTTATTGTAAAGCCGTAAAGATAGATTTAGAAAGTGGTTCACTTTTCTTTTCTGAGAAAATAAAGTGTAGAGAATATTCTAAAGGGGCTGGTAGTTGGGGATTACCAGAATATATTGAATTAGCGAGTCCAGAGGAATATTCTATATTCTTACCTCAAGGGCATCCTGATAAGATTAAAGAAATAGTTAAGGGTGCTTGGTACCAAAATGAAGCTTGGGGAAAATTTAGTACTTTCGGTAAGGTTGACCGTTATAGTGATAGTAATGCAATTTTTGTAACTGAAAAAATTATTAATGGTAAGTATGAAAAGCAAGTCGGTAATTGGCATTCCGCTTCAACTATGGAATTGGCTAATCCTGATGACTATTCAGGATTTTTACCTACTGGTCACCCCGATAAGTTAAGTGATAGATACAGTAATTATAAGGTCGGTGATTATATTTTGGTTTCTAATCGAAGAAGTGATAATAAACAAACAATGTTAATAAAACAAATCACACCAACTTGTTTTATGGGCGCAACATTGGAGAAGTACAAGAGTACCATTTATTTTCACCCAGATGAAGTAATACGTTTAACTGATGATATTAACATTAGGAAAGCATTTCAAGATGAAATTGATGAATTAAATGTTAAAATTTGGGCTACGAAAAAAGGTTTAATTACTGAATTTAAAAAAGACGAATATTATCTGATTACATATCTAAGAACTGGTAATAATTATCTAACTAAATGGAGCGGTACAAATAAATCTGGTCCAAGAATTGAGATTGAAGATAAGTATTATGCTATAGGTGGTAACTGGGGTGATATGTCATCAGATACCCATAGAATTTCTCATGCCACTCAAGAACAAATTAAGTGGTTAGATGCGTGTATAAAAGCAGATAAGTATGTTCCACTTGAAGAAGCAGTAAAGTATAAGCTTACATGCTTACCTAAAGGTGAATACTTTCACATAACTACAAAATCTTCGAAACGAATAGTTATGGGTACTGGTTCAGACCAATGTGGTAATTATATAAGCTATGAGTTTACACCAGCGTCTAGGCCATTTTATACTGATGGTAAAACAGCTAAATGGATTAATGATGACGATGTAGATATTAGAAAGGCAACACCAGATGAGATTCAGTGGCTGGATGCATGTATAAAAGCAGATAGGTTTATTGAAAAAGCAAACACACCAAGAATTTTACCAAAAGTCGGTGATTGGGTAATAACAGCTGATTTTTCACCACATTATGATGGAAAGCCATTACGAATTAATCGAATTAAAGATGGCAGATATTGTTTTTTTGATAATTCGAGAGATGATAGTCATAACTTTGGTTTAAACCATATAGTTAGATTCTGTAGAGCGGACGAGTTGTTACCAAAGTGTAGCACACCAACAGCAACATTGGTTGATACTAGTTTAGTACCAAGTGGTAAAAAATCCATACCAGAATTGTATCGGGTATATACTACACCAACGGTTAAAGACCCTAAAGTATTTACTGAACCTATTAGTTTAAGTATACTTGGTACCAAACTCATTACAGTTAAATTAATCCCAGAAAGAAAAAAACCTGAATTACCAAAAATAATAAAAATAAATTTGCTTAATACAAAAAAAGTTGTATCTTTGCATCCTTAATAGTAACGTAAATATTACATAACAAAAAACAGAAAAAAATGGCAGAAAAAGTAAAAAAAGTAAACCCGTTCTTACAAGCTAAACTAGCTGAGTTCGGTAAAACAGAAGTAGATGTTATAACCGAGCAGGTTACAGCGTTCTTAGAACAAGGCGAAATTGACATTAACAGTCAAATTACTCACCGCACAGTTAGTGTAATACCAACACTTAACTTGGACTTAACTAACGCTAAAAAGGCTTTAGCTAAGGCGCAAAAAGCCTTAACTAAGGCTGAAACTGAAGTTCCATCGAATTATCGTTTGGAAACTTATCTTGAAACACTTTATTCAGCTGAAACAGCCGTTGAGAAAGAAAGTGCTAAAGTAGAAAGTATTGAAGCGGAGATTGAAAAAACAGAAAAAGAAGTGGCTAAGTTGAAGGTTATCCTTGAACGTTTTAAAGCCTAAGTAAGAGAATTAAAAAGAATTATCAAAAATCCTGTAAAATTTTACGGGATTTTTTGTTTTTATAAGATAAACTTCTTATCTTTGTTAAAAATAGATTTATGTCAGTTGATATTGATAAGGACCGTCCAACATGGACAGTTGATGAGTTTAAGGCTTACGTTATTGTGAGAATCAAGAAGTGCTATTGGGACACACCTAGTATGATAGTATTGCGTTCATTTTATGTCGCTAATGTACAGAAGCCAGCTGGTGTTACACTTAGAATGTTTGACTTTTTAAGAGGTATTGCTGATGACGTTATAAAGGATTATAAGGCCAAGTTATCTGCCGAAAAATTACGTTTGGAGAATTTACATTTAAATTAGTATATTTGCATTATGATTACAACAGCAATTAAGAGTGCCTTTCAGAAGAAGAAGGCTAGAAACTGGGAAATAATATTCTTCGCCATTGATATTCACGATACAATCGTTAAGTCAAACTATGAAACTGGTAATATACCAACTGAGTTTTATCCGTATGCGAAGGAAGCTTTAATTAAGCTAACTGCTAGGAAAGACATTAAGTTGATTATGTATACATGCTCCCACCCACATGAAATCGAAAAGTATCTTGAGTTCTTCGAGGGGAATGGTATTCATTTCGATTTCGTTAATGAGAACCCTGATGTACCAACAGATATTAATGGTTATGGTAACTATGATAAGAAGCCATATTTCAACGCATTGTTCGATGATAAGGCTGGATTCAACCCTGAGAGGGAATGGCTTGATGTAATCGTATTACTTGATGTAATTGACACCTTTTAAATAAAAAATAATGTTACTACTATCTAAAATTTTAATTACTAGCGCAATTATTCTATTAATACTTGCTACTATTTCTTTAACCTTAGCTGAAACAATTTTTATAAATAAATGGAAAGCGTTAATCAATACTGGAATTGTTTTAGGCATTCTTGGATTATTATCATATATATCTGTTGTGTTTATGATTATTTGGTATTAATGAAATATAAGCCTAATTTTACTATTGATGAGTTTAAGCAAATAGTGTTAGAGTTTAAGCCAGATTGTAAAGCTTCTTCATTTAATAACATTCGCAAATTAATCATTACTATTTATGGTCTTGTTGACAAATCACAAATAGCTAAGCTTGATGCCGCAATAGCCTTACATAAAATTTCTGGTATCAACTATTTAAATTATGTTACAAAAAAATATAATCTAAAATTGCGTGATAGATTTATGTATAGCGTTAGTTATATCTTTGAACTAAATGATGTTATTGAATTAAGTATCTTAATAAATAAGTTATATATTGAACTGATTGAAGCCGAGGGTGATATTAATAACATGCATGTTAAGTTAATTAACGCTATTGAAGGTTTTAGGTCTGGTACAGTAACTATTGAAGAACTAAAAGCGTTAGATTTAGAACATCAAGCATTCAACATGAATGGTGGTCTTACCTACGAGGATTTTATAATGGTTTATGTTGATAGAGCAATTAGACAATTATTGAAGGTACATTTGGATTCAAGTACCTTAAATAGTATTGGTTCACGTGCTGTCTTTTATGCAAATACTGACGCAATTTTATCAGCCTTAGATAATAATGTGAATGATGCAGCTAGATTCTTAGATAAGTTTAATGAGTTGTTGAACAAGTATAAAGTAAAAGAATTATGAAATGTAAGTTAGACTATACAGTTGATGATTATTTAACTATGTTAATTGAAACTAACGACAAACAATTATCATATAGCCTAGTGCGTAGTAGAGAGTTAATTAATATAATTTATAGCCCTGTTGATGATAATGCAACTAATCTACAACTTGCGTATAACCATTTTGATAATGAACGTTTTAAGTACTATAATGAATTAGTTAAATACCATAACCCAACCCCAAGTCAAAGAGTTGGTTTTGTCATTAGTAATCTATTACCAATAGAAGACTTTAGAGGTTTTTTCTTTTTTTGTCTTAAATCTTTTATGCGATTTGACTTTGATGGGTATATAAAATATAATGTAGTAAGCCCTGCTTTAGCTCTTGAACATTTACCATTAAATGCTTATGCAAATTTAATTAATCGTGGTGCCTTTCATAGTCATGGTATTGAGTATTCAATATTTGATTTACTTGAAGATTTTAATAAACTTGAAGAAGAAGATTCAAAGTTACAACCACAATATTATCAACGTACCATTTCAAATACTACTAGACGAATGGTTAGTTATATGATGTCATTCATTAAAGAATGTCAAGATTTGGTTAATGAAACAATATATGACGATATATTTTTCGAAAATCTGGATGCAGTATTATATGATATATGGAAGAATGGTAAACCAAGATATTTTGCCTATGATAAAAATACAATTCATTATCAAAGTTTACCGCAACAAATTGAAATAAACGAACAGCTTCGTAACCATCAAGTTTTAATTGAAAGATTAGGTAATGAAATGTTTAATTTAATGGGAATACCAAATAATTTGTTAGTTTAAAAATAATCCTGTATATTTGCATAAAAATAAGTCATGAGAAATATCATAACAAAATATAACACTACTGGCCCATGCGAGATTAATCTTGAAAACCTATATAAGATATGGGATAATAGATTCACAATCTCTTTGTGGGGCGATGAGAAATATACGCTTGTTGCTAATCGTAAAAATAGCTCTAAGTATCTGTTGAAATGTACTATTTCAATTGAAGATGCTAAAGCTATTATCGAAAAACTTCGTTTAGTTAAAATTCAATCAGCTACGTTCAATTCTGGTTCCACATTTATGAATAAGGATGTGGCTAAAGAACATATGGAGAAGCTACAGAAGTCTTACGAAGAAAAAATGCGTGACGTAAACTTTATTCAAAGGGAAATTTTAATGTACAAAGATGCAATCTACGAATAAAAATTTAAAGCGGATTATGGATATGCGTAAAGTTCTCACGAATGAACGTAGGAATCTGAACCCCTCACCTGAGAGAGTTGAGATACTTAAAAAGAGACGAAAAAAACTTTCTGACCTATGGGAAAAGATTGCGTCAGGAACTCCAGAGGCCGATTATCAAGCTGAGAAACTGGAAATCAATTATGAGTATATTAATAAGACTAACTTAGCAATTGTTAAGTTTATGGGATATGCACATGATGATGGTATTGTAGTAATTGATACAACATCATATTCAAATGATAACTTACCATTCCATAAAGATTGGAATACGCTTTGGCCAGTTATTGATAAAATTGAGAGGCTTGATTATAGCTTTAGTGTTAAGGTTGAATCATGCCAAGTATGGGATAAGAAAGCTGATTACCATGTATCATTTGGTGATATGGCTGGGTTTATGATTGATGCTGATTTTTATCATGATAGGTTAGTAAATGCTTACTCAGCCGTAGAGTGTTTTATAAAACTGTATAATAATGGTAAGACTAGAAAGTTTGCCGAACATACATGTAGGTACTCAAAAGCGATGTATCAGCCTTATCCGAGACGTTGTATTGATTGTGGTATATTAGAAAAAAATTAAAGATGAAACAAATAAGAATTTGGTTAAGGTCATTTTTATTATTTTTAATAAAATTGTTAACGGAGAAACGATGGTTTCTTGCTGCGGCAGGTTATGATGATAACCCTAATTATAACAATGTAACCGAACTTTTCCTTCAAATAGAACCTGATGCCGAACTTATAAAATTTTATAACGGTAGACTGTTTACAGCTGAAGAAGGTGATGAAAGGTTGGCTAACATAAAAAAAGACTAATGAAAAAATATTTTGCTAAGTACGTGTTACTTGATGGTGAAGAAATAAAAAGGGGTGATAAATGTTACGTTGCTGATTATGATTCAATTGAAACATTTGATGGCATCATCAAACTAGGTGACGTTGAAGTATATTCGTTTGTTGATGTGGACCGAGAAAACTTCTTAAGGGTAGAAACTACTGGAGCTCTTGATAAAGTTGAACTATCCCTTTGTAGCCGTGACATAAAACTTGGTGATACTATTCATATCTCAATTTCAAAGTCTAAAACTGGTGTAGTTGAAAGTTGTAAACCAGATGATGAATCTGGTCTAATAATTAGTTATCTTGTTGATGGTTGTTTTTATGGTGCTGATTTATGTTATAAAATACTAGGTAAAATATCACGTCATGCGCTTTGGGTAAAAGAAGGTGATGAGTTTGATGATTCTGAAATCGACCAAAAGGTTGAAACCAAAATGATGGAAGAAAGATGGTGGATTCAGGAACGTGACGGCGATGAAGATATACCTTTGTATCAAAGACCTTTGAAAGAAATAACCTTGGAAGAGCTATTAGAAGAAGACTTAAAAGATAATCCATATTTAGAATCCTATAAGATAGTAGCTAGATATAGCTGGAAAGATGCGGAAGATGAAGCTGAGGTTGTTTTCCGTTATAAAGAATACTTGATTAAAGGTCCTTGTGGCCACTTTCATTAAAAATAACAATTATGCAAGTTAGTGTAAAATTGATGAATAATCCTAGTAGAGCTGAGATGCTTGCTATGATTGATGTTATGGTTGAGAAGCTTAAAGGTTTTCATTATGGTATCTCTAGTATCGAAGAAGATAATAGAGACTATGAGAACTTTAAAAAGTCGATACCGACAATGGCATTCCCATTGCTCCAGTCTAATGCTGTTGAACAATCACTGTTCGATGCGTATGTAAAGACTGAAACAAAAAGGGTGGCCGAATTATTTCCAGAAAACATAACCGTTTAATATGCAAGAGTTTATCGAACAATCAAAGAAAGACCTATTGGATGGTAATCATAAGGAAGGTGATTATTGTGTTATTATTTATACCTATTATAAATTTAATGGGTTACTTAAAGACAAAAAGGTTAATGCAATTTATAAGAATCTTGAAGACTTTGAGTTGTATGCTGAAAAGCGTATTGAGAAGATTGACCCAATGTTTGGAATATATCTGGAAATCTTTTTATATGATAAAAATTAATTATGAATAAAGAACAACATATCAATCAAATTATCAGTAATTTAGTTACCGACAAATTTAGACTAATTGAAATTGAGCAACCTGCAAGATATGGTTCACGTGTAAACGGTATTGGATTTCTTGGTGATGCATTAATATCTATTAATAATAGATGGAAGGTTATTGATACACCTAGTGATTATTACCCTAAGAACCTATTTAAACAGGATTTCCCAGCGTTAAAAGCTATGCTTGATAAGAACAAGGATAAGCGTGTAATCTTGGTTAATAAGGTATCGGATGATATTGATGTCGTTGTAATCATGAAGCGTGGCGAATATTCAAACAAACTCTATTGGAGTATCGAAATAGGTCTTAAATATCATAATATGATGCTTAGACTTTATCAATATAATCGATGCGATTATAATGATACTGATAAGGTTGATATGTTCTATGACATAGACTTCAATCTATTATTGTCTGGGTCATTTATTCAAAATAATGAATATAAGCATTACTTCAGCGACCACCGTTTAATCCGTAATGATTGGAGTCCTAATTGGTATAAGATATTGGAACCATGTGTTGTTGATGGTGTCTTCTATTATAGTTATTTTATATATGGACAAATAGGTGAGCATACAAGTAGAGCTGTTTATCCTAAAGACTTATTTACTAAGTTAGGTGTTAGCAAGTGTATTATCACATGCCCATACGTAAGAGAATTTGATTTTGTAGTACCAGATAACTTTATAATAGATTTTGAAATAGTTAGGCCAGAAGATGTTAATGACTTTTTTTACACTAATTATACCCCTAAGCAGTTATTGGAGAATGCTATCGGTAACTTACCAACTGACGCTAGAAAGTATCTTGATTCAAAGTATCAAACTAAAGTTAAGAAGATAAAGAAGGACGAAGACAATTTGGAATTGTATCATGATGAATTTGTTCTTAACTTCAAGTATAAAAACATTGAAAGCAACATTCTTACGAATGAATATGCGTACAAATTGTTTATCAGACATTATAAAGCAAAAGAAAGTATTATACTGGATTTTGCTGGCCACATTGTACCGTTTACTTATAAGGACTTCTTAAACCTATTCAAGAAAGATACTGGTAGAATAGGTAAATCAGAACGTAAAGCTTACGAAGAATTTGGTATGAAGATTGGTTATACTGATTTTTGGTTAAGTGATTTTGATTCGTCACCACATGGTCAAGAAGAGGTAGAAGAGTAACCTGTGTACACAATTGTGTACATAGGCTTTAAAAATGTTTATTTAGACAGTTAATCAATAAATAAAAAGTTATATTCATGGAAGATTTACATACAATTTTAAGGTTTCTCAGGTTATTATCGGAATGCCTTTTTTCTATCCTCATGCTAGTACTATGCGTTTTAACGCTATTTAAACATATTGTTGAGATAGAGAATGAGAAGCTTAGAGTTGGACTAGCTACAATTAGTATATTACTAATCATAGCTGGTGCTGTAATATTTCTGGCACAACTATAGCCCCTATATGTACACAATTGTGTACATGGGCCCATTAGTGAACCCCACACATGACCAAAATACTAGATTTTAGACAAATCTAGCTACTCTACTCAGATTACGGATAAGTTGGCTCATCCAGAAAAATGAGGGTGTAAATGAGGGTGTAAGTGAGGGAGTAAACAGCATAGCATTATCCAGATGAAATATCCAGAAAATAGCTGTAAATGGGGCATAAGTAGGACATGATGACATAAGTGAGGGAGTACCCCCAGATATGCGTCATCTCATCCAGAAATATAGTTCATCTAAGCTATAACTTTAATAGTTCATCTAAACTAAACCAGAATGGCTCATCCAGATGATTACTATAATAGTTTATGCAAAACAATAGCGTATTAGATAGTCTAAACCATTATAGTAATAGTTCATACAAACCAATATATAATCAGTTTATCTGAATCATTCCTATAATAGATTAATCTAACTATAAACTTATAGTTTATCTAAACTAATCCCATAAATCCTCTTAAAATCGTATCATATTTGTTAATTGTTATGCAAACATACTGGCTGGGATGACTGATGACAAATAAATTTTTAAAAAGTAAGGGCTAAAACCTAAGATAGTCCTATATTTGATGCTTTTAGATGTAAAATGTATCCAAAAATATTTTTGTTGTTATCAAATTTAATCCTATATTTGCAACATGAACGCACATTCATCATATCAATACTATCATTTACGGCAATACTATCAATCGTTAGACGTTGATAGGATAAGAAACGAAGAACGTAAACAACTCATACAAAATGGTAAACTAAACTTTCAAGCTATTAAGGCTATTTGGCTTAGGCGTATGGAGCGTGAAGGTAAGCTAATATGTGTATATTGTCAAGAACCTGTAAAGATATATACTGGCATTACTGGTAAGCAACCTAAAGACATGGCAACATTAGACCATTTAATACCATTATCTGAAAAGGGTTTAAGGTATGATGAAAGCAACTTTATCTGTAGTTGTTCAACTTGTAACGGTAAGAGAGATATTTTACCTTCGTTTAGGGTAACTGATACAAAATATATTTTTTAATATCAAAAATAACCCTATCTTTGCATCACTAAATTATTAAACAATGGAAAATTTCGATTCAATTAGTTACAATGGTAAAGAATATACTGTTAGAGATGTATATGTTTCTAAAGAAGTAGGTACAGTAAACGTAAGTGTTGAAAGTTTATCAACTGCTCTTTGTCCTGACGGCAACTGGGATAATGTTAGCGATGAAGCTACATATATTGACGAAAAGGTATATTTCTATGTACCTGATGAAATGATTGATAAACCAATTAAGGAACTAAAAGAGTATATCAAAGAAAATTCATAAATAAATTTGGTAGTATCAAATTTAGTCCTATATTTGCATCATTATTATTCACAATAAAACAAATGTATGTTAGAGAGTGCTGTTAGAGTTAAAAAAGTTACTAAAACTGTTTACGTTAAACCAAATGTAAACATTCGTAAAGAGGTTAATTTATTAACCATAAACAACCATAAGACCATTAAGGGTGAAAAGTTGGGTATTAAGACACTTATACTCTATCTTAGTCCTTATAAAGATAACAGTAAGGGTAAGAACCTTTGCCCTAAAGCAAGTGCTGGCTGTAGTAAGGCTTGTTTGTTTAATAGCGGTCATGGTGGGTTAGATAAGGTTGCAAATGCAAGAAGAAATAAAACCGAATGGTTTTTAGAAGATAGGGCTGGATTTGTTACTACCTTAGTAAAAGAAATCGAGACCGCTGTAAGTAAGTATAGTAAAGATTGGGTACTTGCTATTAGGTTAAATGGCACTAGTGATATTGTTTGGGAAAATATCTTACATGAAGGTAAGAATATCTTCGAGACCTTTCCTGACATTCAATTTTACGATTACACTAAGATAAGTAATAGGTTTAAAAAGCCTTTGGCAGCTAACTATCATTTAACCTTTTCAAGAAGTGAAGATAACGAAGTTGAAGCCTTGGATTTGTTGAAGAAAGGTTTTAATGTTGCTTGGGTGTTTAACAAAGTACCATTAGAGTATAACGGTTACAAGGTTATCAATGGTGACGAAAGCGATGTTCGAGTAAATGATGAAAAGGGGGTAATAGTTGGATTAAAGTATAAGAACGCAACTGGTAGAAGTGGTGCTGAATTAAACTTAGATGCTAAAACTAGTGGTTTTGTAACTATTTTGTAAAATAAATTTGGGGGTATAGAAATATACCCCTATATTTGCATCATCAATAAAACATAAAATAATGGCAAACAGAATTAGAATTAAAAGTGGGGTTGATATTCTTGTTGGTAAAATGGTTGATTATTTACCAAATGAAAATTACGGCAAAGGTGATGTGATTGTTAACATTAATAAACTTAGTCTTAATTTTGGTCGTACTATGGTTACGACTACAGATGAAAAATTTAGCGATGTTTATAATTGGATGAAAGTTAATTTAGAGACCGTTGAAATTAAACCTGTTGCTGGTGTAAAGCGAATGATAGCTAAGATAAAAAAGCTACAATTTAAACATAGAGAATTTTGTATCGGTGAAAAAGATATTACATTTTCTGCTATTGGTAACAATGACGATGGCGAAGCAACTATTATCAATTGGAAAGTATGTAATTTAGATACGGACGAAATTCATGTTGAGGCAGTCTCAATTGCGAAAGGTACGTTGGATTCATATTATGATGTAATTGATTATGAAGATTTAGATTTTGAAACAATTGATTCAATATTAGATACTTTAGACCAATACGATATTGAATGGGATAAATTTACAAGTAATCAATATTACGCAAACCTTTAATCTTTAGCTATGACAAAATTACATGAAACAATCTTATCTTTACAGTTTAATAGAGATAATGCTTTAACCCGTGAAGAAAACGAAAAGGCTTGGAATGAGGGCTGGGGGTTGTTCGATACTGGTAAAGAAGATACACCATTTGAGATACAAAGAGTTGATGAAATGGAAAAATTTACTGGTGACGAAGGGGCTTGGCTTCATGTTGCAAGTCAAGCTATGCTGGACGAAAACAGCATACACTTAAAGGCATTAGTTTATATAGTTGTAAAGTCGCCAAATGAGTTTACAAATATTTGTCAATGTGCTTTTCAAAATGGAATAAAATAAATTTGGTGGTTATTAAAAATACCCCTATATTTGCATCTTTAAAATAATAACAATGGAATACGCAAATGATTCAATCGACTGGGCTTGTAGAGATAAAGAACAACGTTTATATCCCGAAAGGACTTGGGGTAAAGCTGACTTCTTGTTTACGCCTGTAGAGACCATTCAACACCCGTTCTTACAAAAGTTAATAGACTATAAGGGTTTATTAACCAACGTGCAAGGTGAGTGGACATATATGGGTTGTAGTACCTATGTAATGTTTCACGTTTACGATGGCTTTGTTAATTTAGAGTGTATTTCTACACCTGTTGAAGAAAGGGGTAAAGGTAGTGCTACAAAGATAATGTTAGCTATCGTTGAAGCGGCTAAAGAGACCAATACAGAAATTAGGCTTAGGGCTACCAATGTTACGGGTCATAGTTGGTCGGGTATCATGCAACACTTAGTTATCGCTACTGGTATAAACAAAAAGGGTAAGATTCCTGTAGGTAAGCTGGTTAAGTGGTACGAAAAGTTTGGCTTCACAAAGGTTGCCACTTGTATGTTTCGTGGTAAAAAGTGCGGCACTAATATGGTATTTAAACCTTAAAATAAATTTGGTGGTTATAAAAAATAACCCTATATTTGCATCATTAAAATAATAACAATGAGAACAGTTTTAAGATTAGGTGAAGGTAACGAAATAACACATATCCATTATGCTAGGGAAGTGTATTTACCGAAAGACCAATACGATACGGTTACTGAAACCGAAATAACACCCGAAATGGTAGATACCTATTTAAAGGATTCTAAACCCTCTGATGTTATTAGTCAACTTGTTAACGGTGAACTAACAACCACTACATTAAAACTTGCTTTATTAGTTAAAGCTGGTGTAAAAATAACCCCACATTTTCACAATGGAAACTAAAAGAGTTTGGAAGTATAACATAGTCGAAAGGGCTATTCAAGAAGCGTTAAATAAACAAGCTGCTGGGTTACTTGTATTAGATACAAGCACCGTACCCGAAAATGAAGATGAATTTTGGAGTACCCCTAACGGGGATAGAGAAACCATATATTCAATCGCTAGTTTATACTCAAATGATATTGATGAAGGCGAAGACGTGGACGAAGCAAGAGAAGAAATCGAAGATGCTTTATTGGAAAAATTTGGTTTATTGGAAAAATAGTCTTATATTTGCATCAAATTAATAATTATGGTACACGCAATATTTGTTCACAATAAAGCTGGTGATAGTTTAAGAGGTTCATGGATGTTTAATGTAAAGAATATCACATCAACATCATTTTTTACATATACTAGATTATTCAACTCAAAAGATAGTAATTATTATTCTTTTAAAGTTGCCGAAAATACTGGTTACATTGTAACTCCTATGTATGGGTTTGACTGTTACGATATTTGCCCTGACGAAGAAGCGCAAATATTACAAGTACCATATCATTGCGGACACTTGCAACATAGCATGGATGAAGTTTCACACATTGAAGATAATAAATTTTTACTATTTGAAAAGTCGCCGCTTGAACGTGTACCAAACTCATTAACTGGTGAAATGAGACCTCGTTATAATAGCATATTAGAAAGACTAACTATAGAACATTACCCTTGTTGTAATGTTCAATACAAATATGAAGATGCTACAAGTTTAATCGAGCAAAGAGGTAGATATATTTGTTTGAAAAAAATAGATTTGGTTATTTAGAAAAATAGTCTTATATTTGCATAACAATAATAAATAAAGAAATGGCACAAAAGAAAACAATTTATCGTACCGTGTTTCAGTTTGAACTTTTAAGTGAAGAACCAATTTGTCATAGTCTAGGGTTAGACGACATTCATCAAGAAATAACCAATGGTGACTGTACTGGTCGTATGCTAGATAACAAAGTAACTAACAAGCCGTTAAAAGGTATGGCTGCTGTAAAGGCAATGAAAGATGTAGGGAGCGATACAGAATTTTTTAATTTTGATGAAAATGGTAACGAACTGGAATATTAAAAAATATTTGGTTGGTATCAAAAATACTCTTATATTTGCATCATTAAATTAGTAATTATGGAAAATAATCTTTGTACTTGTAATAACTGTGGTAATGTTTATCACGATAGTAACCCTTCACATGAAAGTATTAACTATTCAGATGAAGTATTAGATATATGTGGTGGACTTATCGGCGAACTGGTACAGCTTGAAGATGAAGAAGACGGCGATATTTTTACTGGTTGCCCCGAATGTAAAACAGATGGTAACTTAATGGATAACGTTAACGGCAATGCTGGTGGTAACGCTAAAATAATTGAAAATTTAATTGGTGGGTAACAAAAATACCCCTATATTTGCATCACAATAAAAAATAAAGAAATGATACTTACAAATTTTAGTGTTGATAGACATTTGTTACTTACCGATAGTGAGAGTAAACCAATGGCAGTTATCACTTGTAAAGCTGGCGAAAACATTGATATTACCGAAAAGGTAGCGTTAGCGATTAAAGAAGATTTAACCTGTAAAAGCGTTACTATCAAAAGTGATAAGGTTATGGAATATAGCCTAATCGAGTTTAGTGCTGAATATGTGGTTGATTGTGAAGATGAAAGCGAAGATGAACCTTACACAAATAGTTTCGCTTTGGATTTTATATGTGTTTACCCTTAAATTTTTTAATCATGGCTAGAGTAGCTAAAATAGTAATTTTTACCCTTATGACAAGGGTAATAGTTGAAGATACCGATAGTGAAGAAAAACTAATCCAATTGGCTAAAGAAAACATCTTGGCTAAGATTCATAATGATGAACTGGGCGAAAATTTGGAAACCCATTTTGATGATGAAGAATGCCCATTTGGTACATTTGAAACAGATAAATAAAGTATTATGCCTAAGAAATTAACCGCTAAAGCGGAAGCAGAAAGTTTAGTTAAACAATATGGTATCGAAAATGCTAAGTCGGCGGTATCTAAAACAATCGAAGACCTTAGTGTTGGCGTTATGGCTCATACAAACATTCATCAATTAAGGTTTTGGATAAACGTATTATTCAAAATAGATTTGGTTGGTAAATAAAATAGTCTTATATTTGCATAACAATTAAAATATATCAATCATGGGGCAAAGAAACGTTACATACGTTATTACTGAAAGGAAGGGTTATAATTCAAGTGATGTTAAAGTACTTCCAATTTACAATCAATGGAACTACATTAGAACTCAATTACCTAAAATGGTAAGAGGTATTAAAGCCGTTATGAGTATGCAAAAGTATGTTCGTTTTAGTTACGCTCCTTTAGATTTAATCTACTTTACGGCTGCTGGTGTGAATAAGTATAAGGACACCGATAAAGAAGTAATGGCATTCGCTAAACAATGGGTTGGTGGTAGGATAATTACCGATGAATACGAAGAAAGGCTTTATACTGCTGCTTATCAAGAAGATAACAATAATGGCTGGAATATCGTTAAAATTATCATTGACGATAAAGAGGACAAAATTGATGTTGAAATATTTTGTGTTGTTGGTCGTGCTGACAAAGGTAAAGCTAACAATGAGACCCTTGAAGGTTACTTTAGTGAGAAGGGTTGTACTAAGGCTGACATCAAATACCTTTCTCAATTCAAGTGGAACAACAAACTTGAACTCGAAGCTAAAAGGCTTATTAAAAAATTGATACCGCTAAAAATAGATTTGGTTGGTAAGTAAAATAGCCTTATCTTTGCATTCTAATAATTAATACAATGGCAAAAGTCGCAAAGTTAGTAAAATGTAGTTTCGTTGCAAGGGTAATCGTTAACGATACCGATACGCAACAAAGGGCTATTGATAAAGCAAGGTCGTCATTTATGATTGATATTATCAATAACTTAGAAGAAGCAAGCGAAGAAATTGTAGAAGATACAGAATGCCCTTTCGGTACATTCGAGACCGATTATTTACATAACGCTGAACCTAAAAAAAAAGAATGATGAAAACAACTAATCACATACTAGCATTCCCATCTAAGGTATATACCAAAGAATATGCTGATTCTATTAAAGGAAACACTTATAACCTTCACCAACTGGAAACAGTATTTGGTAAAGATGTAATAGATATGTCATTAAGTGACTTTATTGATTACCCTAAAACTGATTTTTGGTTTGTTGATATAAACTATTTGGGTGATACTCAAAACGTTTACGATGCTGAAAACCCTCGTTTCTCATTTCAAGAACTGGACGAAGAAACCAATATTCCTGACCTACAAAAGTGGGTTGACGAAAGGAAACTGGTTGCCATTATTGACGAAGAAAAAGGCGGTATAATAGGTTATATAAACCATGAGCATGAAGATATGTTTTATGGCGTATTAAATAATTGTTAAAATGAGTAGTAAACATTCACCCGAAAAGTGGGGAAGACATAAAGCCGCTTATACTGAATGGTGGGCTGGTTTATCGGTTGACGAAAAGAATAAATTTAAAGACCATTTTGAAGAATATCGTAAATGGAACGATAAGCGTAAAGCTGGCAAATCTCCTGACATTTTTGACCTAAGAAATCTTAGGTTAAGCCAATTAAGTGATAAGCACATTTACAGAATTTGGGTATTTAAAGATTTTGAATTAAAATAATCGTATGGAAAACATAAATAGTATTTTAAAGAAAGCGTTATATGGCTTAATTAAGCCTTGCCCTTGTTGTGGTGGTACTGATGTTTACCATAAAGTAATTAATAAAGATACAGAAAAAGAAGCAACAGATAAAACGGTATCGCTTGGCGAAAAGGTTGGTTGTCATACCTGTGGGTTAAACATGACTAGAAAAACTGGTTGCAACATTATCAACCAATGGAATAGTCGAGTACCAATAATTGAAAAATAAATTTGGTGGTTAATAAAAATACTACTATATTTGCATCATAAATAAAAGATACAATATGAATATTAAAAAGTTTCTTAAAGAAAACAACTTAGATTTTACCGTTGATAAGTTGCCGCTAACTGCTACCGATGGACAAGGTAAAGACCTTATCACCCCGTATTTCGGGCTATTCAATAGTAAGAGTGGTGAGTGCCTTAATACCGCTAAAGCTGGTTATACGGTGTCTCAAAACGAAGAAATCGTTGAAATGGTTGTTAAGGGTACAGAAAAGTTTGGTAGCAAACTGGAAGTGGTTAAGGCTGGTTCAATCAATGGTGGTAGGCGTATATACATTCAGTTAGCCTGTGAAGGTGAAGCAAAACTGGCTAAGACGCAAGTTAAGCAGTTTATAACTGTTATTGATAGTAACGATGGTAGCACTGGGTTAAGCGTTGGTATCGGTGACTTAACAATGCACTGCCAAAACCAATTCTTTAAGTTCTACAAAGAGGGTAACAGTAGGTTTAGGCATACTGCCACTATCACACAAAAGATAATGGAAATCCCGTTGCTTATCGAGACCGCTCTAGGTAAGAATATGGAGCAAGTAAAACTATATAAAAAGTTTGAAAGTACCAAACTTACTAAAGGTTTAGCCGATAAAATGGTTAATCATGTGCTGGGGTTTGATAGGGTTAGTACCCCTAAAGACAAATTTGAAACTCTGTCAAAAAGGCAGTTGGGTATGATGGAAAATTTATACGCTGACATAAATACAGAAATCGGCGAACTGGGTAATAATGTACTGGCTCTGTTTAACGGTGTAACCCGTTACACTACATACCACCAAAAAGCACCCACAAGGGATGGCGGTTTAACTGAAAGCCTTATCGTTGGTGTAGGCTATAAGAAAGCCATTGAGGGTTTAGAGTTTTGCGCTAACTTAGTATAGATTAAATAAGGTATTATCAATTTCGGTAATACCTTATTTTTATTTGGTAGATTCAAAAAATACTCTTATATTTGCATTAAATAACAAGTTATGAATATCGCAATTAAAGTTACTGGTTACGGAACAAATAGTGAAGTAGCTAAAGCATTAAAGGTACTGGCTGACGAAATTGAGAAAGGCAGCTATGATGCTACTATCAATGAGAAAGGTGGTGTAGTCATTGAAGATGCAACACTATTAACCTTATTGAATGAAGGGTTTGATACTGACGAAGCCTAAAAAAAAATAAATTTGGTTGGTATCAAATTTTACCCTATATTTGCATTACAAAAGAAAACAATTATGGCAAAGAAGACATTAACATTTGACAAAATCCTTGAAAAGTTAAAGGCACTTAATCTATTAGGTGAAGGTAATACACCCGTGAAGTTTAGCGTGTTCAAACAGTTCTGTACAATCGGCTTAATGTTAATTATTGGTTTTAATGCAATGGCACAAGGAATTGTTGATACTGGTTATAAAACCCCTGTAACCATTAATATCAACTATGGTGAAAATGAACTAATATCATTTGGGGTCAAGTTTGCTCCTGACTATAATTATTACGTTGGTATTAGTTATAGTACTAATAATTTATCTGAAACACCAAAACTATTAGATGTTAGTGATGTAAAATTGGGTATTGGTAAAATTTATAATAAGAGTTTATATGTTGGTACTGAT